ATGTAATTAAAGGTGGAGCCTATGATCAAAATCATTCTTTTAATTTTAATATATATATTAACGATGATTACGAAGGTGGAGACATTATATTCTTTAAACATGAAAATGTAGAAAAGGTCCCATATGTAGATGCTATCTCTGGTGAGACTGGTGAGGCTTGGCTTGTAGAGGATTATTTTGAATATAAAATGCAAGCAGGAGACGGATTAATATTTCCTGTAGATGTATATCATGGTGTTAAGAGATTAAAAGAAGGAAATTCTAAATATTATATAAGACAATTTTTATCATATTTCGACGGATCAGTGAAAATCGAAAAAAGAAGAGAATATAATAAAATAGAAAATCCAACTATGACATTTCAAGAGTATTTAGATGCATATGAAAATAAATTAAAAGCTGAAAGAATCACCCCAGAAATATTTAGTTCATTAGACTCTATTGCAATAGATAGACATAATGATCCTAATCATACAATAGTTCCTTGTGTCATTAAAACAAGAAAAGATATTTCATTTTTAATTGACTAATTGAAGTGCGACGGCGGTAGAAGAGAACCCATACTCATGTATACCCTATATGCTAATAAACTCTTATATAGGCCTTAGAAGGCCAATAAAGCATATTTTAACTTAAAGCTATGCCTATAGCTAGATAAGCAACAATAAGAATTAGCAATGATGCTACAAATTTCTTTTTAAATGTATCTATATCCATTATTTATCTCATATTCTAGTTGACTAAGATATATATTATATTTATATATTTCTTTTAGGGATATTTCCAGATTTGGAGCATACAACCCCTACACCCCTTTTTAAGAAAAGGACCCCGAAATTGTCTTTTAAGGTTGTAAGCCTGCAATTCATCGGTTGAACCTATACTGGATGTATAAGCCAGACTAATAACATTTCCGTCATTGTCGCACTTGGAGTTTAACCCCTTGAAATTATCTCCGAAAACTGTCCAAGGCTAGAAGTATAACATTACTAAAAAATTTTTGTCAAATGTAGCTCCAACGGGAATCGAACCCGTCTTGCCAGATTGAAAATCTGGAGTCCTAACCGATAGACGATGAAGCCAAAAATTAAGATGCTATAACAATAGCAAGAATAAATACTGCCACCAATACAGCGCCAATAGTCATGGCACCTTCTGGTGTTAATTTATTATGTTCCATATTTCCCTCCCGCTTTTTTGCTGATCCACTTGGACTCGAACCAAGAACCTGTCGATTAACAGTCGACTGCTCTGCCGATTGAGCTATGGATCAATATATTCAGTATACTATATTTTATTCTAGTCGACTATAATATCAGATTTCATAAAATGTTAATAGAGATTTTATTTGTATGATACACATATTTAAAATGTCCGATTTGTCCTATTAGAGCGACCATATGTGGTGTATATCACATGAATATTTTGAAAAAGTTTTGAAAATGTCCGACATGTCCGATTTGTCTAGTGGAAATTGTCAGTCCCCTCATGTAGAGTTATATATATAACGAAAGGATATAAATATGAATAACGAATTAACTTGTGATACATGTATCGCCTATGAGGGACAAGGTCCTGCTCATACTCCGTTTACTAAGGGACATCAATCCCATTGCTCTTGCTCATCATGTTGGTGAGCAACATCACACCGACAAGGCTTGCGTTTTGTCGGTAGCATGTGCTAGATTTATCTCATAACAACGAAAGGAAAACTAAATGAAAATAACATACTCAATATGGCAAGGCTCTCAACTAAAGGGCATTGGCTTCACCGCTTCATCTATGAAAGATGTAGTAAAAACAATAGACGAACTAAACAGCGTTAAACCTCAGATAAAGTTCTCTTACTTTATCTCTAAAATGGAACAGGAGTAATAACTAATGATGACTAAATGGGACACTATTCAAGCAGATGTCGCAGACGCTTATCGCCACCTAGACGAACTAGAGGCGATAGATAAACATAATGAGGAGAGCCTATTTGATGAGGACATGATTAGCCTTGATGAGGTAATCGAAAATGAATTAACACTAGATTGGGAGAGTGCCGAATAATGATTTATTTTGATTTAGAATTAAGCGATTTTGGTTTAACGATTTCTACTGATTGGTTTTATACTGAGTTTAATTGGCTAAGTATTGCCACCGCTTTTATTATTGTAATCGGTGTTAAATTGTGGAAGGGTCGTAAATGATTAGGTTAGCGATTGCTTTACTGATAGCGATTGCGCTATTTGATTTATACTCTGAGCCCGTCTATGCTAACTGCCACAATACCGCAGACGGATACGCTTGCGATCTAGTAGGATATAAGTGGGGTAGATAATGGCTAACCCTAGCGGATTCTATACCTGCCCTAAATGTGGCAGGCTTAACGCTGGCGCATATACTAAATGCGTATGTGAGCAACCTCACAAAGAATAATCGGCGTGTCGCCTTGACAAGGGCGACAGCTGCCCGCAGGCTTTTGTGGGGGTTATCCACAGGTTTATGAACAGATTGTGGAAAACCCTGGAAATCTGTGGAAAACTTCGGGCGTGTCGTGGATAACTCGTGTGATTAAGAACACATAATTACATTCTTGTAATTTACGGCGTGTCGGTGGTAATTGTCGGTGGATTATGTTAAAATAACGACATAACGAAAGGAAAACTTAAATGGCTAACTTATACACAATTGAGGATTTACTAATTGGTAAAACCTATAATTCAAAAACTCTTACTGGAGAAATTGTTTCAGCAGAGAAATCTAATCAACCAATTTGGTATGGAGAAAATACCGAAGCGTATTTGGTAGAAATCTTTTCTCCTCATACTTTGAAAAATAAATTCCGCACAATAGCGGTGAAAGTCGGTGAATAATGGGATACATAGAAATTTTCCGTGTTAATGAAAACGGGGCTGGCTGGGTAGATTTATCCGAAGCCACTTCCGAAGAATTGTTAGATTTAGAAATTGGGTTAGAGTTGGAAGGCTCTCCCGTTTTGCCAATTGTCAGCGATAACTGATACAATACCGCTAACAAAACGAAAGGAAAACTAAAATGGCAAAAATAAAATCTCTACTAGAGGAAATTAAAAACTGTGGCACATGCTACGGACAAGGTTGGCTTTACTATGGCAACGAGGATACTTTTGACCTTGAGCCTTGCTTATGTAATCCACAAAGTTTAGAATTGGATTTCTAAATGGAAATTTTTCTCTGTGATGATTGCTCAACGCTTGCCACTTTGTCGGTGGTAAGCGATACAATAACAATAACAAAATGCCTATGTTCAACCCAACGAAAGGAAAACTAATGTATAAACTATTTACTTACTATGACGGCAACCTAGAATTTACACACCAATTCTCTGACGCATTAGAAGCGTTTGAGGCTTTTGCTAGATGTAAAGACTATGGATTTGCTAAAGAATACGCAACCTATAATTTAGAAATGCCAAATGGCAAAATGTATACAAAAAACTTTAATGCGATTGGATTGGTGTCGGCAAAATGATGACCCGTAAAGACTATGTTGCTACCGCTGAAATTCTAAAATATATGAGCGATAAAGTTCACCCCGCTTTATTCTCTAAAGTTGTTGTTGATTTTGCTTTAATGTTTGCGAAAGATAATCCAAAGTTTGACGCACAAATTTTTTATAAGGCTGGTGGTTATCATATTCCAAACTACTCTTCGAAATAAAGTAAAACGAATTCAGGAATTGCGCCGTAGTAATGCGGCGCAACCTGTTCGCAATAAAAAAAAATATACTAGAAAAATAAAACATAAAAAAGCTTCTAGATAATATTAGAACAAATGTTCGATGCGCCCACAAAAGCTGTGGGGGCGCTTTGTGATTTAAGACACATATTTAAAAATTCCTGGAATTCGGCGTGTCGATTTGTAAATGTCAGTCTGACCTGATAGCATTCTCTCAACTTAACGAAAGGTCAACTAATGAACGATATCAATTCCTGCTATTGCACAAACTATTCTATTTGCACAATTTGTGCCCGTGGTTATACTAGCGAAGGCATGGCCGTGTATGATCGTGATCTAGCGCAAGATTGGGCTATGACACGCATGGCTGATGCAGAAATGGGGGACCTATAATGTCAGCTCAAGCTGCTATAATTCCTCCCATGTTAAAAAGATCTAATGATCGTAAAGTAGCTAATGCCGTTTCCCCTAACGGTAAAACTCCTACAATTGCAAATACATTCGGGCTGCCTGCAGGAAAAGCATTCTCATGTCCTGGCGCCACTAGCGTGTGCGAAAGCGTATGCTATGCAGGCAAATTAGAAAAAGTATATAAAGGCGTTAAAGACGTGCTCATGCATAATTGGAATTTATTAAAAGACGCTGATCAAGAAACTATGGTTTCTCTTCTATCTGCAATGATTGATGACTTTAAAAAAGATTGTGATAAGCGCAATGCTAAAAAGTTATTCCGTATCCACTGGGACGGCGATTTCTTTAATGATACTTATGCATATGCATGGAAGACTGTTATTAATAATAATGTCGACGTGCAATTCTGGGTGTACACTCGTGTAAAGTCTGCTGCCATTATCCTAGACGGTATTGATAACTTGTCTCTTTATTATTCTACGGATGATGAGAATAAAGATATAGCGCATGATCTGCGTAAGACTGGTACTAAAATTAGATTGGCTTATTTAGGAAAAACTTTTGCTGTCACCGAAAATACTATGAAAGAATTAATCGGTAAGCCTGGCGCTAAATGTCCTGAAAATAATAAAAGCATTCCGCTAATTTCTGCTAATGGTTCCGCTTGTGTATCGTGTGGCTTGTGTGTATTTGGAAAAGCAGATGTTAGATTTTCTGCTAGTAAAAAGTAGGTCCATGGATTTTTTAATCGGAGAAATAATTGGGGCCCTGTTATCGTTGGTACTAGTGGCCCCATTCGCAATAATAATTTATTTAGTTACTTATAATAAATATGATTCAAATGGAGACGGGCTTAGCGGATAAAAGCCCCCACACTAGCTGCGGGGTCGGGCGTGTCGTTATGGGTGTGATGTAAATCACCCTGGAAAATATGGGCGTGTCGCAATAAATGTCAGTTAATACTGATATAATTCCATACACAACGAAAGGAAAATATGTTAGCAACAGCAATATCAATAGCAAGCGCAACCAAAGAAGCCATATATGATGATGAAATTATGGCATTGGCTGGCGAACTACACACACGCAGAAATGAACTTAATGATAATCAATTCCCTAGATATATCTATATGTATTCAGTAGCGTTAGCAAGCAAAGTAGCAGACCTTACTACTAAAGTATTATTAACTGAACAACAAATGTCAGACCTTGTTGATAGTATTAACGAAATGGACAACTTAACCGAAACTATCTTGGAGGAGGATAATAATGGGGAGTAATCTAGCAACAGAATTAGCCGATGGCTTATTAGACTTAGACTTGGAAACTCAGATAGGAATGCACTTACAGGGTAATCATTACCCACCCGTTCCTAAATCTATGATCCAACCTTGTATAGATGCTATTGATGCTTACTACGATGAGGACTATAACAGAAAGATAACTCTACCTGAAGGCGTATCTTGGAAGGGCATGACTAAAGCACCTGCCTGCGCTATTGTAGAGGCTCACCACCTAGAGGCTTGGCTACCTGAAACCGACTACTAATTGTCGGTGGTGGGTGCTATAATACAACTTCAAACGAAAGGAAACAAAATGGAAATCGGACAACTATACACAACTACTCAAAGTGGTATTACTGGAATTATCAAGGCTATTGATAATCACCCAAGCGGAGTAAATCGTGTCTTGCTAGATGTAAATGGCAAAGAACGCTGGACTTCAGTATCAGTTAAGTAATAGTTAGCGGATACTGCTTGTCGGTGGTATCCGCTATAATAAACCAAAACCCAACGAAAGGAAAAATAAATGGCAAGAGGAAAAGCAATACAGGTAAAAATACCTACTGCTAAGGTTATCAAAGCCTTAGAAGCAAAGTTAGCACAAGTAGAGGCTGACTTTAAGAAACAAGATGAAAACGAAGCAAAGTATAATAAAGCCCGTGAGAAGTGGTCAAAGGAACTTGGTAAGTATGCCGTTGCTCAAATAGCAAAAGCAGAAAACCTACGCACCAACTATCGCTCTTGGAACAAAACTCTCAATGTAGATTTTGACCTTGTATGCGATGAAAAGGATTTTCCAAAAGAGCCTGAAAAGGACTACGAGGTTATTCACCTTCATACTTATCGTGAAATGAAAGAGGAAATGGAAAATGCTATCCGTATTCTCAAGATGACCGATGAGGAGGTAGTTTCTACTTCTACTTACAACGCTATCGCAAGATACTTGTAATCTTAGCGGGGGCTAGACAAAACCTAGCCCCCATGCTACAATTCATGTCCCTACTACAAAAGGAATAAAATGCGTTATCGTGTAGAAATATATGATGCTAATAAAGCTCACGATTTAACTATCTACTCAGAAGAAAACTTAAATCGTAATTCTTTAACCCGTCTTGTAAAAGATAATCTAAATAGATTTCAAGGCAATATCAAAGCATATGTTTTTGATACTAATCAAAATAAAAAAATATTTGCTGCTTTCTTTCCAGAGGACATTCATAGTCTAATCTAATAATCTTGGGCCAGGTTTGTGTCGTGTAATCATCTAGATCCCTGGCCCATCTTCCCCTGCCCGCAAGTAGCTGCGGGGTTTTCCACAGGTTTACGGGCCCTTGTGGATAACTCCTGAAAATGTGTGTTAGTCTTGTCAATGTCAGTCATGTGTGTTAAAATTAGGCAACTCAAAACGAAAGGATAAAAAATGGCTCATGAGTTAGAAACTCAAAACGGTGTTGCAAGTTTTGCATCATTCCGTGAACCTGCGTGGCATGGTTTAGGTACTGTGTTCACAGAAGAAAAAACAACTAGCGAAATGCTAGAGGCTGCTAACCTTAATGGTTGGAATGTTCGCTTAGAGGAATTAGAAATTCCATCTACATTAACAAGCGATAAAAACTATCAATATGTTGTGCGTACTAATCCTACGGACAAAACACAAACCGACGTTTTAGGAATTGTTGGTGAGCGTTATGTACCATTGCAAAATGAAGAATTATTTGCATTCGGAGATAACATTCTTGACGGCGGTGGACGTTGGGAGACTGCTGGCTCAATTCGTGGTGGTCGTGTTGTATTCGGCTCTCTTGCATTAGAGCGTGAGACTGTATTAGACCCTAATGGCGTGGCAGATAAAGTAAAAACTTATTTGCTTATTAACACATCACATGACGGAACTATTGCTATTCAAGCAAGCATTACACCTGTTCGTGTTGTATGTGCTAACACTCTTAACCTTGCGTTAGGTCGTACAAAAAAGCGTGATGGCGTAAAGCAATCATTCAAAATTCGCCACACACAAACCGCACAAGGTCGTGTGCAAGTTGCTCGTGAGACTTTAGGTCTTGCTAATGCATACATGGATGAATTCGATAAAATGGCTAAGTTGATGATTGAGAAGGAAATTACTGCTCAACAATTTAACGATATCATTTTGGCTGCATATCCTAAACCTACTAAGGATACTAAGGGTGCTGTTAAAAAATGGCAAAATAAAGTTGATTTAATCAACGATATTTATACTGGCGAATTTAATCATACAATCGCTGGTAATGCGTGGGGTGCTCTTAATGCTTTAACTGAGCGTTTAGATTGGCACCGTTCTGCTCGTGGTGCTAACAATGAAAATCTGTTAGCCTCTGCAAGTGGATTTGATGCAACTATTAACGCAGAAAAAAATCGTCTGCTTAAAGTTGTTCAAACTAATTTGCAACTCATCTAAATAAATGGGCCCCGCAAGGGGCCCCTCTTAGGTCCGTTAGCTCAGTTGGTTAGAGCGCTACCCTGTCACGGTAGAGGTCGTGAGTTCAAGTCTCATACGGATCGCAAAGCCCCCAGATGGTGAAGGCCGATTTTCTTCCTTACGGCAAGGGGATTTTTTTCCTGAAAATGCTTGTAATTGTCAGTCTCATCCGCTATAATTGGGCCAACAACGAAAGGAATAATATGCCAAACTGGGTATATAACACATTAACAATCCAAGGACCTAAGTCTGAGATAGATTATATCAAGGATAAACTAAATGCTCCATTTACATTAGCAATAGAGAATCATGGAATGGGAGACATTAGTGCACATGGATTCCCAACTAAAATTAAACAAGTAACATATAGTAATCCTGTATTTGCATTCTTCAACATTCATTCATATAAGGATGATGGAATTACAGATGAGGAATATGCACAGCAACCTGACCGCAGTGGTATAGATATAAATAATGACCCTGATTGGTTTGCTAAATCTGTTGAACGTGCTAAAACCGCTAAAGATTGGTATTCATGGAATAACTCTAATTGGGGTACCAAATGGGATGTTGCTGTATCAGATGATGAGGAATATCCTGATACAGAATTACTTGAATATAAATCAGACGGTGATGATAACTGGCTTATATATAAATATAATACTGCTTGGTCTCCTGCCGTCACAATTCTAACTAAACTATCTAATATGGTTCCTAACTCTTTGCTTACTTTAGAATATGAAGAGGAGCAAGGTTGGGGCGGAGAGTTAGAGATTGTCCGTGGTGATGTCACAGAGATTCTAGAATATGAGAATCGTTGCTATGCCTGCCAATCTTTTGACACATTAAGTTATTGTGACAATGACTGTGGTGAATTCTGTTCAGAATGTAACCAAGGCTCTTGGCAAGATGAAGAGGCTATGGCACAATGCGATACACACGTTTCTCTATTAGAAAAGGTGGAAGCATGACAGAAAGCTGGTTTAAAGATTCACATCTCTGCACAGAATGTGATGCTTTAATAGAGGTAACTCGTAAAGATGAATTCAGAAACATTTGGCACTGTGGAATAGAATGTAATCTATTGTCAGTGGAAGATGCTACAATACACCCAAACAACGAAAGGAAAGAAATGGAAACAAATACGGTCCCTGAGACCTATAACCCTAATCTACTTGTGACATACAAGTCGATTACCGACGGTGAGGTAACTTACCCAACAATCAAGGTAACTAGCCTGGAATATCAATTAGACCAAGTTAAGTACACTGAGAAGACGCTTATGCAGAATGTTAGTTTAATTAATCAAATCACATCTAACTTAACTGCAGATGGCTGGTACAACCCAAATATAGATAAGGAAGACATTCTTCGTGACCTTTGTGAAATCCTTGGACACGAGCCAAAGCAAACAATTCGTATAACCGCTCAAATTAGTGTTGAGGCTGAATATGAAATTCCTTTAGAGGAAGTTGAAAACTTTGATGCTAAATACTTCCTACAAGATAATCTAACTATTGATTCATACAATGGTGATTTAACTGTAGATACATTTGATGTTGAAGATGCGGATGTGGATTGGTAATGTATATCGAACTAACCGCTCCATCCCAGCAAGCACTAAAGGCTGCTTACTGGGAAGCAGATTTGATTGGGCTGGATCCTCAGCCCATGACATCATTGACTTTCAATATCGGAACTGGTAATATTGAGAAGGTAAGTAGGATTAGAGATAAGTTTAATTTAAAAGAAACTTATGTCGCTGAATATGAACCTACTGGATATTTGAGAGGATTGTAATGTCTGATTATAAAGATGGATTCCAGGACGGGTATAAATTTGCTCGTGAGGAATTAATTGAGAAACTAAGAGAGATTGATATTAACGATATCGATTCCTGGTTACTAGATAGATTATCAGACATGATAGAGAGCAATAAACTATGAGCGAATGGATTAAATGTGATTCATGCTCAGCTCAGGCTAAATGGTTAGCCCGTAGCACATCTGGTGAGCTGGCATTTTGCGGGCATCACCGAAATAAGAATTCAGAAAGCCTAGACAAGTGGGCCTATGAAATGATAGAATTAAATAAAACGGAAGAAACACCTCAACTAGAAAAGGCGGTTTAAAATGGGAGACAGAGCAAACTTTGTATTCGTAGATGGAGCAGGAGACACCATATGTCTATATGGACACTGGGCTGGATATAACATGCTAGGCAAATTAGCGGATGCTGTTATTGCTGCCCGTCCTCGTTGGAATGATGAATCATATGCAACACGTATTACTATTAGTCATCTAATCGGCGACCAATGGAATATGGAGACTGGATGGGGCCTGCAAGTAAATGCTATTGGTGACAATGAGCACAAGATTGCCGTGATTAATTGGCAAGAGCGAACATTCTCATTGCACGAACAGGACGACCATCGTAACCTAGAGAATAAAGTTTTAGGTATGAAGAATGAAGCAATCTTTACCATGGACCTAGAAGCATTCTGTGAGAAGTATGCAATGGAAAGACTACTCGTCTAATATGTTATAATATTGGTAGGCCTGGGTGCCTATCTATACGAGTGGTGCAACTAATCGAGTTGCTAAGTAAAGCAGGTTTTTCCTTTCGTTGAGGTCCTAGCAGCCACTCTTCCTGATCCCCTAGTTTTATAGCTGGGGGATTTGCCCACAAAAAGACATGAGGGTAGCATATCTCTTTTACGGATGTCAAGTATATTTCCTGGAAATTTGATCAAGCTTTGTGTGATACACACCATATAGACAAATGTCAGTGGTATGAATTATAATTAGGTCATACTAACGAAAGGAATAAAATGGCGGAAACATCATTTCTAGATAATGAAAATCAAATGGTAATTGACGCAGAACTGCAAACAATTGCTGAACAATTATTAGATGACTGGATGTATGAAAATCTAAATGAAGGACAATTCTATGCAGATTGGCGTATTGCAGATATGTCAGATTCAAATTATCTGAAAGGTAGATTTAATAAACATTATAATTTAAATAAAGATGATGAATATTATATTGAATGGGATGAGGAAAAATAATGTTAGGTTATACATATAAAGATATACAGGCATTTGGTAATAGTCTTACTTGGGCTATTGATACCGCCAAGTCTCAGGGTGAAGAACAACAGTATAAACAATTATTAATTGTATGGGACTTCTTTGAAGGTCTATTAGCAGAAGGATATATATCAGAAGATGTCTAATAGTTTAATTGAATATATGAAAATACATTTAACTAGCCTGTACCAGGACATGAATCAAATGCAAGATATTGAGACATTTGATTGGCATTATTTAAAAGGACAAATAGATTCTATTGAACATGTATTGGAGATGTATAATGAGTTATAAAACTGATACTCTTGACCCCCGCCTACAAAAATTAGTAGATATGGGAGAAACAGGCACAGACATCCTACATGGGGAATTAAAGAACCTTATGTATAAAGCTGAACAGGAATACCTGGAAGCTAAGCGTATAGAGGAAGAGAATGACTATGATGACGCAATGGAATCCATGGAGCGTAAATATTGGGAGGGCCAATTAGACGCCTTGACAGGAATCTATACTCTGACGTATAATTTATCATTCGCTATCAACGAAAGGGCGCAAAAACGTGGATAATAAAGATAAAGAACTTGGAACAAAAGTAAGACTTCAATTAGATAAAATGGTTTCTGTTTTAAATGATTTGCCAATTGGTGCTTCATTAGTATGGCTTTGGGCCTGGGACATAATCAGAGATAAATTTAATAATTATTCTCAAGATGACTTTGCTAATGATTATACTGTTACTGATGGAACTACATTAGATGTTATCTGGGAGAAACTCTGGGATAACCCGCCTGCCGATTTTACTCTTGAATACGGGGCCGAATTAATGGATGAGGCTGTCATGGACTGGATGATCGACAATGAATTCATTGCTTCTCTAGATGACGACGGATGGCTGGACGAGGATTCTGACGAAGAGTCAGATAATACAACTGAATATGGGCAGGACCTGGCGCTTCAAGGCGGAGCACAGGGTATTTAGAAAGGTAACACAATGACAACAAAGCGTGAATATCTAGCCTCAAAGGGCATTACAGTGGGCAAGCGTGGTCGCTTCTCAGGTGCTGCTAAGCAGGCTCTCTCTGAAGCAGAGAAGAACGGTATCAAGTTTACTGCAGAAGCTAAGCTGACTAAGTAAACTATTAAACATTGGGGAGGGTTGAGAGTACGTGCCCTTGACCTTCCCCAACCTTTTTGATATAATCTAAAGACAAGGAATAGGCGGATATGGCAAAGAAAACAGATGAAGATAAAATTGCTGAACAACTACAAGAGGTATTAGACAACCATTGGTTTAATCCAGTAATTGCCGCCAGCGTTATTGTAAATAGATTTCCTCTATATACCCAAGATAGACTTATGGAGTTAATGAAGGAAATTATTAAACAACAAGCAGGCAATTTTGAACCTTATTGGGCAGAGGGTATAACCTCTGAGGCTTTAATGTTAGCCTCTCATCTTGCTGAGGTAATAGAAATGCATGAGCCACTAGCATGAGCAAGCCCGTAGGGACTCCAAATAAAAAGGCAAAGAAATGGACGGATCCGAAGCGGGGCAAAGATAAGAATCATGCCCTAGCTTCATTCCGTAAATGGAAGAAAATAGAGAAGGCAAAAAAGCAGGCGGAATTAGATAGATACAATGAACTATGTGGACCAGTATCAGTAACATATATAAATAAATAATTAAACATATATAGGACATAATGTCCGATTTGTACTGTATGTACATTTTGGATATATATGTCCTATTTTTATGTGTGGGAACGTGGGCAGAATATCCCCTTTACGATAGCTTATAAAAAATCCCTGAAATTTATAGAAGAATGTCTAATAATATAGATAAATATAATATAAATTAGACTAAATGTATAATAAATATAGCAAAATGTCTAGCAAATTTAGCATATATTTATGCCCAAATTATGTCAAAAATCTCTTGACAAAGTGGGCAAAATATGCCATTTACGAGAGGTCTTGACAAATCCCTGAACATTTGATATATGTGGGGACATGTGGAGTATTATGGAGTATTATGGGGAATCGCTCAATTACTCATATAATGTCTATATATATAATTAGTAATATTTGCTGATAAATTGATAGTATTTGTTTTTCTCTATATGATCTAGATATAGCTCTAAATGGGCTTTAAAGGGGGTTTTTAGAGGTTTAAATGAAGGGGGGAATCTAGGATGCTGATGCCATATTGAAGTGTTTGCTGCATACGCTTACAATGGCATAATCCACAGGTTGTGTGTATATGCCTTCTCTATTGCAGTAATAGCATTTATCTTGGTTATTGTTCATATTGGTATAAATATTATATCATTTCTTTCTACCGAGAAATCCTCCTATATTAGGATCTAGCATCTCTTCTGGTACGTCCCGCCCATTTGGATATATTATATGGACTACATTAGGATTTGATGTATCTACGATTTTCTCCAGTTTTATGCAATAATCTGGATTTTTATTGCATCTAGGGAACATGCTGGATTGATCGCATTTACAGAGCATTGTCCTCTTTCTCATCATCCCAAGCCATTTCCCAGCTTTCCATATTCTTTGAAAAACGAGTAAATAATACTCCTAAAACTCCTGCAGTCACCCCAATAATAGCCATGAGTAACAATATAACCTTCTTCATAAACTGCCATCCTTTCTCATATAATATTCAATGTCTAATTGTATTGCTACACATTTTTGACATAAAGCGTATATAAATTTCTCTTCCATAACATGTAAAAACAGTTGACCAGAATTTTCACATCCATGACAACGTAATTTACTTCTCAAGAGACTTTTCCCATTCCTCTTGATAACTCCAATATTCAACTAAATCCTTTGACCCTAGATCATCAAATAGGTATCTATTATTCTTTTCATTGTATATCCACCCACGCCATAGACCATCATAATCATCTATCCAAGACATATTAAAGTACTCGTATCTTATCTCATCTAACTCTGACTTGGCTAATAGGGCAAGTAACTCATCATTTTCTTTAATTAGCTTTCTGAGGGCATTTCTAAACTTAAAATATCTAATCATCATCATCCAATTCCTCCGCCAACTCCTCTATATCTTCATCTATCATTACCTTGAACTTCTTATAGAAAGATTTTGCTAACTGCTCTAACTCCTCTATAATCCAAATTAGCTCCTCATGGCTAAAATCCTCTATATGATCTAGTATGAAATCATCTATTAAATTAAGGGTTTCATTTCTAAGGTCAGGTACTGACTGCATGTTCTCTCTTTCCGCCGCACTTTTCGCTTTCACTAATTGGGATGTATATAGTATATATTATCTATATATTCTAGTCAACTAATCAAATAGCTTATCTTGTAGCCATATGTATTCTTTAATTAATGTAGCATTCTTTGTTATATTACAATATCCGTGAGAAGGTTTTGTATTTTCAATTGTATTTGGCCCTCCTTTAGATAAAGGGATTACATGGTCAATATGTAGACCGTTCTCCCATCCTGGTTTTCCTACTTGTCTGGGTGCGTTGAGATCTATTGGCTTTTTGCATATATGGCAATCTGTTCCGTATTTTTCTAATATATCTTTTTCTAATATAGTATTGTTTGATAATATTGATAATCTTTTAGCACGAGATTTACGACTATTGGCTCTTATTTGATCGCCACGCCTAATTAGTTCATTCCGCCAATATTGTATTTCAGCTTCCCTGCATCTATCACAAGGCAGTTCTTTTGCATCTCTTCTGTGCCAATCATAACCAGAACGTGAACCACAGTCTGGCTTGACTCTATGCCTTTTACCTATTTTATATTCCAATCTTATATTAAACTAATAACTTATTAATAGTTTCCGCAACGTGTAAATTTCTATGTAATCCCCAATGTCCTGATATTTTATTAGGAATATAATCATTTGCCCTATAAAAATATTTATTATCAGCATATTCAGAATGACACTTAAAAGATAGTTCTTCGTTAGAAATTAATAATGTAGGTATTGGATAATCAATTGCAAAATAATTATTGCTATAATTTAACATGTAATCTTTTAAAGAACCTAAATAATTCATATCATCGTCAAAAAAATCATAATTATAATCATGTTCATAAATACTATATTTAAAATTAATATTAAAATTTTTGCAATAAATTTCTAAAATATTTATAAAAGTATGAGTATAGTATCTTGTAATTTCAGTAGTTAATAATTTATTAGGATCATATGGAGATTTATGATATTTTTCAAAATTAGTGTTATGCGAATCTACTAATGTAATACTTGCTTTATTTTTATGCAATATTGTAAATTTTTTTTCTTTAGAAGATATTTCCCATTTATTCTTTTCTAAAGGAAATTCTGCTCTATAACATGGAAAAACTCCAACTACATTTTTAGGATTTCCAAATTGTTTGACGTATTGAAAAAATTTTATTACTTGCCCTTGGGCACTGTCTCCAGGTGAAGCTAAAGAATTTATTGTTTTAATCTTGTTAGATTTTAATAATTCTGGCCAAGAGTATTCGCTAGGAATCCCAAATCCAAAAGTATTTGAACATCCTAGCGATAACAAATCTACATTTTCTATAAAATCTGTTCCTCTATAACCAAAATTATTAATTTTATATTCAATATCTTTTTCTTTAAAAGAGCTGTTATAATTATTAAAAATATGATTTTTTAATTCGCTATTTATAAATGGCAAATATACATTATCTAAATAGTCATTATTCATATTAATTTTTTATTTAATTTTTATTTTATAATTGGCTTTCCTGTAGCCTAAGCCATATGAACCTAACATTAATAAAATAATAGCTGATGAATGTAACAAATAAAACATGATTAGCCCTTCTTTACATCAAATCGGTCTAGCATCATAACCTTATCCCACGCTGAAATAAAGTCTTTAATATATTTATCTTTTGCATCATCTGAGGCATATACTTCAGCAATTGCACGAAGTTCTGAATTAGATGCAATAATTAGATCCACTCTAGGAACCCCGTTTGCCTGATCAGCATTAATATAGGAAAGTAGATCAACTAAATAACTATTGTCTAGTTTTTCATTACTTAGCATTCGCATTCCAGATAACAATAGAACCATTTCTACTGGTGTTAGACCTAATAGGTTAGCTTTTTCTACTAACAAAACCTCTTCTGGGGTTGGTATACCTTCCTGAACATAGTTACGGAAACCATCAAACTTTGGCTCAAGAACAGCAAATGATTCAATATCTGTTTGCTCTTGTGTAGCATCTCCACGACCAGCAATAAATGGAACCTCTACTTGATCTCCAGTAATTTTTTCAATTGCTGCACATCCTGCTAAAACAATTAAATCTGCAAGTGATGCATTAAAACTATCCTTAATAGATTCTAAGAAGCTAATAACATTTAATATTGATGGCTTATTATTAATTTCCCATGTATTTTGAGGCTGTAATCTAATACGGGCACCATTTGCGCCACCACGCTTATCTGTTTTACGGAAAGTAGATGCAGAAGCCCAAGCGGTCTCTACAAAGTGTGACATAGGTATATCAGATGATTTAATCTTATTCTTAATAGCATCTATTTCAATATTAATATTAGATGATTGAACTGGATCCTGCCAAATTAATTCTTCTGATGGTACATCTTTACCAAGATATCTTGCAATTGGGCCCATGTCTCTATGAGTTAACTTAAACCAAGCACGAGCAAAAACATTTGAGAAATAATCAAAATCTTCAAGGAATTTCTTTGAAATTTTTTCATATTCTGGATCGAATCGCAAAGCAAGGTCTGCTGTTGTCATTACTGGGGCATGGAATTTACCTTCAATATGAGCATCTGGAACTAAATTAGCAGCAGATTCATCTGTAGGTATCCATTGTGTAGCTCCTGCAGGACTCTTTGTTTGTTTCCATTCATATTTAAATAGTAATTTAAGATATGAGTTATCCCATTTAGTAGGAGTTGCAGTCCATGCACCTTCAATACCACTTGTAATTGTGTCTTCTGCATTACCTTTTCCAAATGAGTTTTTCCATCCAAGACCCATATCTTCAATTGGGGCAGCTTCTGGATTTGGACCAACATGTGAAGGATCGCCAGCACCATGTGCTTTACCAAATGCATGTCCACCTGCAATAAGTGCAACTGTTTCCTCATCATTCATTGCCATACGAGCAAAGGTTTCACGAATATCTTTTGCAGAAAGAACTGGATCTGGATTTCCATTAGGGCCTTCTGGGTTAACATAAATTAATCCCATTTGAACTGCAGCTAATGGATTTTCTAATTCACGATCTCCGCTATAACGATTGTCTGCAAGCCACTCTTTTTCTGATCCCCAATATGTATCGTCTGATTCCCAGACATCTTCACGGCCACCAGCAAAACCAAATGTTTTAAATCCCATATTTTCAAGAGCAACATTTCCTGCAAGAATCATAAGGTCTGCCCACGAAATTTTCTTTCCATATTTTTGTTTAATAGGCCATAGCAAACGACGGGCCTTATCTAAATTACCATTATCTGGCCAAGAGTTTTGTGGAGCAAATCTATGTAGACCTTCTCCAGCACCACCACGACCATCTGAAATTCTATATGTACCTGCTGAATGCCATGCCATACGAATAAAGAATGGGCCATAGTTACCATAGTCTGCAGGCCACCATTCTTGCGAAGTAGTTAAAAGATAATCAATATCTTTTTTAATAGCATCAAGATCTAAACTTTCAAACTCTTTCGCATAATTAAAATCATCTGACATTGGGTCAGATTTTTCTGAATGCTTTCTTAATCCTGACAAATCTAATTGATTAGGCCACCAATCTGCATTTGATGTTTTTTGATTGTTTAATGCATTACCCGTAAATGGGCATTTTGCTTCGCTCATTATTTCTCTTTCTACTAGTAGATAATCTATTATATAATATTTATACTTATTTAGTCAATAGTATTTAACAATTATGTGTACATCCACAAACTGGACATGGAGATCCTGGTGGAGATACGCAATCATCGCACCACTCTGGCGGAGTTTTTTGATAACCAGGAATACTATTTTCAATTTTATTTTTAGGCACAATTCTTCTAATTTCATATAAACATACTAGGCATTCCCCTATGTATAGATAATTTCCAGACTCCAATTGATTTATAGCTGTAGTTTTACCCCTTACAACCATCTCACAATATTTACAATATGCATCAAATTCTTTCATTATTCATATTCCCTATATTTACAATAAGGACATTTATCTTGTTTTTTTTCTATTTTTTTAAAAGTAGTATCGTATCTATTTCCGCATGTATAACAAAGTTTATTCACTAAACCATTTAACTTATGTTCCCAGTATATTGGACTTCTAAATTTAATCATCTTAATTTATCTCTAAATGGAGTTATTGGAATATTCCAGTCACCGTCATCGGACCATTTACCTGTTGAGTACCCAGCTTCAGATATTTCTTTATCTTTAATCCTGATCCATTTACCATACTCATTTGGTTCTGCAGAGCCCACATACTCCTGACCAGTTTCCATATCAATTAATTTCCATTTAGCTGGTGCTTTTGTATGAATAGTTAAATCTATAGCATTTTCATATGATTCTACTGTTTCTCCATTTAAAAGCTTTCTCATATATTTTCTCCATTGGCGTCTTTTATATATCCACAAGAATCACAAATAAAATATTTTTTCATAGTAAATGGACAGGACGTATATCTAAACAAAGGATGTCCAAACAACTTGCATTTTATTTTATTTAACATTAATTTATTTTACAATATTGTAACAAATTAGTCAATTAATTTTTTATTAATTATTTTATGGGTATTATCGCAATATGGAAAATCTTTAGATTGTCCACAAATGCATTTCTTTTTACAAAAAGTTGTTTCTGGATGTACAGTATTTACCCAACTAATTATTTCCTCTTCTTCTTTCATAAAAGGATGTTTTTCTGGGTCAAACAGCTCAAAAGTTCCAGGCGCATGTTCTTTTTCCATTGCAAAATTAGAATAAGCATATCTAGTACCGCCAGTTATTTTTCTTACCCCATGTTCCCATGGATGACATGCTCCATGAATTACTAAATCTCTTGGGTTTACTTCAACTTCTAAACAATCTTGATCATCTTGAGGTCGTTGTTTAATAGATCCATCTTTTTCAATATTAGGATAATAAATGTTTCCACCCTCGTAATCTCCAAAATATGTTACTATTCCATGACTTAATCTACAGCATGTACTCCATCTATCTAATTGTGTTAATTTATGCTCCATATTCATTCCTGGACTATCTGCATGTATGAACATGCCTTCATCTCCAGGTCTCATTACGTTAACAAAAAGTTGTGGATGAATATAGTGTTCTGGGTATAGAAGATAGGATATTTTGTCCCATATTGGCTTTAAATCAATTAGCAGTGGGCCAGTTTTATCTTTATACCAATCAATATGTTGATTTTTGTAAACAAAAGCTTCTTTTTTATCTTTAAATGTATTTTCATATTCTTTCATTAAAGAAGTTATTTTATTATTTTCTTCTTCTGAAATAAAATTTTTATATATCCATATTTCTTCTGCAATTTGTTTTATATTATTGTTTTTTGTAAACATATTAAACCTTGCTATTTTGTATAGGATTCAACCAATTATCAAAAGACTCTTGTGACCTGTCTTTAATTTTTTCTAAATACTCTGGGCTTTTATATGAATAAAAAGTTCCTGGTACTTGTGCTATGTTTGTAGCAAAACAAGAAAAGGCATATCTAACACCAGACAATACTGGTTTTGTTCCATGAAAATATGGAGCTTCTGATTTGTGTATAACTACGTCTCCAAGTCCAGGCTTGTATATTAATTCATCTGATTCATCAAAATTATTTTCTGATTTTAAAATTCCATCTTTTGAAAAAGCAGGATAAAATATTTCTCCACCTTCAAAATTTGATATATATGCAACAACTCCAAAATCAATTATGCTACAGGTTGAATAACTATCTTCTTGAGTTAATTCATGAGCATTTTCTTTACCAGGGCTATCACAGTGAACAAACATTCCTTCTTGTCCTGGTCTTGAACATATGAATTGTGATTGTGGATTTATAACATACTCTGGATAAATAAGATCAGACACATGTTCCCACAAATCTAAGGCTTCTGGTACCGATGGACTCATTTTATCGTCATACCAAGGAATATAGTTTTTATCTTCTTTAAATCTATTTTCTTCGAATTTATCTAATATTGTAGAAAATCTATTGCACATTTCTTCTGGAATATAGTTTTTAAAGACATATATTCCTTCAGCAATTTGGATGCAGTCTGGTCGATTATAAAACATTATGTCTATATTCTATCATATATTTAATCATTGAACAATAATTCCTACCTGTAAATGATTTAAGGCTAAATATTTATATTTTATATCATTATTTAAAACAAACTCTTGCCAAGCCTTAAACTCATGAGATCTCCAATTATTATATCCAAAATATTCATCAAATATAATAACTGTACCTTTCACTATTCTATTTTTCCCTAATAAATTTAAAACAGTTTTAGTTGACTCATAAGTATCACAATCAATATTAATAAACGCAAATGGGCCATTATTTTTAGACAACCAGTCTGGTAAAGATTCATCAAAATATCCAGGAATTAGTTCAACATTATTATTAACTTCAGGCATAACTCCATTTAATGAAAAATCTCCTTGAGACCACTCCCAACCAGACCAATCTTCTTTAAGTCCTGTAAAAGAATCAAATCCGTAAAATTTATAGTTTGGTAATAATGAACTTATATAATTAATTGATTTACCATTAAATACACCAAATTCAGCCATTATGCCATAAAATTTTAATTGTTTTAAACAATAACGCCACATTGATTCTTTACTCTCATCAAAAAAGACTAAGGCGTCTTTCATATTTTGTTCAGCATAATCAGCAGAATCTTTTACAGCTCTTTCTAGTAAAACATCTGCTACTCTTAAATAAGGTTTTCTACTCAAAAAAGTCTTTCTACTAAATAATTCCTGTTTGTTCTGCGTCGTCTATCTGATCATCTATTGTTCTTAAAATATCAATATGCAACTCCGAAGAGTCGCATATTGATTGTTTACACATATTTATACTTTCTTAGATCTACCAGTTCTTTTTACTCCGATATTTGTTTCTCTACGAATACCGTGTTTATTTCTATCTATTCTGGTTAATGATCTTTTATCTTGAATTCCAGATTTAAACTTACCCTGTGTTGGATTTTTACGACCAACTTCTTGAGAAGTTAAAGCTCCAGATGGTTCATTGTTTGGCGGAGTTGCCATTCCTGTACCATTTTCACTCATTAATAAATCTTTCTCTTTGTTCTGAAGTTGCAGTCATATTTAATGTTAGTCCTGCTTCTCCATCTCTTGTTACATCTAACATAGGAGCTGAAACAATTCCTGTTTCGCTTCCTACTGATTCACATCCGCATTCTACACACATTATTACTTACCGCCGTTGTTTAGTCCTGCGCCATCTTGTGATGATTTATCTGTTGCAGGGAATGCTGCTTTTGGAGCTTCTGTGTATGACTCTGTAGCCCATGGTGAAGAACCTGCTGGCTTTGCCTCATTGAAGCCTGTTAAATTTTTTCCGTCTGACATTTTATTTCTCCTATAGGTTTGTATTTAGATGGGTCTAGAAGTCCATCCATTACTCAATTATAGCATTTATAGGATTAGGATCTATATTTCCCATAACATGACTCACAAACCCATGAATATAGGTTTAAATCTTTAATTATTCTAGTTGCCTTATTATTACAGTCTTTTTTTTCGCATAAACTCTCTACGTATGGAGAGTCCATTTGTTCTTTAGAAATCACTTAATCCTATTTCCAAATTTAGCCCATGCTCTTTCATGTAAAAAGAACCCAAATATTTCGCACAATGTATAAATTAAAGCAAAAGCACCAGCATATTCCCAATGGGCTTCTCCAGTAAGTAATTTTTCAAAAAAATAAACCATAGTTCCAACAAACAATATATGAACTGCTGGCCAAGTTAGAGCTTTAAACAAACTTCTTTTTTTGCTATCCATTTTATTCCCTGCCAATTTTTCTAATTATATAATCTATTACTTCTCGTGGTTTCCATTCATAAGGTAATTCTAAATATCTAATTTCATCCAATATTTTTTGCCTTATTTGATCCTCTATGTAATCCACACATATATTCTATCATTTATATAAAAAAAGGGCAAGGTTTCCCCTGCCCTTTTAATATAAAGAATTTACTTCTTTAAAGCAACCTTCTTTTTAGGAAATGCCTTGTTCCAGGCTGTAGCCAACTTATTGTAATCGGCTTTTTCCTTAATTACTGCTGCGTCAGCAATAACTTTTGCTGCTGCTGCTGCATCTGCTGCAATTTTATTTGCAGCAATTACTGAATTAGCATCTGATAATTGCTTGGACAAAGAATTAATTTGTGCTTGCAATTGTGCAATTGTTCCATTTAAATCAGTTACTGTAAATGATGCCACAACTGCTTTTACTGGAACATTTAATCCAGTTACGGCTGTTGCTGATGTTGCACCAGTTACTGCAACTGTAACAGTTCCAACTACTGCTACTGCTAGGTTTTCTTTTTTAGATCCTAGCACTAGGGTTGAATCTGCTGCAACTTGAGCTGCAGTAGATGTTACAATTTGCTTAGAAATTGAGCCATCTGCCCAAGTTCCACCAATTAGTGTTGCTGTCACAGTATCAGAAACTGCATTTCCAAATACGTCTGTTGTGTTTACTGTAATTGATGGGATAGTTCCTACTGCTACTGCAGTTGGTACGGATACTCCTACGTTAGAAACTGCTCCTGCAATTCCTTTTACATAAACAATTGTTGAATATGAACCATTAACAACGGTTACAGATCCTGTTGTTGTTGATGTTGTATAAGCATAAACAGTAATTGCTGATCCTGCTGAAGTTGCAGAATATGTTGCAGTTCCTGCTGAAGCATTTACTACTGCATTTGTAGCGCTCAAAGCTGTTACTAACTTAACTGTACTTGATGCAGTAAATGTTACTACTGTACCAGTATCTGCAGTTGCTGCAATAGCAATTGCATCTGCTGAATCTACTGTATTGTCGGCTGGAACGTTCGCAGTCGCAGGCGCTGTAGATGTTGTAGCATTTGCTGAACCAGCAACAGTTACCGCAAGAGGTGCTGCTGATGCATTAATTGATTGAATGCCTAATAGTGCTAGGGCTGCAGCCGAAGCAACGGCAATCTTTTTTAATGACTTCATTATTTATTTTTCTCCTTTATATCCATTTTTTTATCAAAATGGAATTCTATTTTGAGCATACGCTCATATATATAGACGCTTAACCAATATTTTTGTTGTGTTTATTCTTCTGTGAATTTAATATGAAAACTACAAGGGTCTCCGCCATCTTCCCATTCTTCCATTTCTTCATCAGATAAAGGTGGCCCCTCATGCGTATTACAAAATACTTCTGTTACCCAGTTTTTTTCACGACCATATTCATACCATGATTGAACATCTAGAAAATCTATAGCCATTCTTTTATCTCTTCCATTAAAATATGTTTTGGTTTAGCTCCAATAATTTTTTTTACAGGTTTTCCGTATTGAAATAAGATTGTTGTTGGAATACTAATAACTTCATATTCAGACGACTTTATTTTATTTTCATCAACATTTATTTTACCCACCCAAATTCCAGTATCATTAGAAACTTCATCTAATATTGGACTGAACATTTTGCATGGTCTACACCATTCTGCCCAAAAATCAATTAAAATTATTTTATGACTATTAATTGTGTCTTCAAAATTAGAATCAGTTACTATCACACCTTCTCCTTATGAGTAGGCCAATAATATTGGCACCCTTCACAACAAGGCTTATTATACTTTGAGTTGACTGAATCTGCAAATTTTTCATAATATATAGGATCTTTTTTATATAGATTTGCTTGATGTGTAGTTGTAACCAGCTTAATAGTTGTAGGATTTATAGCCCATTTAGGAGTATCATCCCCCCAGATTAAAGATTTACGAGACCTTGAAAGTTTTTGAATATTTTGTTTATTTTTATCTACTTTAATTCCACGAGCATCTGCAAGACAAACTGCTGTCATAGCATACCTATAAAGTTCAGCTTCGGCTCCTTTCCACATAAGTACTGCAGGATGGTTACGCCAAGCATTAGATTTAGACATACCAGTTAATATATTTAGTATCTGATAAGATTCTAGTATTTGTTTGTTAAGACGCTTATTGTCTAAAGCATCAAGACTGTCTCTTTTTGCTGCATATGGTAAAAATGTTTGCATGGTATCCATTCTACTAAATAATAAATGGGCGGTCAATAGACCGCCCATGATGTTTATTTATCTTTTAACTCTTCCGCTGCAGAGTTAAATTTATTCATAAAAGTTTGTATAACAAAAAATGTTGTTTCTCCTGCATTTTTTGCCATAGCCTGAGATGCCTCTTCGTTTTTATCAGATTCTGGTACTGAGTTATACCACTTTTGATATAGTTCTGTTGAAACTTCTTTTATTATTTCTTCAAGAACAGTTAATTTATCCATTTATTTTTTTAGCCCATTCTGCTTTAATTGCAGCAAGTTTATCTGATGCTGCTTTAACTTCAGCCTGATATTGTGCTTCTGCTTGTGCTATTGCTTTATTTGCTTCTAGTATTAAATTAGCCTTAGCTTCAGCAGCCAATTGCTCTGGTGTTTTTGTAACAGGCGGAGTGGCTGTTGGAGTTTGTTTAGTAATTGCAATTTGAGAAGATGGAATTAATTTTCCATATTGCCCTCTTGCACCCTTAATAGGTTTTGACATTAGGTTAAGTGTATTAATAACTTCAGCATATGGAATTCCTGGTTTTGCTGATTTTATAGAAATCCATGTTGCAGCAACAACTTGTGTGGAAATAGAAGATCCTGCTGCATTTCTAATTTCTCCACCTGGAATTAATACTTGCATATTTCCATTAGCATAGTAATCTAATCTATCTTTATCAAAATTAGAATAATTATCAATTTGTTCATATTGATCTGCCATTCCAATAGAAATAGATTCGTTTATACATGCTGGCCACGATAGTCTAGAAAGATCTCTCATGTTTCCTGCTGCAAAAAATACAGGAACTTCTTTAGCAACAAGAGTAGATATTGTGCCACGCAACATTGGTGTTGCTGGACAATAGTCTGTTAATGTTGTAAGTATATTATGGTTTGCCTGAGACATAGCAACAGCCTGTATATTAAATCTTGATTGATTTTCTGATACCCATTTCAATGCTAATGAAACTCCAGTTTCACCAGTAGATTGTCTTAGTCCAGAAGAGGTATTTCCAATAATTCTAATAAATACAATTTTAATATTTGGATTAGTTCTAATAGCAACAGATGCCATCTGAGTTCCATGATCAAAACCATTTTTAGAAATTATGTTAAATGGAAGGGTAGCAGATCCTGTGCCCTCCATAAATTTTTGCCCATTTGGACAAGAGTTCCATTCTAAAACACAAACTTCATGAACAATCTTATCTTTAAAAATAGGTAAAGATGTGTCTATTGCTGTGTCAAGAATAGCTAAAGTGGGAGCCTGTTGATCCGCCTTGGCGCCCACAGTAATAAAGACAGTAGATAGTATTGATAGTATTGATATTGCGCTTATTAGTTTTTTATTCATTCGTATATTTTACTAAAATATATACGATATTGTCAAGAGTTTTTGTCTAGCCTTCTTTGATACCATTTTCCAGCGTCTAATTGTGGTTGTGGTAGGTTATTTGCCTCTAAAAGAGTTACAAGCATATTGTTTAATAAATCTAATTCAAATTCAAGTTTAATTAATTGAATTTCTATTTGTCTAATTCTTTCTGACTTTCTCATTCTGGTCTATCCTCTGGTGTTGGGGCGGTTGCTAAACTTCCGCAGTTTGCACATTCCATGTCTATAAAATATTGAACAATTTCATAATCATAAAATATAGCTTTAACATTCCATATGTAGCATCCGCATGGACATACGTGAGTTGGTGTTCCTCTTAAATCCATCGCCTTATCATAGTTTTCTGGCTTAAGATTATTTATGTCCATAGTTAATTATACTCTAAACCTCTATGATTGTAAAGGGTGGTCTAACTGACATGTTAAACTTTGAAGCAGCTTCTAGCGCCATTCTGACACGTTTACGAGGTGTTTTAATAGATGCTGTAGAGAACAAAGACCCTAGGGCTATTTCTTGACCAGCTCCTTCTGCCATATACTGTAAATCTGCTTCGCCTATATGAAAATCTGTATCCATAGTAAAAATACGTCCAGTGCCTTGTACGGCAATTAAAAATACTCCGCCTTCGTCACCATCTTCTGTAGAGCCTGCTGTTTGATTTCCGTAACCCTGTTCTTTAAATGCTTCTTTAACTGATTCTACAAACTTAGTTCTCATAAATTTATCTAAATTTTTAAAACCAGCATTGGGAGTATATTTAGGTGGAGCCCAATTGTACTGAAGTATCTGTCCCATTCTAAAACTATCAACAAATGCAATTCCAAATTGTCCTACTTTAAAAACTTTTGGATCTATTCTTGAAAAAATTAATCCACTTTTATCATCAGATGCAGCAGAGTCTCCTCCTAAGAGGACTTTGTTTTCATGAATAAGGGCTACCACTGCTGTCATAATACTAGTATACTAAATTTAAAATTCTGTGTCGAAATTATGTATATTTTCCCCATCAGATATATTCCTAAGCACATTTTCTAGTTCAGATTTAATTAAAATTAATTCTTGAAGGGCATCGTAATATTTATCTTTCCAGTCAGTTAATTCTTTTTCTAATTGATATAATTCAATTTTAAGGTCTTTGACCTCTAATTTTAATTGATCTTGTTCTCGTTCTCTTTGTCTGTTTTTTTCTTTTTTATTCTCGTTCAGTCCAGCAATAATTGCCGTCCCCATGCCAGACAATATCGCAGCAGCGATTGCAATAATTATAGCGTTCAGGTCTAGGTTCATTATACATTAATTATACCGTAATATCTTTATTAAATTAATAATTCAGAAGCAGATATTTCATTTCCAATATATTTTTTCTTTAATATAAAATCTCTAACCAAATCTGCACCAGATTGTCTTCCAGCAATTATAATAAGCCATCTTGGTTCAAATTTTTCATTGATACATCCTTCACACATTAATAAATTTATTGGAAGCAATGTTGATTTTTTTACATTTAATTTATTTTTTGATTTATTGCAAGAATAGCAAAGAACTTTATCCATTATTATCTTCCTCTACATGACTAAAAACAATTTCATCCATAATTGAAAATTCTGAATTGTCTATCAATTCTTCATGCTCCACTCCATCTTGTGTATACTTAATTGGAGATGCAAATGCTCCCAATCTTTCTGTTGATCCATATAGTCCCAGTTCATGAATAAATACAATTAAAACTCTATCGTAATATTCTTTCACTTGGAACTCCTTCCAGCTCACATCTTACGCCATACGACTCTAGCAATTTTTTTACTTTTGCTACATAGTCAATGACCATTTCTTTTTTAGTACCTGTAAATTGTATAAAGTTATCCTCATATAATCTTAATGCTAAAAACTCTGGATATTTAACAACATCCATTTGTAAGTTGTTTACTGGTTTAGTTATTCCTCTTAAAGCTTTTGCCATTTCTGGTGTATAAAAAACTGGTTTGTTTGGTTCACCAGTCCATTGATTTATTCCGTATTTAAAATGATCTTTATTTTTATCAATATACATTTTTAACTTTTAATCTTTTCCAAACTTCATTTGTTTTATGTAAATTTTTATTTTTATCTATAGAGCCAGAACTTAAATATACTCCACCCCAAACTCCATACTCATTATTTTGAATTCCAGATTTATAACACATTGATATTACTGGGCATGCTAAGCAGGCTTCGTCAATATTTTTTGCAATTTTTTCATCATTTTCGTATTTATCATAAAAAAGATTAGTATCCATGCCTCTACAAATAGCAAGATGCCACCAATCTAAATCTTCTTTATCTACTCCAAGATCATTTAAAATACTTGACATATTGTTTAGGTAAAACCCACATTCCTTTATTGTTTACAGATACTTTATCTGCTATTCCCCAAGCTTTATTAAATATTCCTTTTATATTAAAAAATCCATTATTATTTTTTTTCCAAATAATTAAATCATAATTGTTCCAGTATGCTTCACTAGTAAATGATTTATATTTATTTATAAATATATCTACGCCACGTTCGTTTAAATGTAACATTTTTCCTTAAATATAAAGGGCTAATCCCTGTATACTATTATACAGGGATACTAAAAGCCTTGTCAACTGATTTTTATATTATTTTTTTATCGAAGATGGATTAAATTTTCCATCCCATAATGATTTTTTAACACTATTTACTGGTACGCAATTTGGGACCATGCGACCATTTTTTTCTTTCATTCCTACTTGTTTATATCCAGACCAACATGCTTTTTGCAAATTGTCCCATTTATCTTCTTCTTCATTATCTGATTCATAATCTTCAGAATCCTCAGAATCTTTAGATTTTGCAACTGGCCAATTAATTTCATTTTTCATTGGATCTCCAATTGGGGCTGGGTTGGATTCGCCAGCATCTTCTGTTTCCATTTCTGCTGAATCTGATTCCTCTTCAGAATCTTCTTCTGGAACCTCGATCATTCCTTCAATTGCTTCCATTAAATGCTCAATTACCATTCCTAATTGTTCTTTTGTAATTTCTGGACGAAGGGCTTTTGCAATATCTTCATCATCTGGAATTTCAATTACTGTATCTGCTGGATTAATTGCGTCATCAAGCATGTCTTTAATTTCTTCTACTAAATCATCATGTGTTAAAGACTTTTTCATATTTTTTTCACGTTCTACAATTTTACGTGACCAAGAGAATCCTGCGTCTCCGCCCCATGCTAACCACATAATCTTTCCATTAGATGGATTTTCTGCATTATCCCAGTCCTTACCTTTTTTATCTACTTCATGACGTGAAAAGAAAGAATACATACGCTTAACTGTTGAAAGGCTGAGGGTTTCTCCTCTAGCAAGTTGTCCTGCACGAGTCCAGCCTACTGCTGTTCCAGCTCCCTTAGCTTTACCTTGTTCTTTTAATTTAATTGCACGACGGGCTGCAGATTGCATGCCAGCGGTTGGTTTGTATCCTTCTTTTGCCATTATTTCTCCTTAACGCTAATTACTTTAACGTTTGTTATTTCATCGTCTACACCAAATATATCATTTGCATAGTCTAGAGCATCATTTTCATCAAAGGCTTCTACTTCTACCTCTACCTCTAATTTTACTCTATAGGTATTCATTTATTTAATTGCTTGACCACACTCTGAACATGTTTTTGCTTTTTTAGTTGTTTTTGCAACAGGTTCAGATTTTTTAACAAGGCTTGCTCCAAATTTAGGTCTTCCAAATCCAACAATTGAAACCATTATATTCTTTTTATTTTTCTTATATGCACGAAGCTTTTTGCAAACTTCTCCACCATTTCTTTGACTTCCTTTAGGGTCTCCAGAAGTATTTCCTTCAATACACCAAACGGTTCCATCTCCATTGTCAGTCATAACTATTCCAACATGAGAAATTCTATCTACACCGTCTGATGGGAAATCAAAATATGCAACATCTCCTGGCTCTGGATCTGCAATGTCTCCGTCAATCCATTGACCAGCTTTTTTAAATGCTGCTGCTCCGCCTGGAGTATAAACTGTGTTAGGAACTTTTACTCCTGCTTCATTTGCACACCACATAACAAATGATCCACACCATGGTTGAAAATTAGCTTTAGTAAATGCACCATATTTTGTTTCATTGTCTTTTGGTCCTTCTACAGTACCAATTTCAGCTTTAGCAACTTCAACAAATTTTTCTGCTGTTCCTTGTGCTGACATTATTAATCCTTATCCCAATTTGTATCTACAGGTTGTTCTTCTGGCATTGCTCCGTCTGGTTTTGCTAATCTACGAGCTTTTGCTTCATCAATTTCTGCTTCTAATTTTTTATCTGCTTGTGTATTTTTTGCATCCATTTCTTTGTTAGCTAATTGTGCAGACATAATATCTTTAGCACCAGATTGGCCAATTAAAAGTCCAGCTAATGTTCCTGTAATAAATGTTGCTACTGATCCTAGGACATTGAAAAACATTTTATCATTCTCAGATTGACCAGTAATTGGCTGTGTTACAAATATTAAAGCATACATAATGCCTACTGCTGTAATAAAAAGAATTGATCCTAATGTAATTCCTAAAATAAATTTTAATCTTGCGTCTAATTCTGCTGGTGTTAGTCTTTCTCTAGCCATTTGTATTTTCCTTAGTATCTGCTAAATCTTCTGGACATGCTCCGTTAGCTGTACAGATAGGTGGTTTACATTCTGCTTTTTCCCAATTTGCTGGGTCCTGACATGGATAACGATAATGTCCATCGTATCCGCATCCGCTTATAGACAGGACTAAAAGGCTAGAAGCTAAAAACACCTTTAATTTTTTCATAAGTCTATTATAGCAAATATGAATTTAGTAGGCTATTCTTCTTCTTTTTCGGCTCTTTCTCTAATGCCTATAGTTAAAAACCATATAGCTACAGAGGCTAATGTTACATATCCAACAACTGTTTTTGCACTACCCTCAAGAACAACCCAGGCTACAAAAAATCCTAGAAATGTAAAATTCTCACTAAGAATAGCAATTGCTCTTTTCTTTAACCAGTTCATATTTACCCCCTTATTCTCAAAATTGAACTACCTAGAATTACTTGTCCAACTAAAACTGCTGCTACAAGAACTTCCTTAGCCTTTTGCCTTTCTTGTGGACTCATATCTGCCCCAATATTTGCAAGCGCCTTAAATACTTCACATTGTTGTTCTTCTGTTAAACCTTCAATTGCTTCATCTGGATTGAAACATCCAGCAATTGCTCCTACTAAAGCTGCTGGGGATTCTAATGTTAATAAAGCTGATGCTACCTCTGCTGTAATAACTACAGGATTTCCATTTGCATCTTCTCTAACCTCTACTGGAATTTGTGGTGGAAGATCACGATATTCAAGTCCTGCTGCTTCAATATTTGCTGCAGCTACTGGTTCTCCGTCTGCTGCTGCAATAAGGGCATCTGCAACTATTTCTTTTTCTGCAATTGTTAAAACTCCATCTTCAGATAACGCTTCTGAAAGATTATTAACTTCTGATGATGTAATTTCTCCGTCAGACATTAATGCATCTAATACAGCTTCTGCATCTGATGCTGTTAGATTTCCATCTGCTATTAAATCTTCTACAACTGAAACAATCTCTTCTACAGTTAATGGAGTTTCTTCTTCAGCTGGTTCTTCAGCTGGCTCTTCTATTGGTTCTTCTTCAGTTGGTTCTTCAACAGGTGGTTCTTCAACAGGTGGTTCTTCAACAGGTGGTTCTTCAACAGGTGGTTCTTCAACAGGTGGTTCTTCAACAGGTGGTTCTTCAACAGGTGGTTCAACTGGTGTTAGTCCACCACTAATTAAGTTAGAACTTTGTATTGCTGGAATTGAAATAACAGTTTCGGTATATTGGCTTACTGGGCCAGACCAGTTAGCAACTCTAATTGTATATGTAGCACCTTCTGTCAAGCCAGCTAATTGAATTGATTCTGGGGCTCCGTCGGTATTTAATGTTTGTCCTTCATATGGATTTTCTGCATTTGGATCATCTGTAATTACTTGATAAAACCAAGTATTTGCTGTATATCCTGTTGGTAATTCTGGGGCAACAGTTACTGTTGTGCCATCGACAACTGGTGTAGATAATATCGGTGCAGGAGTTGGAATATTATTATTAATAGCAGTTGTAAGTTGAGATGCTTTTGTATTCAAAGAAGTTTGTAAATTTGTTTTTGAATTTGATGCTGAATTAATAGCATTAGTCAATGATGATGTATTAATAGAATTTATTGAAGAAGTATTAATGCTATTTTGAGAAACGACTGGGCTTAGACTTTGATTTAATTGTGTAATAACAGCATTTGCTGCATCTACTGCTGCTTGAACAGTTGATGTATTTGGATCTACATAAGGAGTAAATGTTGTACCTTGACTTATTTGTCCAGCAAAACCAGAACCTGTATTTGTATCTTCAATTGGAATAATTGTTCCATTAGTAGTTTCTCTATAATTAAATCTAGCGCCATTTGGAATAGGTCCAGTAGCAGTCACATTTGCCATCCATGCACCATCATTTGGATTTACATCAGCATTAAATCTAATTTGAACCATTTGTGTAGATGCATCTTGTTGTGGATATGGACGAAGGTCCCACGCAATGTCCAATGAAGATCCTGTTGTTGAATATGTAATTCCAGTTCCTGTGCTCCAAGTAGTCCAGTCCCATCCAGCAATAGAAACCGAAGGGGCGTTGGGTGTTTGATAATATACCCACCCTTCATCTACTCCAAATGTAATTGTTGCATTAGACCCAACATAAACATTATTATATAAAGTTCCACCCATTTGTAAATTAAATGGAAGATTCATGCGGATACCAGCATCATCTACGCCAGCAAGAACATTTGTGGTTGTTCCAATTGTTGCTTGCAAATTATTTACTGCTGTCTGAGCATTATCAATTGCTATATTTGCTTGAGTAAGTTCAGTTTGTGCTGTTGCTTGTGCAGTAGAAGCTTCTGTTTTTGCAGTAGAAACCTGTAATATTTCTGTCTGTGCAGTAGTTACAGTAATACTATCTATTGCTGTTTGGGCAGTAGTTATAGTTTGTTTTGCATCTTGAACTACTTGAGAACTTTGATCTGTTGGATTTATTGTTAAGTCTATATTATTTATTGTTGTAGTTGCAGTATCAACTGCATTTACTGCTATTTGTGCTGTAGATATACTTTGATTGACCTGAGTTACTGCGGATTGAGCCTGTGTTAATTCTGTTTGTGCTGTTGCCACTAGTACTGTTGCAGAATCTGTAGCTGCAATAGCTTGTTGAACTTCTGTTGTTGCGGTTGCAATTGCTGTATTTACCGCTTGTTGAGCTGGGCTTATTACTACCTGTTCTTGATTAATATTTTCTGTTGCATATGCATAACTGGGACCAACAAAAAATAGCCAGCCAGTTACAAATAGGCCAGCTATAAATAGCTTTAACTTTCTCTTCAATTGGATCTCCAATGCAACAAAATTTTTGTTACATGGAAATTATAACATGATTTTTTATTTAATTTATCTTAGTTGTCTAAGAGTTTGCAACAATTCCTTTTCTTAAAGAATACATTACTGTTATTCCACATCTTGCAGATTTTGTACTAACTGAATGATATATGCCATCTGGCAGAAAGATTACGTCTCCTTCTTCTACTTCAATTTCTGCATCTACCTGTTCGTTATCATCATTATGTTGTTTTTTAAATTGCCATATTGATTTTCCTTTTATCTGCCAATGAAATTGATCTGCTGGGTCGTTGTGGAATGATACTTTTTTACTATTGGATATTAAATCTAAAAATGCAGCACCAGAAGCTCCATTTTTATCCAAAAGATTATTAAAACACTCTAAAACATCATTATATTGTTTATAAAAACTAGAGTCTCTTATTTGTGCATAAAATTGATTTTTTTGTGTTGCAACACCACCGTTTACTATCCAAGAGTCTGGGAAGTTTAAATCTGGTTTATTAAAGTATTCATATGATAGATGTTCAAATATATCTTCCCAAGATGGAGTATTTTTAAAAAATCCTTTTAATAAAAAATGTGTTGTATTTTTTTTAGCATCAGACAATTGTTCTTTTATCTCATTTATATTCATAAAATCCTTAATGTTAAAGAGCAGTTTTGAGACGTGCTCAGGTCTATCCAGATATTTAATGTCGCTGTCTCCCCCGACGAATCTGCGACTTCTCAGTGACGAGATGCAGATTTCTATTATACTATTATTTTATTTTAATAGTCTTTGGCTTCTTTTCTTCTGGGATAACTCTGTCTACGCTGATTCGCAGCATACCGTTTTCAAAATCAGCACCTACAACTTCCATATATTCGCCAAGCGCAAATGATCTTGTGAATTTACGTGTTGCAATACCCTTATGTACAAATTGAGTTTCTGTTTCTTCTTTGTTTCCTTTTACAATAAGGGTTGAGTTGTCTACTGTTACTTCAATATCTTTTTTATCAAATCCAGCAACAGCAATTTCAACTTGATAAGAATCCTCATCTAGTTTAATTACATTGTATGGTGGATACGATTGGTTTTCTGAATATACATGGTTTAATCTATTTAATGTGTGATTAAAACCAATAAAAAAAGGGTCATTAAAAATGGCCCATGGATCTTTCATCATATTTTTTCTCCTTTTAAGCAAGTTATATTAGTACCCCCAAATGGCAGGTACTAATATATTATATCATTATTTTGGATTGTCTGTTTTATAAAATCCAGAACCTTTAAATTGAACTCCTACTGAGCTATAAGATCTAGTCATACCGTATCCACATGAGTTGCATGGAGGAATTATTTCTTGATCATCAAATTTTCTATTTATTTCAATAGAAGTGTCGCATGTTATGCATGAGTATTCATATATTGGCATTACTTTCCACTCTTTTTTCTCTTCTCAGCCAAGACTGCAAAATCTTTAACCTTAGTTTCTCCCATATATCCCCAGGCATATCCATCTTCAATCATTTGTTCATTAACTGATTGTTTTGATCCATCTAAATATAGCCATCCAAGAATTCTTCCATATTTTTCTGAAGAATCTGGTTTTTCTGTTTTAATTACAATTTCTTTTGCATCTTTAATTTTATATTTTAAATATTCTTTTGACTCTAAACCAAGAGCTTTTTCAAATTTATCTGAAGTCCTTGATTCTGGTGTATCTATGCCAGCCATCCTAACTCTTTGAGAAAAAGAAACATTAAACCCAAGATCTATATCTACATCTAAAGTATCGCCGTCTACAACACCAGTTATTTTTTTAACTCTATATTCGTACATTAAAATATTTTCTTTTTCTTATCTTCAGACATTTTTTGCTCATTTGCAGTTGCTGCGTACAAAGCTCTTTGATGTGCTAATGCTCTAGATTTGCTTGGATGACATCCTTTTAGTTCACCTTTATCATTTACTACTGCAAAACCCTTACAGCCTGCAGCACCTTGTCTAATATTATATGGCATATTGACCTCCTATATGTATTATAGCATTATTCATCAATTGGCCTAATACCTTTTTCTTCTATTATTTTATATGCTTCTGGTGTTAAACTTATAGTTGCCTGTAAATTTTCATCATATTCAACTGAAATTAAGTCCTTATTAAATAAATCTATTAAAGTTTTATCAACATAATTTGTATGCGAATCCCACAATTCTGGAGCAACTTCCTCTGCATATTCTGTTACTTTAAAAATTAACTCCCCATCAGGATCTATTCCAGCTATTTCAATTGCTCCTATTTCTAAATAATATTGAAATAAATCGTCTTCCCCTGGCTCTTCCATTTTGCTCCTTTGTGCAACAGGTAGGACTTGAACCTACGATTGCCGAATTATGAGTTCGGGGCTTTAACCAACTAAGCTACTGTTGCTCATAACAATATAATTATATATATAGTATATTAATTAGTCAATAGCCTAATTCAAAAATTTTACCATTATCATTTTTATTTACACTTAATATTATATTTACCATATCATTTCTTATTTCTTCTGTTATGGTTGACGGAGATATTGAAATCATTGCTTGATTTTCTTTTACATGCAAAGATAAAGATTTAACTAAAGCTTGATTGCCAGCTTTTACTGATGAATAATGTGCGTCTAAAATTGCTTTATTTGCAGCAACTGAGGATATGAAGATAATATGTCCATTTTCATTTAATGATTTTATGCAATTTATAATTAATAAGTTATAATTAAATAAATATGAGTCATAAAACAGTTTTAATTCTTTTATATTAATTTTTGTTATATTATCTGATATGGAATTTCCAGATAAAAAAATTATTTTACTATAGTAATTTACTGGTAGGTCTCTAATAAAATTTAAAACAGATTCATAATCTTCAAAATCTAAATACTTCCAGTTATATTCTCCATAAATTTTATTTTTTTGCCTGTAAGTTATTAAATCTATTATAAAATTTTCTTTTTCTAATGATTTTATTATTAATTTAGAAGATCTGGCTGTGCCACCTATGATTAAAACTTTATTCATTAAGTTAGTATATCACTTTTATAAATAGATTTCCATAAATTAATATCAGCAATATCATTTAATAAAGGCTGCCCTTTAATATTTAAACTAGTATTTAATAATAATGGCACTCCTGTTTCTTGATAAAATTTATTTAATACTCTCCAAAGACCTCTATGCTGATTTCTATTTACTGTTTGTACTCTAGAAGTTCCATCTACATGAACCACAGACGGAACTATCTCTGGTTTTTTACATTTTACTGCATATTGCATGTAAGGTGATGTAAATTCCATTTCAAACCATTCTGATGCACATTCTTCCATTATAACTGGCGCAAATGGTCTAAACATTTCTCTTTGTTTAATTAAATTAACTTTATTTTTTATATCTGGGTCTCTTGGATCGGCTAATATACTTCTGTTTCCTAATGCTCTAGGTCCATACTCTGCACGTCCGTTTGCAACTGCAACAATTTTATTTTCTTTTAACTCAGAAATTATTTTATCTACTGGATATTCTCCTTTAATATTATATCCAAGATAAGGATTGTTCCAATTTAAATGTTTTCCATATAATGCAGCAGCTGCGCCTAAAGATGATCCAGCATCTCCTGGGTTAGGCATTATCCAAATATCTTTAAATATATCCCATAAAAAAGTATTAGCAGAACAGTTTAAAGCACATCCGCCCATAAAAACTAGTTTATTTTTACCAGTTATACCTTTTGCATACTTCATAAATTCTAAAAGTCTTAATGTATAAACCTTTTGGACTGCTGCTGCTAAATCAAAATTTCTTTGATCAAACCAAGACTTAGAGTTATTCTCCCATCCAGCCATACATGGAATACTTCCCCAATTAAAATCATATATTCCTTTATGAAAATTATATTTTTGTTTTGTAATTGATGGAAAATAAGAATTTACTTGATCAAAATATCTATCTGGGTTTCCATAGCCAGCCATACCCATAAAAATATATTCCTCTTCATTTGGTTTTAATCCTACTAGTTGTGTAAAAGCAGAATAGAATAATCCAAAGCTAAATGGATAATTTTGTTTATGTTTTAATTTAACTTTGTCTCCTTCTCCCGTCCATATTGTAGAAGTATTCCATTCTCCTATAGAATCCAAAACAACTATAACTGCATCATCGAATTTACTTGTATAATATCCAGCACATGCATGCGAATAATGATGTTTGAAATATTTAACTGGTACGGTTTTATTAAATATATTTTTAATTTGATATTTTGGAACCCAATTACCATTTCCACCCTTTAATAATAATCTAGAAGCTTTTAATAATGGATTTTCATAATATGCTATCTGATCTGGAAAACCGTATTGCAGGGCATCACTAATTAAATCATTATTGATATACCAATCATTTTTTTTCTTGCTATATCTTTCAGCATGACCAGCAAATAAGATATTCCCATCTTCAATTAATGATAAAGATGCATCATGCGAAGTTTCATTAATTCCAAGTATTATCAATATATATACCTGTCTCTTTTTTTATTTTTTTTAAATTTTAATTTAAATCTATGTAAATAATATTTAAACTTTAAAATCATATCCATACCTATCGTTTAATTGTTTTGCAAAAATATCTCTTATATGTATATGTCTATGAAAACCTAAATGTGCACTTTCTTTTTCATTTATATAGTAATCTAACGCTACATTGAAATAAATATCTTTAATAAATTCTCTATGACAACTGTCTATTATGTATATAGGATAATCAGTTAAATTTTTTCTTACCCAATTATTATTTTCTAGATCAATAAAATTTGTAAAATTATTATCATTAGAAAGTTTTTTTAAAAGTTCATTTGAATGTAAGTCCCAAGTGCCATATAATAAATTTATATTAGTTTTTTTACAATATGTTTCTAAAATATTTATACTCTGTGCAGAATACATATGAGCCATTTGTATAGGTATAACTTCTTCTGCCAAAAGTGGTCTTTTAAAATATTTTATTTCATTTTGATTATCAAATATTATAGAAGAATTTAAGTCATCAATTGATTTATTTGAATAATTTATATTAGTTTTATCATCCATGTTAGTATAGTAAATATCTGTATTTGATTCATAGTGTGTTGATATATAATTTTCAAATTTATGGGAGGTAAAAAACATGGGAGAATTAAAAATTTTAATTCTTTCAAAATTTGGCATTAAAAATAAAATATTTTTTGGATTATTGTATTTTTTTATGTAAGTAAAAATTTTTTCAACCTGACTATTAATGCTCTCACCAGCCTGTGCTATTGAATTATATGTGTACTTACTATCCTTTAATAATAATTCATACCAAATTTTATCTGTTCTTAATCCATCCCCCATAGTATTTGAACATCCAGCTATTAAAAAATCAATATTTTCTTTAAATTCTGGTGATCTAAATCCATCTTTATTTAAAATAAAATCTATTTCAGGATCTATTTTTTTAAATAAAGAAAATCTATTTTCAATAACTCCATAATCTTTATCAGTATAATTATAAAATTCATTATAATATATTTTATCTACAATGCTTGGATAATATTTAAAATATTTATTGTCTAATTTGTTAATTATACAATCATAAAACATTTCTGTATAAGTGTTATCCATTATTTTTTCCAATCAAATATTTATCAAATATAAAATCACAATAAAATTTATGAAAAGATGTACCTGGATGTAAATTATCTCTTGCCCATAATGAATTTAAATCATTATTTGACAATCTATCATACTCAAAAACTTTTTTCATCATATAATCTTTATCATAATCATAAAATGTTTCAAATCTATTTAATATATCATGATTATTAATTAATTCATACTTAGAGTTTGCTAATTCTAACCAGGAAGGACCCTTAGTAATTCTTTTTGGTTGTTTTAAATTTATTGATTTAATCCAAGAAAATGTATATAATTTTATATTATTAGATCTACAATATTGTTCTAAATACAAATAAATTCTATAAATAAAAGAATTTCTATGGTCTTCCTTAAACAATCCATATCTTTCTTCTCTATTAAATTCAGTTGTTACAAAAAAAACTACATCTGGATTAGAATATAGATAGCAATACTTAAAAAATTGATCTATAGAATCACTAATTGCTGAGCCAGATGTTCCTAAATTAAAATAACCACTAGTTTTTTCTATTTCCGATATTTTTTTATATACTCTATAACACCATGTTTCTTCTTTTTCTAAACCGTCTCCTGCAGCAAATGAGTCTCCTATAAACAATATATGTTTACCATCATGATTTTTTTTAAAATCATCACATCTATAATCTATATCATTAAATTTATCAGCTAATCTATAATCTAAATGCATCATTAGTATAAAAAATTCCTTTTTTTAAAAGCTTTTTTATTTTTTTTAATCCATAGAATAAATTTAATTTTATTAATAATTTTTTTAATCATATATTTATTTTATCTCCAACTATCCCAGGTATTTTTATACATATAATTTTGCAATTAGTTATAAATTCTGGGTCTGCTATTTCGAATGGTTCTAAAATAAATATGTCTCCAGCATTTAATTCTTTATTATGAATAAACATAGTTCCTTCTATTAAAAAATTAATTTCTTTAATTTTAGAATGGTAATGATGACCATATTGCTCTCCTGCAATATGCTCTTTATATCCAACCTCAAACTCTTTTGTTTTATAAACTGATGGGTCGAAATCTCCTATAAACCAACCCATTTTCATATTTTTAATATTATCTATTATCATAATCCATACTCTGTCCAATTTATAGTATCAAATCCAGAATCTGTAATTAAGTTAATTGCAGTAGCACGGTTATTGTCTTCTGGTAAAAGTTTATCGTTGATTAAAAATCTATTTCCGCTTGTCATGTTCATCAATAACATATCCCAGCATAAACCAAGACTTTGTAAATGTTTTTCTGTTATACTTCTAGCTGATTCTTTTCTTGCGGTAGTTAAAATAATTTTATATCCTTTAGAATCCCAATCATTAAATTTATTTAATACTCCATTTAAAATTTCTGGGTCTGCTTTTCCTATATCACTAAATCTATGTGAATGTTTTAATATAGTTCCATCAATATCGCAAAATATTGTTTTTGGTTTTTCTGTATAGTACTCTCTAACTTTTCCATTATATTTTTCTAGATCTTCTGGTGTCCCTAGAGCAATGTAGGCGTGTTTTTGTAAAAAATATGGATATATTTTTTTATTATTTTCTATTAAATAATTATATGTTTCAGAAATATAACACTCTGGAGTTCCTAATTTTCTAAAAGTATTTAATAAATTTTGTGCTGAAAATACAAAATCTTTTCCATTTTTCCAATAATGTATTCCTACTAGAGCATTATCACTAATACTTTCTTTCTCAGCAATTTTTGTAACTAAATTATTATTAATTTCAGCAAAACTATTTTTTAAATCATTTGATTTAAATAATACAACTGCTCCGTCACAATTATCGTCGCTAACAAATTCTAAAAAATCTTGACTATTCCAATTGATTATTTGATCACAATTTGTAATAATTAATGGATTATCATTATTAATATATTCTTTAGCATACAGAACAGTTTCGGTAGCACCACTAGTTAAAGTGTCTATTTTAATTTCTATGCTTTCTGGAGATATTGTTTTTAATAAATCTGAAAGTTTTCTGTTATGATTTTCGTTTTCATAATTTCTAGTTATAAAAATATATCTAGCTTTTATTCCTAAAGTTGATACAGAATGTTCTATTAAATATTTTTTATTTACTTTTATTAGTGGTTTTGGTTCTAAAATACCAGCATTTATAAATCTAGTACCTAGCCCAGCCATAGGAATAACAATATTTAAATTATTCATTAACTAACTCCTTTAAAAATTTATTTGATTCTATTTTATTAATTATGTCCTCAGACTTTTTGGTATCATTTTTTATAGAATAAAAATATATATCTCTTTCATATGAAATGTTATGAAAAAAATGATGTTGTGCTCTAATGAATCCTCCATGCTCTCTTGAATTATGTGGAGTAACTAATTCTGTTGATATTTCTAGAATATTAGTTTTTGGTTTCATAAAAATTCCATTCATTGCACTTGCTCCACTTAAAGAAATAAGTGTTTTAACTTCACTAAAATAGTTTATTTGCTCTATAAATGAATTAAAATTTTCTGGATAGACTATCTCAAAATTTTTATCTTGAAAATACTTTTCTAATATATATTCATCAGATAATCTTTCTTTAAAATCTTTAAGTAAATCTTGCTTTTTTTCAAATTCATAAGTTTTAGGCACAATATTTTTTCTGCTTACATACACTTTTCTAAATGGCTCATAATCTCTATCGACATAGTCTAAAAATTTTTCATTAATTTTATTAATTGGATTTGGTACTGGCTGGTCGTCTGATTGCATTGCAAAATAAAAATTATCGATTAATATTTGAGAATGTAATGCAGGATCTAAGAACATTCTATTTATATTATTATCTTTTAAAAAACAATAAAAAAATTCAATTAGATTATGATTTAAGTACCCTGGCCTTAAATTATAAGTATTAAAAATAAATAATGGATTTTCAAAAATATTTAAACAATTTAAAATTGTTCCATAAGTATTTATTACATTGTGAAGAGGATTTTGATGAACTTTAATTAAAATTTTAGGTTGGCTAGATAGAATTTTAAAAGACCTATTATCTTCAGCAAAAAAATGTTTTTTATCTTGACTTTCTAAAGTAAATTTTTCATCTACTATACTTATGAGATTTTCATCTGAAAAATATCTTAGATTTCCTACTTTTATTTCATTGCTGGAAATGCTAACACTCATAATTAGATATCCTTTTTATTTAATTCATTTTCAACTATTTGCTGAACGTATTCAGAAAAATGTTTTCTTATACTTCCCGAAGGTCTACTTCCTGCAGCATTCCATATTCTAGCATATTCTACTATATTAGAAAATGTAGTAGGGCATACTGTTATTCCATTATATTCTTTTAATGTTGTTGGAAGTGGAACATGCTTCCCACAGCATTTACATTCTTTTGCTTTTTCCTGGTATATATTCATATTGTCATCATCCTGTCTATTGACTCTTTTAAATCTTCTGGCATTCTTGGAGCTCTTATCATATTTTGTACAAAGACTTCTTCTGTATTATGATCTTCAAAACTCATTGATTCATATGTATGAATTTTGATTTCTTGATTTGAATCAAACCTAGTTCTACTTATAGCATTATAAATTGATCCACATACGGCATCTGCTAAGTCTTTAGATCCTTTTCTTGGGTGATCAACTTTATCTCTCATAATTTTTAATTGAAGTAACTCATCTATTAATAATGGAATATGTGGCCCATGTAGTCTTTCTTCTAATACAACCATTGCCATGTCGTCATAATGTTTTTTAGCAACAGATAAAATTTCAGTATTTATTCCATATTGTTTAAGTTGTTGCATCATATCATGAGAGTTCCATCGGTCAAATGTGCATATTTTTATTTTGAATCCCTTAGTTCTTAAAGCCAATATATAATCTTTAACTTCGGTAAAATCTACTGATTTATCTGCAGTAGGTGTCCAATATCTTATTGCATCAACTTCAACTATTGGTGCTGGTTGTGAGTAAGTATCTGTTACTTTTACGTTTACCCATTTTTGAACATGAGCTAAAGACACAGCGCAGTGGTCATGTTTTTGTGCTAAATCTACGTGTATAAAATAATCTTTGTCTGGATCTGGGGCGAACCAATTTTCGAATCTTCCAAATTGATCTATGGCTAATGCAGTATTATTAAAAGCTAATTCAATTTTTTCTCTTGATTTAAAAAATGCATCTATTGCTTCTGGTGGCATGCAAGCAAAACGACTTAGTGCATCTGGCATGTTTTTATAAAATTCTATTTTAAAATCTTCAATTTTTTTAGTAGGATTTACGTCCCAGGTTGGTCTTTTAAGTGCATATACTTTAGGAATATTATATGAAATTATATGATCTTCTTCCCATTCAACCGTTATTTCATTACCCTGCGTTCCGTCTGGTAGGTCTTCATTCATTTTTAAAATTTTAGATTTAATAATAGTTTCTTTTTCCGCTACTACTGAGTCGTAAAATTTTTGGATTGGATCATTTTTAAAACGAGGAAATGAAAGTAAAATTACTTTACCGTAATCTGGAAAGCGTGATATTACAGATCCACGATACATATCGTATATTGCATCTGCGGTTTTAGCTTGATCATGTCCAGTTGTATTTTCTGTGGCGAAGCCAGAAATTTCGTCTAGAATGACAGCAATTACGTTATACCCTTCAAAAGCTTCTCTTTCTGAATGTCCTGAGTATACATTTACATTTTTATCAAATCTAATCTCAGAAGCTTTTGGATCATATTTTCCTACAAACCATGGACTTCTATCTATACGTGTTTTAAATCCTTTAAAAAATACGTTGTTTGCTTGCTGTGCGTTAACAGCAATATTAATAATATCAATTGTATCTCCAGGTGGTTTTCCGTAATATGTTGCTGGATCTTTTAAACATAATAATAAGTAAACCATATAGGAAACTGATATTGTAGATGTATAGTCTTTTCCTGAACCCTTACCCAATTGAGCAATGATTTCTGTACAAGTCTGTTTAAATCTCCGTTTGCCTTCCTCTTCTCCAAATAATTTAATTAAGGTAGACTCTTTATATATTTGAGAACCTTTTTCAATTAATGTATATTGATATTCTGAAAGTGGTGGCAATCCTAGATATTCTGGACTAGTAACAAATGTTTTTAGGTCTACTGGGCGCTCTTCAAATTCTTCGCCATCTAAAATATCAATTAAATCAGAAAAATCAAAAGACATTATGCTGGGACTTTTACTTTCTTATATATGTGATTACTATATGAGTATCTTTTTTCAGATATTACTGGCTTTACACCATGCAAAGCAATTGGTAATGCACTATGTATTACCATGTCTCCTTGATTTGGAGCATAAATTATATTTTGTGTCGGATAATATATTTCTCCGCCTTCAAATTTATTTAAATATACTACTAAACCATAAATTGATAATTCTAACTCTTTATATGGAGTTCCTTCAACGTATAGCTTAGATAGATTTTCTGCTTCAGTAAAATCATGTATATCAGAATGTTCTCCCCAAAAATTTCCTTTGACCAACCTAGTTGCAGTGCTTGCTTTTCCAAGATATAAGCCTTCTGGTATCATGGTATTAATTCTATTTCTTAATTTAATAATTTCAGACAATGGTTCTGTTCTAGAAAAATTATTTTCTTTAATCCATTCTTCTTCATTAATTTTTTCTAATATATCAACTATATTGTTTGACTCTTCTTTGGATAAAAAATTTTCATAAACATATATTTCTTCACCAATTCTTTTAAAATTTTCAAACATTATAATGCTTCTCCTGAATCTATTATTACTGGCTCTACTATTCCAGTTATTTGTGATAATCTTTTTGCAACATCCATTTTACATTTAGGACAAGAAGATGTAACTTCTTTTAATATTTTAACTAATATTTCTTGCTTATGTTCTGTTTCAGCAATTTGTGATGCTAATTCAGCATTATCTAAAAGACCTACTTCTTTAAGCATAGTAATTCTTTTTGTTTCAATATCTGAAATTAATTTAAGAGCGTTTGCTTTTACATTTAATTGACCTGCCTGATCTGCGTCCTCTACAGTTTTCCAGGCTTCTTTAATTAACATTGAGTAATGTTGGTCTGCTCCTGAAATAGCCTCTTTAGCCCGTTCCTTAGAGCTTGTATCGTTGTATACGACGGTTTTCCACTCATCTATAAGTTCTACTACATCAGAACGTTTAAAGCCCGTCAGAGAGGCAATCTGGGTCGGATTATTGCCCTTTAAAAGTTCGGCAACAACTTTATTCATACGATCAAAATGATCAGATAATTCAATTTCCATATTAATTTATTATACCATATTTTAGTTGACTAAGATTGAGATTTTGCTATTTTAAGCAATACTAAATATCCAATTAAATCATCAATATCATTATCTCCAGGATAATCTGTGCCCTTCATAAGTCTATTTAATTTATCATCAATACGGACATGCAGTTGCTCTCTAGGACCTGCTTTTGAAAATATACGAACAGGATCTAAGGCTGAATTTCCATATGATATATTTTTTTCAATAAGCATATGAGCAATTTCATGACAGGTATTCCAAATTTCTTGACCTGCTGCTGTACCTACTGTTAATAGATATAAGTCTTCACATCTAAATTCTTTTATATCTTCGAATACTGGCTTTAAGCTCATCTTGTACCTTTCACTAGTGGATCTTCAATCCATTGAACGTATCCGTCTTCCCATTTTTGACTACCATAAATATGTTTAACGTCAATAAAATGGAATATCCGCCAATTTTCTCCACCATAACAGTGGAATTTATATAGTTTAGCATTATCTGATGAATTTAACAATAGGTAATCATCAATTAAATTGTTAACCTGAATATTTAATGCTTTAAGAATACCTTTAGTCCATATATCTGGTCCTGTGTGGGTATGAACAAAATGTGGAGATCCATAAGTCGGATTAATTAATTTTTCTTTAATTGTATCTAGGACTGATTTTAAAATAGGATTTCCAGCGGATGCAGCAAATGTCCATTGGCAAAAATGAATATCAGTTTCAGGACAAACAATCATTTCATATTCTTCATTTAACCATGTATTAATTGGATTCAAACATTCTGTATCTAAATCTGTATATACTCCACCGTATTTATAAATGATCATATATCTCCACAAATCACCACGCATTACTCCTACTGGAAGTCCGACAAATAAATCATGCCACTCTTGCCCATATTCTTCTAAAATAAATTGTGCAGCTTGACTATCATCCATATATCTATATTCATATTCAGGATTTAATGTCTTCCACGTATTTACTGCATCCAGCATATATGGCTGCAATTGATCAAATGGGTCTTTGTAAGTTTGCCAGATAATCTTTGGAATCATTGATTATCAAATTTCGCTATGAATACTCCTGTCACTGGAAATTCTTTATGCTCCACAATTCCTTTAAAAGTTTTTAAAACCCTTTCGGTGTTCCAATCTTCTTCCACATGAACCTCATATGGATTTCCATTAATTGCATCTTGATGGTAATGAATAATAGGAATAGATATGATGGCATTTCTTGCCTGTTGAGATATTCTATTCCAAAGTTCAACCGCTGACTCTTCTGACATATGTTCTAAAACATCTCCAAGTATTACAAGGTCATATTTAAAATTATTCATATCTTTAACATCCATAGCAAATAATTTATCATATCTATTTTCTAGATTAAATTGATCTATATATGGCTGCCACACCTCTACTGCGTTTATTATTACTCCAGAACCAAGGCCATCTCTAATTAAATCAAGGTATACGCCTTGACCAGCCCCAACATCAAGAACTGTTTTTGGATTTATTTCAATTATTTTTTCTTTAGTCCAAGGTTTATTTGTTGGATCAGAGTATCCCATTTAAAATTTTCCTATCTTCTTTTGTTTGAAATGTTGACTCTATTGACAATATGTCGCAAATTCTTTTAGCATCTGGCTTTAAAGTAAACACTTCTAATAAATGTTTTTGTCTAAACATAAACCAATCTAATGGTAAGTTTATACCATTACTTGCAAAATGTATCATTTTTTGAGCACCTGTTCTGCTTACTATATAGCAGGCAGCAGACCAGTCTTGATAAGATGAGCATAATTCATCTGATATATCTAGCGAAGTATTATATTTATGATCTTGATCTGCTGGACAGAATGCATGAAATGCGTCAAATCTTTTTGGCAATTGTTTCATATATTTTTCTAATTCAATTAAAAAATTGTCATATAAAATAATATCGTCTTCCATTAATATTAAATAGTCATAATCAGAATCAATAAAGTTTTTCCATGCCAGCCAGTTGCTTGCCCATATTCCAACTTCGCCATATCTCCAGCCCTGCTTGTTGTCTAAATTGTATCCATTAATATCTATATTAAAATCTAAATTTTGATTTTTAAAATTAACATATTCATCGTATGATGAAATTTTGATAGTATCTGTATCTAGAATTTTTATATTTTTAAGCAAATTAGAATGAACATTTTCAACTAATTTATTTCTATCATGATCTCTTGGTAAATGGAAAAGCTTATAGGCTATATTCATCTCTTTTTAATTAATCCAAATTGCTCTAAGTATCTTTGTATAGTCATAGCAGAAACTTTACATTCTTTAGAAATTTCAGTAACTGTTTTCTTTTGAACTATATATCTACGATATAGCCAATCTTTACTTTGATATAACTTTATATAGACCACCACCCAGTATTTTTCCAAGCGTCTGGATTTTTCTTTAGCCATTCTTTATTTAATTCTCTTTGTTTTTCCCAATCAATTTCATGAGTTGGCATATTGCACTTTGGACATATTTCTGAGCCCATATGCTTATAAACATGTTCACATTTCATCGTTTAGTTAATACCTCATTTGAATAATAAGCAATTCCAAAAGCATCTGCTACGTCGAAATCATTTAAGGATAGACTATATTTATTATTAAAATAATCTACCGTTCTTTGTTTACGCATGTTGCGTAACTGGTTTTTATACCAAGAATCTGCATATCCAGGATTCTTTAATCTTATTGCAGACTTTTCATCTTTCGTTGGATTTTTGTTGCCAATGAATGCCTGCCACGAGGATGGACTAATAGTAATAACCTCAGCGCCAGTAGACATAAGCTCAGCAATAACAACTCCATAGACATATGATAATTTTATCACAGCATCTGCTGATCTGACAAGGACTGCACCTTCTACTGCAATATAATCTGACTTTAGTTCTTCTAACATTAAATTAGTTTTTATTTTAGCATCATATATTTTTTCATATATAGTTGCGCCCTTAAATTCAATTTTACCCCACTTTAATGGTTTATTATTTTCCATAAGGCAAAATGCAACGGAGTTAGTGGAGGCATCTATTCCTAAAACTTTATTAGCTTTTATTTTAACTAAGTTAGCTAATGTCACCTAATATGCTCCATATAATTTTTTTACTTTGATAATCAATATTTTTTTCACAAGTAGAACAAATGTTGGATTGATTATATCTACTTAATTTAGTTTTACAATTTTTACAAATTCTGTGTGCTCCACTTTTAATAGCCTTTTTTTCATAATATTTTTCCATTATTCTACGATTTGTAGCAATTCGACAGCATTCGTCTGAGCAGTACTTTTGATTATGAGTTTTAGGATTAAAGTTTTTAGCGCATTCTGAATTAAAACATATCATAAGTCTGGTGCCTCATATGCTGCTATCTGTACTGTTCCAGTTTCTGCTGACCAGCATTCTTTTTTAATAGGACATCCTTTACAGGAATATGAAGTTTTGGTGAATGGTCTCATTGGCAATCCCCCATCCTTAAAATTATCATATACTTCGCATAACCAAATAAAAAGATCGTCAATAATTTTTTTATTTTTTTCTGTTAATTGTATTGGGATAAGTAATATCTCTTGTGTATTTTTATTTTCATATAGAAAAAATGCTTCTTTTGCATTACGTAATTTCATATATGTTAAAAGCTGAAGCATATGATTTGATGAAGGAGACATTTCAGCTTGTCTAGTATCCCAAACTTCTTGCTTAGCTGTCTTTATTTCTCCAATAACTTCTTCATCATCCCAATTAATTACAAGATCAATAAATCCACGAATTGGCGGATATTCATTTGTTATCTCTACTTCAGTTTTAACTTCTTTCATAGAATTTGTTTTAAACAAATCTGATGATTGATTTTGTATTAGTTTTTGTAATCTTTCATGAGCTTGAGTTCCATGAGACATATTTGCAATTGCTTTAGCATCGTTATTATCTATAAATGTTGCACCAGAAAATGCCATATACCAATATCTTGGACAATTTCCATTGCCGTATCCAAAACTACTTGGGCTAAATGATTTTTTAGTCATTAAACCATCTGGCCTTTTTGTTGCTAGGTATGCATCATCTAATAATTTAGAAAATTCTTCAATGTTAAATTTACCATTGTATTTTTTAAATTTTAAATTATTTACTATTTCTCTAGCCATTATATCTAACAACATACTTGAGGGCATCTACAAGTTTGTCTATGGACTCCTTTACTGAATAGTAAACATTCTTTTTATTATTATTTTCTGTTCCAGCCTTGTCTTTCATAATTGTAGAATATACCGAAGCCATTACTGCAAATTTTGTTGACATTGCCTGCAATTCCATTATTAAATGTGGAGCTTTTGCAGACGGTACGTCTGGATTCATTAGTAATTTTACCACAATTGCTAAAGCTTTATCTAAATGTTCATCTTTCATAAACTCATGAAGATCATTAAATTCTGTGATGTCACTAATTAGTTCAAGAGTATTTTTAGATTCAGTCATTATAAAATTTTACCTATCAGTCCATATCCTATCCATAATCCTACTATACCCATTACCCCAGCAAATACTGGCGGTGCAGGTACTGGAAGTTTAAATAAAGCAAATACTGCTCCTACTCCAGCACCAGTTAATGTGGTTAGAAAAACTTCTTTCATTTTACTATCCTTTTGTCTTTAGGAAATGCTCCCATGTCAGCTTTAACAGTACCGTCTTTTCTTAATCTAACAATTCTGCCATTTTTTATTTGCATTTTGTTAAATCCATCATGTCTTTTATATTTTCCGCTAGACATTTTATATTTTCCTTCCATCAATATATTCTTCTGATTCCACGAAGATCGGAATAACTCTTTTTAATTTATTTGGTTCTTGTCCTTTATAAACTAATTGTCTTCCTACTTCTCCATCTTCAACAACATTTTTAATTTTTTCATTTTGCATTTCTATCCATTTAGCAAGACCATTTGTTCTAACTCCATAAATCCAATCTTTACTTCCTGGGCTTCTAAATATAGAAAATGACCTAATAAATATTTTATTAGGTTGAGATTTTACAGACCTTGCTCCATGCCAAAATGGTCTTCCTGATGGGAATACAGTAATGTCTCCCTTTTTAGGTTTATATACAAAAACTTTTTTATTTTCTTCATCAACAAAATCAATTTCTCCGCCTTCATAATCGTCATTTAAATAAATTGTATATGTAATTATTTGCTTTGGTCCAGGCTCTTCTTCTCTATGATTATGCCAATCTGTATGTACTGCAATTGTATAATCTTCTTCTAAATTTAATTTATGTTGTAATATTTCAAATGTAGATAAGCTCATATTACTAGCATCTTCTCTATCTGGGGCCATGATGTCCCAATCAGTTATTTCATAAGTCCATTTTCCATTATCTTTCCAATCATTTAAATAATCAAAATGAACAGTTTTTATAGCATTTCTTATTAAACTAAAACCCTTAATGTGCTCTTTTTTATTTTTTTTCATATCATATGGGTCTGACCATATACTTCTTAATCCGAATGTATACCAAGGAGTCCATGTATAAATTAAACTATTATCGTTTCTTAATTCTGGCTGTGGGCCGTGATAGTCTCTATATACAGACTCTTCTGGTTTTGTTTTTTCAAGATCCACAATATCTTTTTGAGATTCATATATTTGATTTAATAATAGATTAATATCATTCTCAGATAATATATCTCTATAAACAGTCACTTGAGGCATTATATTTATTTTATTCATTATTTTTCTCCCAACAATCTAAAATTTGTTCTAATAAAGACCATTCTATCACAGCAAGCCTAGTTTTTGAATTATCCTTACCCAATATTATTTTTAGTACTGGGTGCTTATCTCTACTTACTTTGAATGTGTCTGTGCATATCTTGGACCAAATGCTTTGAGATATTGAAATGCTTTTTTCATATTCTTTATAGTCTACCACAAAATTACGCCATTGGGCATCTCCTTTTTGATAGTTTCCACGTCCACTATTTTTTTGTTGTTTAGCACCATCTCGTTTTGCTTCTGATCTTTCAGACATTATCCATTAACCTTTATTTGATTTGCATGGCCATCTGGACAGTTCCAAGACATAATAAATGTATCTGGGTCCCAAAAAGCTTCTTCAGCATTTTTATCACATTTAGAACATGGTTTTATTCCAGATATTTTTTCTAAATCTTTTTTATGTAAAATTTCTGGTTTTGTAAAAAACTCATTAAGACTTGGCATTTATTTCCTCAATTAATTTGTTAGCAACATCTGGATTATCTTTTAAATACTGTACTGCTTTAGCTCGTCCCTGTAATCTTTCTCCATCTACTGTATACCAAGCTCCGCCTTTTTCTACAAGCCCACACATTTCTGCAACATCTAAAGTTTCTCCTACTTTATCAACTCCTAAAGTTTCTCCTTGATAATAGAAGTCGTATTGCCCAGATAAATTTGGTGGGGATACTTTGCTGTAATCAACAATCCAATTAACTGGTCTGCCGACTCTTTGCTCAATAATTTTATCGCCAACTTTAACGCCAGCCTTGATAGCATTAGCCTCAGCCTCGGAAGACCATAACTTAATAACAGTGGTGGAAAAGAATTTGACTGCCATTCCTCCCGTAGGTATATGGCTGGCATGCATAGATCCAAATTGGTTTCTTTGTTGGGAGATAAGAACAAGTAATGTATTTTTGTTTGCATAGTTTAACATTTTGACTGCGTGGGTCATATCCTTTGCTTCAGCGCCTATTTGTTTTGTATCTTGTAAATCTTTTAATTCATTTCCATCTTTTTCAAAATAAATAGCTGGCAATAATGCAGAGATAGAGTCTACAACAATTAAATCAACATCTGCTTCCATTAATTTAGTTGCGACATCTACCATATCATTAACTGTTTTTGCTGGCGAATAAATTAATTTTTCTGAATCTACACCAAGTTGTTCTGCCCATGCTGGATCGTAAGATGCTTCAGCATCTATCCATGCACATACTTTTCCTTCTTTTTGTGCCATGCCTATCATTTGTAAACAAAAAGAAGATTTTCCAGCAGACTTATTGCCCCATACTAAAACTTGACGACCATATGGAAGTCCTCCACGCAACGCCATATTTAATCCAATACTTGGAGTAACTTGTTTTTTTACCTGAACACTTTGAGCTGACTGAACTCTATCTCTAGTTTTTGGATCTAGTTTAGATAATATTTCATTTATTTCAATTGTCATTTAAACTACTTTCTATAATATGGGCTATTGTAATCTATATATCCTACTTCTAAATTTCCTCTTGTACATTGAAATCCTATAGAATTTGTTGGTCTGTATCCGTCGTCTTCGTACATTAATTCAAAACCAAATTCATTTAAATCTTTATCGTAAGTAACGCACATAGCACTTCCATTTTTAGTAATAAAATCATTTGGCCAAGATTGTTCATTTAGTAATTCTTTAAAAATATCTGCTGGTACCGATACTTTGCCTTGATGTTTTAATATTGCTACAAAAGCTGTTGTTGCTCGTAAATTATTAAATATTGTTTCAAGGTCTTTTTGATTCATCATACGATTATACCATTAAAATAAATTTCCGTGAAGTCTTGGTCTACTTTTATTTATATTAATTTTTTTATCCATAACTTCATCTAAGCTATGAACAATATCATTTTCATTTCTCATAGCAGCATATATATCTAATAAACGAATAATTATATCGGCCATTTCTTCAACAATATGCTCACTACCTTTTGATTTTCTTATTGCTTCTAAGACTTCAGTTACTTCAGAATGTACCAATGCCAACTTGTTTCCAATTTTGTCATAGTTATATTCACCGTCCCAAAATCCTTTTTCTATAGCTGTTTCATGAAGAATTGCAGATAAGGCATCTAAACCATAATCAGTTATTAAATTATTCATTTGTATTTGATTCAACATTCTTATCAATATTTTGTTGTTCAATTTTATCCTTTAGTTCAAAAACAAACGAGGCTATATCCTCGTTATATTCAACACTTAAATTTTTATCTTCATTAGAGGCATTTAAAAATACATCTAGCGGAACAGATATCTTTTTTTGTGAATCTAAAATTGCTACTAAAATATTAGTAGCATTCATTGCTTGATATATCTCTGCAGGAGTTTTGCTCATTTTACTTCCTTTATCATTAAGGTTCCATCATCTAATTTAGACAGAACAGGTTTACATTTCATTCCCTCACGCATTTTTGCTAATACTTGTGGATACATAGATGGGAATGCAATAGCTCTTGTTAATTCTTTATTTTTATTTGTCATAACAATATGTGCCATCGTTTTTCCAGCTTTTGTTTTATATGGATTAAAATTAATTACCATCATTTCATTATCTTCCATATCGTATTCTTTTCTATACAAATAATCTACAAATAAGTCTGAGCCGTTTGGATCGATATCGTTTATTTTAATATACCTAGCAATACGATTATCTCCTACAAGAATAAAGTACATCTGTCCAGTTTCAATTTGAGTTTGTTCATGATGGAATAAACCAATTGATCCTGTTTCATCTACTAATTCTACTCTGGCCCAACCAGTACCACGTTTAATACTTTTTACCATCCCAAACATTGGAAAGGATCCAAGATCATCAAAATCTTCTATTGGCCTTGCCTGTGCTTTAATTCGTGGAGGCAAATCTGTATTAAAAGTCGGTATTCCTAAATATTCGTAATAATTTTCTTTTTCTTTGTTATTACGCTGATTATCCGTAAAAGCAGCCCCACCAATGTTATTAAGAGCAGTAATAGCCCTGCTGTTAATACCGCTGCCTTTGGCAGAGGCTTTTTTAATGAAATCTGCATACGATTCATACGGTCTCTTTTCTATAATTTTATTTGCAATACTATCAGATATAAATTTAATTTCAGCTAATCCAAATTGAATTGCATCATTTTTTAAAGAAAAATAAACTTCTGATTCATTGATGTGTGGCAATAATATTTTTAAGTTTAATCTTTTTGCTTCAATTAAATATTCTGTCCTAGCATCTTTATCATTTTCATTTTTAAGTACTGAAAACATGAACTCAAGAGGGTAATACTTTTTAAGCCAAGCAGTATAATAAGAAAGCATAGAATAAGCAACGGCATGACTACGGTTAAAAGAATAACCTGCGTGAGCTTCGAAATCATGCCATAGGGATTCGGCTTTTTTCTTAGAAATGTGTTTTGAAGCCCCATCAATAAATTTATCCTTGAACTGGTCGAATTCTTTTGCATCCTTTTTCTTTCCTATGATCTTACGAACTTTATCAGCCTCAGACCAAGTCATCCCTCCTAAATAAACGCAAGCTTGCATAACTTGCTCTTGATATATGATAACACCATATGTATTTTCAGTAAAAGGTTTCATAATTTCATGAACGTATTCTACATCTTCAAATCCATGTTTTCTATTAATATATGAAGCACCTACCGTGTTCATGGCACCTGGACGCACTAAAGCATTTGAAGCAGCAAGATCTTCAAATTTATCTACACCCATTTTAATTAATAAATTTGTATACGGAGTAGCTTCAGCTTGGAATACACCTTTTGTATATCCATCACTTAATACTCTATATACCTCTGCATCATCTAAAGATAAATCAGAAAGAATAATATCTTTATTGTATCTTTCTTTAATTGATTTTAATGTATCTGAGATAACTGATAATGTTTTTAAGCCTAATGCATCTAATTTAATTAAACCAATATCTGCTACGGTGTCCATATCATAAGCTACTACTGGTATTCTGCCAGAAACTTTATCTTGTGCGTCTTCTCTAGATTCAATTGGTGCATATTTTCTTAAATCATCTTTAGCAACAACAACTCCTGCAGCATGTACTCCAACTGATCTAATTTTTCCACGTAATCTTTCAGCAAGCCATACCACTTCTGGATATTTAGATCTAAATTCTTTTGTGTTAGGAGATTCCATAAAATCTTCAAATGTATCAATTGACTTCATTGCACGATTTACGTCTTGTAGTGGAACCATAAATACACGAGCAGCATCTCTAATAACGCCTTTATCTTTAAAATATGTGTATGTTGAAATAGATGCTACATGCTTAAATTTCTTTTTAAGATAATCTTTAACCTCTTTGCGACGACGATCCTCAAAGTCTGTATCTATATCTGGGAAGTCATTACGCTCAGGATTAATAAATCGGAAAAACAATAAGTCATATTCAATTGGGTCTACATCTGTAATTCCTAGGGCATAACATACTAATGAACCAGCAGCAGAGCCACGACCAGGACCAACCATAATATTATTTTCTTTAGCCCAATTAATCATGTCTGCTACTACTAGGAAATATGAGGCAAAACTTTTATCTTTAATAATTTCTAATTCTTCTATCAATCTTTGCTCATATATGTCATTTCCTAGCCATGATGAGGTCAGATGTAGGCTTTCTAAGCCTTTAAAGGCCATCTCAGCCAGTTTCTGATCTGCATCCGTCTTGGGTACTGGGAGGAGGTCTAGACCACTATTAAAATCGTATTCTTCAATTTTATTAGCAATTTCTATTGTATTATCAAAAATATCTGATCGATTTATCCCAACTTTATTAAAATCTTCTTCTATTTCTTTTCTAGACTGAATCCAGAGATTTTGTTCTTGAAATGATATTTTCCTATTTGGGTATAAATAATTAAACCTATCCATCATATTACTTATATTTCTAGACATCTCAAAATCTGATTCTTTATCTGATTTTGGAGATGTAGATAGAATTAACATAGCTTCAACTAAAACCTTGTCTTCTTTTTTAGCAAAATGAGAATCTGATGTTGCAACTGGTTTGATGTCTAGTTCTTTTGCAAACTCTAATAATTTATTATTTATTTCTTGTGGGTTGTGAGATTGAACCTCAATGTAAAAATCTTCGCCAAAAGTTTGTTTAAAATCTTTGAGTATAAGTTTTGCTTCTGAGAACTCCTGCCGTTCAATGCATTTACTAATAAGACCATTAAGACATCCACTAAGTACAATAATACCTTCCGCATATTCTTTTAATACCTCTCTATCAATACGTGGTTTATGATAAAATCCTTCGTTCCAAGCAATTTCTTGTAAAATATTTATATTTTCTAAACCTTTCATATTTTTGGCTAAAAGGATAATATGGTTATATGCCTGAATACTTTTATCTGTTTTAGATGATCTATCAAACCTATCTGTTGGTGATATGTATGCCTCTACACCTAATATTGGCTTAATTCCAATTTCTTTACATGCTAATTGCATTTCTCTATGAGAAGATAATGTTCCATGATCTGTAATAGCAATTGCTGTATGTCCATTATTTTTTGCAGCTTCTGCTAGAGCTTTGGGTGAATTTAATCCATCCATTAAGCTGTAATAGCTATGGACATGTAGGTGAGCAAAATTTGTCATAAAAGCATTCTACTAAATAATATAGGGGCTGACAATAGCCAGCCCCTATTTATTTAATTTACCACTCTACGCTACCTGTTGCGTTTGATGGCTCTTCTCCGCCTTCACCATTAAAGAAGGCTTCTTGCTCTGTATAGGGTAGGTCACGAACTGCAACCTTTTCCAATTCGTACAGTTCCAATCCAGATGAATCAAATGGTGTTTCATCTTTAGCAAGAGGGATTGCTGTATAACTGGTATCTGTTTTTGTGCCTGTACGCTTAATGCGCCACATTAAATTTGAAATGCTACCCATTTCGCCAGCATATTCAATTAATGTAGGAGTAATAGTCTTTCCACTACTACCCTGAGACAAGATGGCAACATATGGCTCTTCTTTGCCATCATCTACAAGGACATTGATATAAAGACGGGAACGGCCTTTCCATCCTGCCTTGTAATCCTTACGATGCTGCTCACATCCCCAACATTTTCCTTGGTCATCAATTGTACATAAAGCTTTACGCTTATAGTCTTTAGGATTTGTATGCTCAACAGCAATAAAACCTAAACTATTTTTTTCATTATAATGTGGAGAGTCAGGATCTAATTCCTGTAAAAATCTAATTTTAACACTTTCTGAGTCATCTAATTTAACCCAACGAGCTTTACTGCCGTCTCCGCTAGATGATTGCGGTTTATCCATTACTTTATTTAAATCTTTTAGTCCTTTTACAAGACCCATTTTGCTTCCTCTTTCTGTAGTTGATAGTATAGATCTATCTGTCTTTTTATTATATCATAAATTCCAAGATTTGTATTCAATATCAGAAACTGCATTTTTAATACATATTTTTATTTCTTCTTCTGACATATCTCCTGCATCTTTTGCATCATGTGGATATATCTTACCATAAGAATAAGAAGCCCACAAGATGTCTTTATTCTTTAATTTATTAGATATTGATATTCCTAATTCTCTGCCAGCTTGATCTGCGTCTGTCATGATAATAATTTTGTTAAAATATCTATTTAATAAATTAATATTATCTGTAGATATGTGTCCACCTAGTGTGGCTACCACATTTGGAAATCCAGATTGATGTATTCTAATAGCATCAAAACTTGATTCTACAATTATTACATGGTCACCTATTTTTTTAGCACGATGTATGTTAAATAATGTTTTGTTCTTTGGCAAGTTTGTGCTATTCTTAAATTTCTTTTCTGATATTGATCTGCCAACTAGTCCTACTGGAATTCCGTCTGGGCTATGCACTGGGACAATAGCCATGCCTTGAGATTCAGAATATCCTAATTTAAAATATGTTATAGATTCTTGATTTATTCCACGAGACTCAAAGTAATCTCTAGCTAATTTATTAAATGTTAATTCCATATATAATTCATCTAATTTTTTTTGATCAAATTCAATAAACTCAGGCTTATCTTCTAATACTGAATTTAAGGTTTCATCAAAATTATCTAAAGCCTGTGCTTCCTTTGCTGCAACCAGCCTTATAGATTCAAAATCATTTTTACCAGTAATTTTTTTAACTAGCTGAATTATGTTACCAGTTTCACCGCATGAAGGGTTAAAACAGAGCCATGCTCCATTATCTTCGCTAATATAAAAACTTGGACTATGAGTATTATTATGAAATGGACAATATATAACTAAATTATTATTAGATTCACTAATAATTCTTAATCCTATTTCTTTAACTACTGATTTTATATGGTTTGGCGCATATTGCGTGGAATTAACTTGCCTTGTGTTATTCCCTCTGATTCCCATGCCTTCCGCCTTCCTGTATGTATTCCATAAATAGTCATTAAGAACTTCCATGTCTCACCAGTAAATTCTACTGAAAATGCGGTGTCTATGTCAAGTACTCTAGAATATCCTTTGTCTCTCATTTGATGAACTAACATATTTTCATATTGATTTTTGAGTCTAATAATATCTGAATCGTCTCTAAACTCTACATCAATTTGAAATCTTTTAATTTGGCTGTGGTGGTACATAATCGTATAACTCTTTAATAATACCTCTATTGATATCCCAATCTAAATGGAAGTCAAAATCATGACCATGTCTATTTTTCCTAGAAACAACTTCAATAAGATTTGTTTGAGGATATCTATGAATAGCCATAGCCATATCAGCATCATATTCAATAGCTTTAGACCATGCAACCTGAGACATCATTGGTGGATTTTCTTGATCTGAGATATCGTCTGCTGTAGCAGCAGTAATATCAATAACTGGTATGTTGTTTGTTACAGCAAGTAATTTAAACTCACGAGATATATTTCTATTTCTTTCTACTTCAGAATTACTTCTTTTATTATCATTAAATAATTGGTGATAATCTAAAATAACAAGGTCTGGTTTGTGCTGATCTATTTTACCTTGTACTGTTGCTGGAGTTACATCTCCTGCGCCTTCATTTGAAACAAGAATAAATCCATTTTTATTTTCAAACTTTTTATTACCCCATGATCTAAAATCATCTATATTAATGTCACCTTTTGATAAATCTGATGCCTTAAACAAACCTGAGCCAAGCATTGTATAAATACGATCACGCATATTTTCTGGCGACATTTCTAGAGAAATAATCATTGGTTTAAATCCTTGCTCCCAAGCTTTACATGCAAGATATGAAGTAAACCATGTTTTACCTTTTCCTGGCCAACCAATTGCAACAATTAAATGTCCTGGAGCCATTCCTGTAGGATATGCTTTATCAATTGCTTCAAATCCAGTTTTTATTCCTGGACTTCCGCCCATTGCGGAAGATCTATCTTTTACAGACATAAAATGTCTTTCTGCTGCTTCTAGGTCTGTAACATCTAAGTCTCTTACATTATTAGTAAACCTAGCAAGTCCAGCAAGTTTACTTTGCATATCTGCTAATACTCTAGAGGCTGCATCTTCTTTTAATGCAGATCCACCTTGAAGAATAATACTTTTTAATCGTGCAGATAAATATTCATTTTTTAATTTGTCTAGGTAATATCCAGTTTCTGCCTTTACGTTTAAGTCTGGTTCGAAATCTTTAAATTTTTCTTGAAGCACACCAGTTTCAGGAACTGCTTTAAATTTATAATAATATGATTTAAGACCTTCCCAAATATCCCTATGAGATGTAAATAAGTCATCAACATTATCTGCTAATAGGGTGCTTATATCTTTATTTTTACATACAGCAGATATTAATGTAGCTTCTGTATTCACTCTTCTCCCTCTACTAATTTCTTAGTTGCTTCTTGTAATATTTTACGATTTCTTTTATCTTTTTCAATTTCTTTTTGCATTATATCAATTTTATCAAAATTAAAAAAGAAAAACTGAAGCGGATGTCCATGTTTACCAGTTGTAAAATAATATTGCAATAATTCTTTAGCACGTTCATACCCTATACTATCAACAACATCTTGCATGGCCCATTTTTCTCTATACTTATTTAAAGAAGGAAGTTTACCATATTTTTCTTTATACATATTTTGATACATTGTTAAAAGAATATATGCCTCTTTATTATTTGCCACGTTTTAACTCTTCTTCTACTTCTTGTGTTTTTTGAATTAGTTTATCTTCTACAAATTTATAAACACGTTCTGTTGCTGTATCGACATTTTCTCCAGAACGTACTTCATCCTCTACGCCAATACCTATTTTTATACTTTCATAGTTTCCAAGATTTCGAGTAAATGATAGATCAACTTTTACTGTGGTCATTTATGCTCTGCCTTTATATGTCTATTTAATGTGTCATGTCCAAATATTCCCCAGCGCAATTCAATTTCTTTATTACACATATCACATTTAACTATTCTATTTGACATTACTCCGCCTTCCATACAGGTACAAATGAACCGTCAACGGTCTTAGTATACAATATCATGTTCTGTTTGAGAAGAGCCTGCAATTGTGTTTTTGATGGAAGGTCTTTAGTATATCCAGCTTCTAATATATATTCATGTAATTTAAGTATATCTGATTCACTAAACATAAATTTATACCATTTACTATCTGGATTACTTATTGGATACACCTTCTGTGGCTCTTTAATTTTACCTTGAAGTATATATTCTTCAATAGTAACTTTATGTCTTCCTATTATTAATCCCACCTGTTTTATAGTATATGCGTTTTCCATATTTTTTTTAACATCTACATATGAATACAGCACTCTTTTTTTATCTGTATAGCACCAAGCAATTAACTCGTCTCTTGCTTTTGATAATCTAATTACTTTATGTAATTTATTATTCAAGAAGAAATAGAGAAATTTTTTGCGTATTCCCGATCTTGTTTTTCTAACCATCTTCCAAATCTATTCGTTTCTTTGTTGATCATCCACCTTTTGCCACATAAAATACAGAATAGCTCTACATGAAGTTTTTGAGAAAATACTCTATCTACAAATACTCTGCCAGAACATTTAGCACACCACATTTTATACTTTGAACACCTTTCCATCTACCACGCAAGAATAGTCTGGTGATATTTCAATAATTTGAACATGTGGCCATTTACCATTTTCAATATGTGCAATAGCAAATCCCTTTTGCCAATCATGGTGCTGAGAATACTTCATGCCAGAACTCTTTTCATCACACATATGTCCAATTTCGTACCCACGAATAGTTTCACCTTTGCCTTTATTCCTTAATTCATATGTTTGAAAGTGTGAAGCAATTCTATGTGAATGTCCACGAATTAATGAAACCTGAAGATCATTCATATCTTTACGCACTGCACCAGTGTCTGCTACAGATAATCCGTGATGAACATGGATATCTCCATAACGCTTTTTAGGTAATTCATTATAATAAATATAATCATAACCTAATGAATCTAAATTCCATAAAGATTCTGGTGTTACTGTTTTAATATAATCAGGAAGTTTTGCGTCTATATAATTAAAAATTCTAACATCATGATTTCCTAAAGCAGTAAATAATTCTGCATCCTTGCCAGCTACTTTTCTATTTTGAGCAAAAAAATCACGAGCACCTTTTGCTTCATGTTGCATTAATGGAATAATGGCTGCGCCATTTTCATCTTTATACATCTTAAGAAACTCTGCTGATCTGCCTTCTGTATATTTACTATAACAGGCTTGGTCGTCTGTATCTCCTAAAATATCTACAACATCTGGCTTGAACCATTTCATTACCTCAAACCAAAGCTTAATGGCTTTATCATCTTGATACGGGAACTGTTGATCTGATGACAACATCCATTTTAGATCATTAGACATCTATTATCCTTAAATTAAAAAAGTCACGGTTTCGTGACTTTGTGCAATATGCTATATTTTAACATATTGTTATATCCTGTCAAGCATTATATTGTTTTAAGTTGGGCTGCCATCCAATTAATTTTTATATCTCCAGTTGCTTTAGCATTGCTAGTAGCAACATAAATAGTTCCGCCTGTACCTGTAGAATTTTTAACTGCTGACACTGAGACTATTCCTAATGCTGCTGTTAATGCTTGTCCTACAGACGCTACAAATCCAGTATCTGTTCCAGCAACAAATGATGATGTAAATGTTACTGTTTGATTTACTGGGGTGGTGCCTTTCAATGTTATTGTTACAAAACCTTGATCAACAATTGCAACTCTATTTTGACCACTAGAATCTCTTGTAGCATTTAATAAAGACTTAGATGTTGTAAATACATCTGTTAGATTAGATTGTAATTGATTTAAATCATTTGGGTCAAATGGAGCACCCTCATTAAATGTTACTGCTTTCCATTTTTCGGTCATTATAAATTTTCTCCTAATTCATGCGAATTTGCTTCTGATTCGCTTACCTCTATAACCTTTGATCTATCTATTCCATATTTAATAAATGAATCTGGGTCTACTATATGCCTCTTTTTATTTTGAGATATTAAATACATTTTACCATCTGCTATGTTTTTTATCAAAGTTCCATCTCTAAATCCAAGCTTGCCAGCCAATTTAGTTAAACTTAATGCTTCTTCTGTTGCATTTACGGTATTAAATGCCCATGACTCCGCTGCTCTTTTAGATATAAGCCTATATCGTTTATTATCTTTTATCCAATAAACATCTTTAGATGTTTTAACAGCAATTCCAGATGGAAAATTAGTTGGTGAGGTTACTAAGATGCTCTGAGTATTCTTCTTTAGCCTGTAATTTAGCATTTTTTTCTTCCATAAGTTGAGTAATCTCTGCCCGTAAAATTGCAATTTGAGTTTCATAATTAGATACCATTTCTCCAATACGCTGTTGTAGGGCTGTTATTACTAAATTTGCCTTATTCTCCTGACTCATTATTTACTTTCTCTAGTTCTGCTTGTAGCGCTTCTTTCTTTAAAAAAGCATTTTCTAATTGTATATTTAATGCATCTACTACTTCTTGATTAATTGGTGTGATAGCAGACTCTTGAATTATTAACATATTTATATTATAAATATTATTTACTACACTTTTTAAATGTTCATTTATAATAGCATTTTTTTCTGGTACTGATAGCTCCATTAAATAACATCCTTTGTTTCAGTTATTGCTCCCCATTTACCCAAAGGACAACTAGCGTGTGGCAATTTAGCTTTTTCTGTCATAAAACATCCACATTTTTTACAAGTTTTTGATGCTTTAATTAATGATGGACAATTTAAACAATGATTTTCATATCTATATTTAAATGTTTCTTCATCTACTCTTCCAATTTTTGGATTTAATAAGTCCCAAGGGCGAACTTTGTCACCAGCATTTTTTTCTTTCCAAATTTGAAAAGGTGTTTTTTCTGACATATTATTCCTCTATTGGTTTAGGGCTAAAGGTATCAGTTTCTGCATCGTACAGTGCTCCTACTGAAACTATACCGCCTTCATCTGTATATAAATTTCCAGTTACATTTTTTATAATTGGATTACTTGTAAATATTGCACCTAATCTTTCATCTGTGTGTAAAATATCTACAACTTCTCCATCAATAACAAATGCTATTTTTACTGGTGGTAGTTCTGGTCTTTGACCAGGCTCTAGTATTTCTTCTGCCATTTTTCTCCTTTTTATATATTATACATAATATATTTATTTTTGTCTACAGCAATTATGCTGAGAAATTGTCTAATTGATTACCTATTTTTTCAACTGCTGGAAGGCTAACTAGTCCTACAGATGTTCCTTTAGTGCCAGTATTTGTGGCAGATGTAGTATCAAAATATGTGCCTACATATCCTAAAGCATTTATTGTATTTCCAGTAGTAACTGCAGCTACCTTTGTAATTGTTGGATACAATAGTTCGCTGTATTCAGATCCTGCTTGTGCAGCATAAGAACTAACAACGATTGAATTTTGTAATGTTAATGTTCCAGAAGAATATGAATATATACTTAAATTTGAATTATATGTATATGCATCAGATTGTACTTCTTCTACCTCTTTCCAAGATTTATAAATTACTGCTCCTAAATATTGTCTAGTTTTATAATTATTATATGTTAATGTTGTACTTGTTTTAGTTTTCCATCTTGTTTGAGTTTCAGCAATTCTTGTTTTATATAAACTTGTAGTTGTTGCTGTACATGCTCCGCATCTTTGTCCTGGTCCAGATCCTTCTCCTGGACAATTTGATTGTCCAGTTATATAATTTGAACATAAATAACTTGAACTTGAACTAGATAAAGTATATGTAGAAGTATATGTAGTGGTAGTAGAAGTTGAACATGATGTACATCTTTGTCCTGGTCCAGATCCTGTTGCTGGTAATGGCGATGGACAAGAACCAGAACCAGAGACTTGTACGTTACATGAATAAGTTGTTGATGAAGTGCTAACTGTATACGAATATGTTGTAGTTGTAGATGGACATCTAACAAATCCTACGGCACATGCTGTATATCCAGCAGGTGCTCTAACGCATCCAGATGGGTCATTAGCGCCTGGAGTTTTACATGAACCATATGTTGTAGTTGTAGATGATGTACAACCACTACAGTTTTGTCCAGCACCAGTTGGATCTGGTCTATACGTTGGGCAAGTAGCTGATCCAGTAATAGTAGATCCATTACATGGATATGTAGTGCTTCCAGTGCTTGATCTTACAAAATAAGAATATGTAGAAGAACTTGTAGAAGTTTCATTACAAGTGCTACATCTTTGACCGCTACCAGTTGGATCTGGTCTATATGAAATTCCTTCACAACAACCTTGTCCGTTACATGATGCTGGTGAATTACATGGATAAGTTGTAGTTAAATAAGAATCTCTATAGCTATAGGCATATGAAGTTGAAACATTGCAATAACTACATTGATCACCTATTGCTGATCCGCCATAATTAGAATCATTGCAAGGACCACTATTATTATAATATGATGGACATATTGCTACTACTTCACTATAACTTTCACATGCACAAAGTTGATTTGGTCCTGTTGGATCTGGCCTTATTAATAATCCGCTACAATCTGGCTGATTCAATGCCCAATCAGATGTACATACATATTCATAAGATTCTGTACAGGATCCTGAACAAACTGTATTTTCTCCGCCAGGCATTGCAGAGCTCCAATTTTCATATTCTGGACACGGATCTCCTGCATTTAATACTCTTACATCATTAGTACATGAATAATTATATAAGCTAGATGTTGTTGTACATGCTGTACATCTTTTGCCTACATCAGAAATTGTATATGCAGATCCTTCAATATTAGCTGAAACATATGAAACGGCATTACATTCTTCTTCTGTTCCAGTTTTATTACTAGTACAATTGTATGCAAGTCCTGGTTCAATTTCATAAGAGTACTCTGGTACTACTGCCCACCAAGAATTTGCAGATGCAACCCATACAGCAAGTCCTAGTCCACCACCTGATGTATCTATTGATGTATTTTGATTAGAAGAATTTAAATCAACACTTTGTAGGGGATAACCACTTCCATTACTATTGTTTATTGCTTTTCCACCACTTACACTCCATGAACTTGTATTTCTAGCATAGGAGCTATAAATAAATCCTCCGCTTGCAATACCTAATCCGCTTGTAGTTGTTCTATTGTTAAAGTTATCTTCTATACCTTGCATGGTAGCAGTCAGTGGATCACTGTAATAATAATATTTAGTTATACCATCTGTTCCAGTAACTTCATCTCTTGAATAAAAAATGTTTGGTGGTGGAGTAGCATCTGTTTGGTCTATTGTATATGAAGATGTTGATTTAGTATTTCCATAAATTACCTCTTCGCTATATCCATCTCCTGGCAAAGTTTCATCTGTGGTATAAAATATTTTATTTACAATTGAATCATAATTGCTATATGTTCCTGGTGATTTGGTAATGCTTGTTCCAACTCTACCCGTTCCTGATAATGTAGGTCTAGTTAATTGTGTTGGTGAGTCAACTGTTCCAAATGTTTTTGTCCACTCAGTTGGAGATATTTTTACATATATATTTTTTACTTTTTTCCAGGTACTTTGTGTTACTTTAACATATATATATTTTACAGCTTTCCATGTACTTGGAGTAACCTTTAAATATGTTTTTGCTGTCATTAATTACCAACTTATCCAAAGGTCTCCGACAAAGCCTGTGCTTGCTGATGGTGGGTTATTGGTTCCGCTACGAACTCCATAATAAACTCCAAGTCCACGTTTTAATTTATTATCATCATATGGATCTGCAATAATTACTCTATATCTTGCAGCCTTTCCATAATTATATGTTGGGCCATTTGTACCAGTACTTGGATATCCACCACTAATATATTGTGTTATAGCAGTATTAGGTGCTCCGCTATTATTATATTCAAGGCTTCCTAAAGCTGTTAATCCATTTCCAACCCCAGGTATATTTTGAATTTCAACTCCGTCTGGAGTTAACTCTATTCTGGACAATGGAGTGTACGTAGATCCAGAACTTCCAGTATCTCCAGATTCTGTATCTATTTCAGTTGATGAAAATTCTAGTGGAACTACACCAGAGTATAAAGTAATTACATTACTACTAGATAATGATTCTATTCTTGTATTAGCATCTCCTACAGTAAACTTTTCAGAATTCCATTTATTATATGATTCTTCTACAACAAAAGATGATCCTGTTATCGTAGACGCAGTAATATTTCCAGACATGCTAAGGTGTGAGCTATCATTTCCAGGGCTTGCTGTTAATGTAAATTTTCCAGTAGGAGATCCACCATTATAATGTGATATTGATGAAGGGGTTAATCTAAAATGATATCCAGAACTACTTCCTAAAAATATATTTGGATCGCTTCCGCTATTAATTTTTAATGTTCCTGTTGAGTTTTGTAAATATGAACTTCCTAAATTCCAACCACCAATTTCTCCATAGGTTGATGTTAAGTATCCACTTTTTGAAACACTAAATGGAGCACTTGCAAAATCAGCATGTCCTAGCCAAATTCCTGTTGCTGGTACCGCTTTAAATATGTCATTGCTAGAACCTATTTCTAAACTTCCAGTAAATGTTCCTGATCCTTTTATAGCAAGTGTTCCAGCTGTTCCGCTTGCCAAATATTCTAATAGTTTTGTTGTTCCATCTGTTCCATAAATAATAAATGGAGATGAACTGCCTGATATAACTACTCTTTGTCCGCCTGAAACACCTGCAGTAATTGATGCATCTGCAGTTATTATTCCAGTACTAATTTCGCTTGCTGGTAATTTAGAAACCGTAATAGGGTTTCCATCTGCTGCTACTGGTTGTCCGTTTGCAGTACCACTAGCATTTACTGTGTCTATTTTTACATAATATGGAGTATTATAATCTAATGTTGTACCTAAAGATTTATCAATAATAGTTCCAACACCTATTGAAACTTTATTTGATCCATTTGCAAAATTTAATGTATGCACCCAGTTATCATTGCTTGGAGTAAATCCTGCTGTAGTACCTATAAATACTTTTGCACCAGCAAAACTTCCTTTAGTAAAATCTACTGGATCTCCGTTTTCATCTAATCTTTTTCCATTCCATTCAACAATTACAGAAGCTAATCCAGCGGTTACTATTGGAATATCTGGATCTTCTGGGGAAAGAATTGTTTCTGTTATAGCTGGAACAATTACTGATCTTGGTAAACTTACAGCAGACTTAGCACCGTAACTTGATATAGCATATAACGCAACGGCATATTGTCCTGCAGGTGCGGCTATTGTTTGAGTTCCAGCTGTTTTAAAACTTCCTGCCGCTTTTTCGCCATCAAATGGAGAACCATCAATATAAATATCAACTCTATCTATATTTGTTATTGCTCTTCCTGCTGCGTCATTACCATTCCATGTTATTTTTATTAAACCTGGTTCTGCAGAAACGCTTCCTACTGGAAGATCTGGTGTTCCTGGTAATGTTTCTCCTGGGGTAGTTAATGTTTTTGATGCAGACCAAAGACCAAATGTTCCATCTTTATATTTCCATCTAAATTGAATTGGATAATTTTTATTTAATTCAAGATCTGTAATAGTTACAACAAAATAGTTACCATTTTCGATAGCTACTGATGTATCTTTTAATAGATCCTGATATGTTGTCATATTAGTTCCAGTCTAAATCCAATTTATATTCTATATCTAAAGATCTGCCAGCAACTTTTTTAATTCCATAAAAAGACCCATTACCAGAAACTGCTGCTGTATTGTTGCTTGATAAGGTTATGGTATTATCTTCAATATTTGTAATGGTTGCACCAGTTGCAATTCCAGTTCCTGATACCTTTTGTCCTATAAATAGGTTATTTATAGAGTCAACCTCTATTGTATTTTCTCCAGAAGATCCAGATATTGTTGTAGTATTTATAACTACAGATCTACTGATTAATCCAAAAAATGGATCAAAGGTATCTTCATCATTAATTCTTAATCCGTCAAAACCAACATAGGTAGTGTCAGTTCCAGATGGAGTAATTGTAATACCAATTTTATTTATTAATGATTTATCTGGTGCTGGATTAGTTGCTCCTGCATATATTAATGACATGGAGATATCCTCTGTAATTTGATCTCCAGTTCCAGCAGGTGGTGTAATTTCATATTCAAAATATTCAGTGCTTGAGCTATAAAATTTAATTATTATAGATTCTAGATTATCGTCTATTTTTCTATATGCTAATCTTAAAGTATCGTTTACGCTATATCCAGATAAATCTAAATTTTCTATATTATAGAAATATTCATTTGAGGCTGGTCCATCTGACTGCATAACTATTATATTATTTCCTATTTTAGGATTATTGGTAGAAAAATCTGCTTTGAATAAGTCTTCATCTGTCCAGTCTAAATAGTTAGAAAAATCTGTTAAAAATTTACTATCAAAATTATTAATTGAAGATCTATCAGATGGATACAATCCTATTTCATTTATTTCCCCTTCAACATCTTGAGGAATAGATGCTTTAAATATTACAGAATATGTCGATACATTATCAACTGTTTGAATTTCTGTTGATCCAAATAAAGCAGGTACTCTATAAAATTCAAATCCAAGTCTAGTATCGTTTTCTGTTGCTTCTGTAAGATCTATACCTATTGCAATATCTTTATTTAAACTTTTTGTATTTCCTGCAATTAGATTAGTTAAAAATCTTTTTCCAAATTTTGTAATCATTATTCTCCTTAAATTGGTGTAGAATATGATGAAGAATATTCTATTCCATTTGTTCCTGTAACTACTGCTTGTACTCTAAGCCATCTAAATGATGAAGTTGCATCAACATCTCCATCCCTTGAACTTACTCTATATGTTTTCATAACTCCACTATTTCCTATATTATAAGAACTAGTAGTTGAATATGTTTCTGATCCGCTTTCGAGTGCAGGAGCAGTGGGAGAGCTTGAAGAACTTATAATCCAATCATATCTTACTTCTGAAAATGATCCAAGTCCAGAAACATTGTTCCAACCCCAAGCTATTGATGTTCCATTTCGTTTGAAATAAACTGAAGGTGTTCCTGGTGTAGGCGCTGTAAACGCAACTGATTTATTTGTTGATTGTGGTGTTATTGCTGTAACTATAACACTTGGATTAAATATTCTAGCATCTACACCGTCAATATTTGATGGATTCTTGCTAGAGTTTCTTATTTTTAATATAGCTCTAATTTTTTGTGATTTAGTTGCTGCGTCAAAATATGGCTCATATGTAATACTTTCAATATCTGTTAGCTCTGGTATATCTAGGTATATCTCCTCTAGATCTCCTCCATCAACAGGTCTTTCTCCATCTTCATTTACATAATTTTCTCCGTCTGATTCTCCTGAATATAAACTAGATGCTAGATATTTAGAATAATCAATTGACCCGCCTTTTATGGTTAAATATTCAGTTGGATAGGCAATAATCCTATCTACACTATCTTCTGAAAGGACTATTACTTGGCCTCTATTTAAGTCCTTTAAGTCTTTTCTTTTATTTGAATTTACCATATTTTTTATTATACCATTTTAAAACTATAAAGTTCTACAGGATAACTCCGTCTCCAATCCTTCAGAATATCTATGCTTTACCTCTGTAACAATGAAGCTTTCTGTTCCTGCTAGTCCTTGATAAGTATATTTAATTGAAACAATGTCTCCTACAGAAATTAAAGGGTTTCCAAATATTTTCATATTAACTATTTTACCTCTGTTAATAACATTGTTTTTAATCCAATTTGCTAAAGACTTTACATCTGCCTCATTTTGTAACCAAAATGATTTAAATGTAACTGGTTCTTTTGTAACATAATCATTTAGTTCATCTGTACTATATATTAGTTCTCCAGAGTCTCCTAGATCATTACCCCATAAAACAAATGCCGCTTCAGCCCCGTTTGATAAAGGAATAGTGGTAGATGTATTATTCATAACAAATGCTTGAGATCCAAAGTTAGAAACTTTTTGCCCAAGTATTTTAGCAAAAGGATTTATTCCTGTACTCCATTTTACTGGATATGATGGTCTCTTAGAAAAAGAAACATCTGTTTTTACAATTTCTCTTATTACGGTTCCAAACTCATCAACAGCAGTAGCCCTTTTATTACCTGAAGCAATCTCATCTTCTCCGTAATTTGCCATGTAAGATAAATCTCCGTATGAAGTATTTATTAAATCATTACTAAATTGTCCTTGATATATATTTAATTCTAAAAATCTGTCATCATATTGATAATCTTTTAAAGTATTTGCATATGCATAATCAAATGCAACTTGACCTCTTGAACAGACTAATCCAATTTTTTTACTTGGTGCTAAAATAACAGATTTAACTTGAACAGCATTATTAATTTTATATGTTGTATCTGTGGCTGATATTCTGTAGCCATTTATAAAAGCATCAATAAATACTGTTTGATTATCAATCTTAACTTTAATATCAATATTATATGTTCTTCCTCCATAAATACCCTCTATAGTAGATTCAGTTCTTGTACCTATTTCTTTTAATGGAATTTTATTGCTTCCAACCCATTTTTCTATTCTTACTGATTTTTTATCTAATACAGCTGAAGCTGAAGTAGTTGATTCTAAAATTAAGTAATAGCCACTAGTTCCAGAGCTATTTAAAAAGAATCCTATCCCACCAGACTGTTTGGTATTATCTAAAATATTATCCATTAATATACTAGTTCCAAAAGAAAAGTATCCAGTATTATATGAGTTTCCATTAACAGAAGATACTGTTTTAACTGTAGGTACCTCTATTGAATCAAAATCTCTATAAAATAAAGCAGATTGTTTTTTTGCATATTGAGTTTCGGTTACTGCTAGTTGTAAATAAGATTTGCTGACTTTAAAATCTTGCCTTGTTGGAGAAACCGTTTGTCCTCCATAATTTGTTAAAGTGCTAAATCTTTTTTCCCAACGACCTCTTGGATCAAACACTCCATTTAAAGATGGTATAACAACTGCTTTATAAGAAGTTCCACTTAATAAATTACTTATTGTAATTGGTTGAGATTGTGTATCAAAATTTTGTATTGTCGTTTCATATTGATCAAATTCTCTAATAATAAGAACATTATAATTAGTAGGATCGCTTAAACCTGGATATGTTTCTGCAGTAATAACTGCTCCATTTTCAGATGGATTTATAACTAAATCAAGTATTGCTGTATACGTACTCATTATAATAAAACTCCTGTCCATGCATACTGAGTTGATGGAACACCACTAGAATTATGTGCTGCGGCTGTAGTACCTAAAGCTCCTCTAGTTTTAATTCTATATCTACCATTTGGTTTAATATAAATATCCGACGCTATATTTTCTGATCCAGGTTTTGCAAAATTTGTATATTTATTTAAATCAGCAGCATTTTCAATCCATATGTTAATAAATGTTAAGTCGTTTGAATCTTTTGGAACATATTGATATCCCATTGCATCATACTCAATTATTTCAGAATCTACTAAAAAGTATCCATTAAAATTAAATCCTGATTGAAATTTACTATACTTATCTAATGTTTCAAATTTAATTGCTAGATATTGATTACCAGAAGCGCTTAGAGGTTCCAGAAGTCCTCCTGCTACTAAAAATTTAGTAGGTGATTGCCAAAGAGGTCCAGATGTTCCTAAATATGAAGTAGATGTTGGAGTAGACCAAATTACTTTAACTTGATTTGCAGAGGCTATTTCTTTTTGTGAAAAATCAACTATGTTTGGCAAAATACTAGATTCTGCTTCGTAATAAAAATTCCAATCTTTTGTTGTACGACCATACATGTAATTTCTGCTATAAAATTGTAAAATATCATTTTCATCAACAATAGCATTCATTTGTATATCTCTACATATTTCCTGGATATACTCCCAGACTGTTTTTGATCCATCTGTCCAAAAATAATTAATTAAGGGAACAGAAGAGTCTGTTTCTGATGTAAGATTAAATTTATAATTTGTATATCCTACAGAATCTAAAAGTCTACGTATTACTGCTGTAGCTGGGTAAAATTCACATAGAACATCTGGGCATATCACTTCCATTAAATACTTTGCCGAATCTAATGCATTAACAGAAACCTCTCCATATGCACCGATATTCCATTCATCTACATAAAATTGACCTTGATATATTTTGTCATATTTTTCTAAACCTTCAGTTATTGCTCCGTCAGCATGATATATTTTAAAATAAGGAGTTAATTTTGCATTCTTTACCATATAAGTTAAAGAAGAATTTAAGGCAACAGATCTATTGTAGGAAGCATATTGCAAAGATGTTTGATTGTATTTAATTAAATTTAAAGATATATTATTTGATGTTACCTTGCCAACTGGCAATAAATCTTCTGAGCTTGATGATGCCTCTTTGCTTATATCAAATGACTCAACATCGTCAGATATATCTTTTACCCATCTTGCAGAAATTTCAATAAGACCAATAATTCTATCTGTTCCTGCGCTTGGCGTTGTGATATTAATTGATTTTATAGATACTGGGTTAGCAAATGAATATGGTTCTGATAATTGATTTGCTGACCATGTAGTTCCATTATAGTATAAATTTACTATTCCATTTGCTGGGGTAGATAAAGAACTTGCAATTGTTTCTTGAGTATTATCTGATTTAGTTATTTTAATTGTATATGAAGATGGCAAGCTATGTGTCTTTTCAAATTTAATAACTATTTTATTTGTTAGGGCAAATTTTGTACCAGATGTTAAATAATTAACTGTTACATCTACTCCAGTATTTTGTGGAGTAACCCAATATTTATAATAGGTGCTTGCTCCTGGATAATATATTCTTGGCTGGCTTTCTGGATAGCTGACTGATCTATATGAAGAAAAACTATTTTTAGGAACATCTGTTCCAGATCCGTTGCTAACTTTTTCTAATATAAAATATTTAATTCCTGAATTTTCTGGTCTAAATGGTTTTACTATAGAGTCTACAGGAAATAATTTTTTATATGGATTTGGTCTACTTGCTGGCCATACCTGTTGATCTGCTGCGTTAACAATTTGTGAAGTATATAAAGAGTCTGATATATTATTTGTAACAGATATTCCATCTAACATAGTATTCATATTATATTCAATATAACACCCAGATTTAATAATAACGCTGGCTTTATTATAAAATATATTTTTTAATGCAGTAGAAGAAGTTATCATGTTAAACCTCTACCATTGTTAAGGAAACGTTCCAAAATGGCTGTAGGCCTCTTTTTAGTACGATAAAATTACATTCTCCAAACATTACACTGTATTGTTCGTAATTAACTGATTCCTGATTTGTTCCATCTTTTGCAAAATTTATCCTAATATTAAAAGAAGATTTTCCTTCTGTGCTATTATAGAATGTCCTTAAGTCTTCTGCTCCCCAGGCTCCATCTACAGTTAATGTTCTGTATGATGGCAACATATCCCATGATAAATTAAAAGTTTTTTTATCTGCAACGAAGTATTTTCTTAATGTACCATTTCCCATTCTTGTTTGTTTTTCTATTCTTTCTGGAGTGATATCAAACTGGGATCTATTATGTTCTGTTACTTTATTATATTTTAATGTGCCATCGCCGCCATTAGTGGTTGAATCGTAACCTTGTATTTGAAGAATAGATCCTCTTGGAACAATTAATGCGCTCATACAAATAACCTATTTCTTCCTTCTTTAGTTTCAATCATTCTCATTCTAGCTTCAATTGCTTTTGCAACATCGTCTGGCGATAGGTTGCTTCCATTAAGTGTAACATTAATATTATATAATGAATTAGATGTAGAGGCTAATCCAGCTTGATTCATATTAACTCTTCCACCCATGGACATTCTTGGAATATTGTATTTTGTTGCTAAGCCACCCATTGCCATTTTATTAATTCTATCTAGTGTTGGGGTTCCTATAGATTTAACTGCTGCTGCTCTAATTACATATTCACCATTAGAAAGCATTGCTGGAATAGAATCGGATGTTCCTGTACCTGGACCAGATACATATCCTGCAGAAGAATATCTCTTAACCATTCCGCCTAATGCAAGTGTGGCTACGCCAACATTGCTCTTAGAAGTTGTATTTTTATTTGTATCAAATTCATATATTAATCCGTCAACAGTGCTTACTGCATAGGTTTTACCGCCAAAACTAAATAGCCTATATGACTTACCAACGCCTGCTGCTGATGCTGAATTTCTATCATTAAATGCTTTTCCTGCTGCTGCATTTAATGTTTTAGCATCATAAACCTTAGCTGTACCAGTAGTATTTAATCCACCAGCTGCAGTCTTTCCAGATACAGAATCATATGATTTATCTGATGCTGTTTTTCCTGCATCTAGATTAACTCCTTCATTTTTAATTGCAGCTAAAATATCTTTTAGATATTGATTTGATTTTCCAATTGCATTTACAACAAGGTTATCTGATCCTTTTTGTAGTGCTTTTAATAAAGCAGCGCCTTGTGTTGTATTAGGATCAATATCTGTTCTTCTAGTTTCTCTATCTTCACGAACTAAGTTTCCTGCTGATCCTGTTACACCTAGATCTGCTAAGTACTTCTTTCCGCCTGGAGTTTGCTCTAACTGTCTAATTAAATCATTAAGCCTCTTCATGGCTTCTTTTTCATCTATATTACCTAATGAGAATTCTTTGTATACTCCCTGAATTTGTTGATATGTAGAAGCATATGGAGATTCTTTTGGTTTATTATTTGCAGCAGCATTTGATGCTGCTGTTGATTTTTTATTTAATACATCTATTTGAGCTTGTAATGCATCTATCTTTGCCTGTACTGCTGCATCTATAGCATCTTCGGCTGCCTTTAATTGTTGCTGTCCTACAAGTCTTTGAATATTTATTTGAGCCTGTGCAGCAGATGCCATGTCTCCAGAAGCAAGAGCTATTTGATAATTTAATTGCTCTTGTTGAATTTGTAATTTAACATCTTCAATTTGTTGCTGGTCTCTTAAGGCTTTCTTTCTTGCTTCGCCTTCTTTTTTAATTTGATCAATTTGTTTATTTTTTAAATCAATTTGATCTTGTAAATTTTGTACAGTTATTTTACCTGCAGATTGTTGCTTTTTATTAAATGCATCAATATCTTTTGCAAGTTTGCCAGTCATAATATTGCTTTGAGCTTCTTTACTTGATACATCAAGCAATTTATTATAATAAGCACCTATTGCTTCTGATGCTGCTGCAAAATCTTTTAGTTGTTGATTTGTTAATCCATTTAAATCTCTTTGAACTCCAGCAAGGGATAGTCTCCATTTTGCCAAAGCTGTTCCTATGTCATCAGATGTGCTTAATATTGCAGCAAGCATAGGGTTTGTTTTAGCTATTTCATTTATTTGCTGTTCTGTTAACTTAACATTAGCCTGATTAGATTTTCCTATTGCATCGAATTGTTCTTTTAATGCAGCTGATTTATCTTTAGCATTACCAATATAGTCTCCCATAGATGTAAATATTTGTAGCATTCCTGCTGCTCTATCTTTTGCGTCTTTAAACCTTGACATAGACTTGAGCATAGAATCTATAGCAGTTTTTGCATCTGTTATTCCAGCTAAACCTTGTCCGCCTAATACTACTTGTATAAATCCAGCCTTACCTGATTCTGCAAGCAATGCTGCAATTTTAGCATTTGCTTTTGCAGCTGAGTCTCCTGCTGCAACAAATTGAGCTTTTAATCCTTCAGCAACTTGACTTAATTTATCTGATGGTGTTTGATTAAATAGCTTAACAAGTTCTGGATGTGTAGATTTAACTTTTTCTCTTAAATCTGCAAATTGTTTAATTGTTAATGTTAATCCAGAAATTCCAGCTGAATTCATTTGAGCATGTAATAATTCTGCAGTTGCTCTTGTATCTTCAATATTTTTAATAACCTGCTTTAATTCAGAATCAAAATCTTTAATTGGCTTTACTCCGCCAGAAAATGCCAATCTATTTATTCTTGAAAATTCTTCTACTCTTGATTTTAATTTCATTAATCCAGCGGTTACGCCAATTACTGCCGCACCAGCCATAACATATGGATTTGATATTATTGGACCTAATCTTGAAAAGATTCCTGCAGAGGCCATTCCTTGTTTGTTTACTGCAGATATTTTTTGAGTAAGTGATGTGAATACTGCAGGAGCAAGAATAGAACCAGCAATTGATCCCATTGTGCCACCAAATTGTCCACCTAATGTTGCTCCGCCCATCATGGCGCCCATATATCCTAAGTTTTGTCCAATACCACCAAGCATTGAAGGTTTAACTGGTCCACCGTCTTGATATCCTGGAACAAGTCCTCCAGAATTCATTCTGAGTCTTCCGCCAAATAATTTAGTTGTTAGAGGTAATAGATTTGACCATCTACCTCCACCATATCTTGCAGCTTGTCTTGCTGAATACTCTTCTGATCCTCTATTTATTGAGTATGGTACAGATTGTCCTGTTCTAACCCTTACTCTTTGTCTTGATACATTTGTTACATAAGCTTTCTTTAATGCGTCAGGTCTGAATTCAGAAGTTTTTGGATCAACAATAAATTCATTAATTAAGCCTCTTGTAATTGCTTGATGAGTTGCTCCTTGATTAAATGCTTTTGTGGTTTTAGCTAATTCTTCTTGATAGAATAAATTAAAATCTTTTGTTGAAGAAACACCTCTAGCTTTTGCGCTTGCAACAGCAATTCTTTTTATTAAATCAGATTGATAATCTTTACGGTCAAAGAAAGAAGCAACAGCAGGGATACCTATTGCTTTATAGAATTTTGACACCCTTTGTGCATCAGAATTTGTAAGTGGAATTATGTCTCCACGTAAATGCCTTGGAAGCTTCATATTTTCTGCTATTCTGATTGATCTTTCTGCACTACTTCCATCCCAAGCCATAGCCATTAAATTATTTATATTTCTAGGTATCGCTGCAGTTGTTCCCTGACCAAATCCTTGGAATGTTAAGCTGGTCAATCTCTTTGGATCTTGTCCTGCTGCAACTAATGCCTTTTGAATTGCTGGGTCTTCTAACAATTGATAAGATCTCATTAAGTGTGCTGATTGTAAATCAGATAGTCCGCCATCATTAAAGTTTGGTCCGCCTTTTCCATAACCCTCATTGATCGCAGTCAATAAAGGTAAGTTAGCAGCAGTAGCTTCTTTATTTACAACAAACTCTCCAGGAGTAAGAACTGCTGGGACGCTGTCTGTATTTCCTGTTCCTGGAACTATGCTTCCACGATTCATTCTCTTTGGGTTAGTAGTTTCTATAGAATATCCGCCACCCCAAGTCTTTACACCAGTTGCTCTAGCAATTGCATCAAGCATTCGTTTTACTGGTCTTCCTGATCTAAACAATTCTCTTAAATTAGATTTACCAGATTTATCAACTATAGGTTGATTTAGTAATGGAACTGCTGTTAAGTTTGCAGTTCTACCCATTTGCTGTGCTGTTTGTGTTGTAGTCTGTATCATTGCTTGTTCTAATTGTGCATTGATACGAATAATTTCTGCTTGTGCTTGATCTACACGCATTTTACCAGCCATTGTTTGTCTTACAATTGCTTGAGATTCAAGTACTGCATTATCTATTACTCTAGTCATTGCTGGTAATATTGTAGAATAGCTTGTCAAAAACTCTTGACTTACTGTTCCTGTTGTTGAAATTTCTTTCTTTAATGTTGCAACTTCTTGCTTAGTTTGCATAGAAAGAGCTGCCATTAATGAGTGCCACTTAGCTGCTTCTCCAGCAACAATACCTGTTGATACTCCACCTTGTGTTGTCAATCCAGGAATATCTGGCATATTTTGATATGTAAAGATTTGTGGTGCCTGTCCTATTTTTTGATTAACAAGTATTGGATTAGGAGTAACAGAGTGAATTGTTTGTGCGTCTCTTTGAGACTTTGTCATTCTTCCTCTTGGCCTAGAATGAGCAGCAGCTCTTTCATCTATTTTACCAATAAGAGGATGCGCTGGATTTGCAATTCTTTCTTGTTTACTTAATACTAATGGTGTTCCGCCTACTGTTGATACTCCTGGATTTGTTGCTATAATTGCATTATTTGCATCCGCTGCAAGTTTTGTATATGAAGCAGATAGTCTAGTTATTGCTTGATTTAATATATCTGCAGCTTTTGCATCGCTATAGAATGTTGTTTCTGCAAGTGCACCTGCTTTATTAGCAGCTAATATTTCTGGTGTGAGTAATCTCCATCCTTCTCCACCTTTAAATAGTGCTCTAAAATGTGATACACCTTTTATGATATAGCCAAAGAAGTTTCCAAGTACACCAGTTAACATAATAAGTGGACCAGCTACAGCCGTTAGTCCGCCAAATAAACTTAATATAGATTTAATTGGTCCTGGTAGTTTATTAACAAATTGTAAAATTCCATCAACCATATTAATTAAATGAGTATTAATAGTTAAAAATTGTTCGCCAACGCCAGCTAGATCTGCTTTTAATCCTTCTAATGCTCTACGGTATTTACCAGAAGCAGATTCTGTAACCATACTTAATTCTCGACCTGCAATATTAGCCAGGTCTGCAGCGCTTGCATTCATTAAATCCATTACTTGTAGTGTCTGACTTCCTTGTTTTCCAAGATTTTCAAACAAAGCATTCATTCTTGAAAATTGGAATTTACCAAACAATTGTTCAATAGCCTGTTGTTTTTGTAAAGGATTTAATGTATCTAATGCTGCCTGTAAAGCCAATATAGTTTTAGTTGTGTCTCCTGCATTTTTTTGAACTATACCCTTTAAATCTATTCCAAATCCTGCAAACATTTCTGTTGCAACTTTTGTTGGATTAATTAAAGAAGCAAGGCCTGACTTTAATGCGTTAGCTCCTTCTGATGCGCTAATTCCACCTTCACGCATAGCTGTAAGATAAAGTGCAAGATCTTGTACGTCTCCACCAAGTCCTTTAATAATTGGACCAGCTTTAGGAATTGCTTCTACCAAGTCATTAAGAGTTGTTGATGTTTGGTTTTCAACTGCGTTTAAAAAGTTAATTGATTCTGCTAATTGATCTGTATTTGATTTAAATGCAGATTGAATTGCAAGAGTTGCTTTCATTGCATCTTGACGATCTACTTCACCAAGTACAGCAAGACGTGTTGTTTCTTTTATAGATCCAAGTAATTCATTTCCTTGTTTACCAGTTGCAGCAATATCAGCACCTAGAGCTAATGTTTCTTTAAATGATGATCCATATGCTTTAGATAATTCAGTTGCAGTTGCTGTTACGTCTTGTCTTACTTTTGCTAATTCTGCTGCTGAAGTTGCAGCAAGTCCGCCGTATACCTTAGTTAATCTTGTTAATTCTTGATCTGCTGCTCTAAATGCATCTGCTGATGCTTTACCAAATGCTGCTAACGGTATTGTTAAGCCTACTGTTAACTGACGACCTGCCCACTGTGTATTTTTACCCCAGTTAATTAATGAATTAGCACCTTCTTGAACTACACGATTCATGATCTGTAATTCTTGTCTTGCTAATGCTGTTTTACTCTTTACTTTATCAAGTCCTGTTGGAATATGCACATTATATTGCATTAATCCTTCAGCATTTTTACCTAATGGCTGGAGTACTGCGTTCTGTAGCTGCACCTGTTGTTGTGCTAATTGCCTGATTAGTCCGCCGTTAGTTTTTAAATGACTTTGATATACTTGAAAAAACTGTCTTAATTTAATTTGGCCCTTATCTAATTGAGAGCCAAACTTATCTACATCAGATGTTAAATTAACAAAATGTGTAGAAAATTGTCCAGTGCTTCGAAGTGTCTCGGCAAAAGAACGATTCATTACAGCAACTTGTGCTGATAAGTTTTTATTTGTTGCGTTTAATTTTGTTTGAAGATTTGTTAAGGCTGAAGATACCTTATTGAGATCTACAATAAGATTTGAAAAGTCGGACGTGGCGACTATTCGTGTTACTATTTGTTCTTCAGCCATTTATTATAGTTTACCCCTTAGAGTATCCTAAACCTGCTCCTATTCCGAACCCAGCCTCTAAAGCAAACTGACCTTGAAGTGACACTATATCATCTCCTTTTGCATTTATTCCTAGGGCCTTTCTTCGTATATCATCAAATGTAGGACCTTCTGTTTGTTCTTCTTCATTTAAGTTAACACCTTGAAGTGATGCTAAGAATCTTCTTTTTTCATCTTCAGTTTTTTGCATTGCCTTAAATGTTTGTATTAACTCTGGCATTGAAAGATTTTCTTCTAGTTCTTCGTAGTTTTTCCAATTACCTAAAAGAAAAACCTCTCCTAATAATGCGGCTAAATCGAGTTCTGCCCAGCCAGAACCGCTGCCGCTAGAAGGTTTGGGTCGTCAAGTTTAATTCCACCACATACTTCTAGAATGCGATTAATGGTTGGCATATCTAGTGCATCTTCTAATTTATCTCTATCTGCTACCAATTCTGGTACTTGTGATTTAATTGCAATACCACATGCTGTAGTTAGAATTGTTAATGTTTCATCTTCTGTTTTTGAGTTTTCAGTTTTCTTTATTTCAAGCATGAACTCTCTTAGGGCTTTAATTGTTAAAGGCTTTAACTTAATTTTAGAGCCATTTTGTAGTTCAATTTCTTCTACATCGTATACTGTTGTAGCCAATTTATCCTCCTCGGATTTGTCTTAATTATTATAACATAATGGCATTATCACTACAAATAGAAAAGCCCCCAAATTAATGGGGGCCTCTACAATTTAAATTAATTAAATTTATGCTACCAATACACGGTCAATAATCTTGCCGTATTCTGAGCCAGAGTAGTTAGCATCTGGAAGAAGACGGAATGTTACTGGGAATGTGGTTGGAGTTGTACGTGCAAGTGAGAATTGTGACTGTTGTACAGACAAAACTCGACGTGCATAGTATACACGCTCAGATGCAGTTGAATTTGCGGTTGGAGCTAATCCTACTGCAATAAGTTGACGCTCTGTTGGAGATTCTCCAAGAGCACCTGCAACTAAACCTAATGTATCTTTCTTAGATGTTCCAGTTCCTGTTGTTGAAATTGATGATGCCTGTTGTCCGAATACTGCTACGATGTTTTCTAGAGTACCTTCTGACATTTCTGTTGCGATCATAACTTCCATTGCAGACTTGAACAGCTTAGCTGTATCAAGCAACTGATCTACAGTTACTGAATCGTATGTTGGATTATAAGTAATTTGAAGACCGTTGTTAGTAAAACCAACGTTACGATATCCAAACTTACCTGCTTCCTGATCTACTGCATTAAGTGTATCTGTGTAAGATACGCCTGTTGCAAAAGCTGGGACACCAACTGTTCCAGCACTTGAAGCAATTGCTACACCTGCTTCTGCGTTTGCGATGTAATCTGAGTCGTTTACGTCAATTGTTGACAAGAACAACGGAGATGCACCAACGAGAATATTTTTAGCATTACCTACGGATTGTGCCATAGTATTTGTTACCTCCTGTGTTTTAAACTATATATATATATTTTAAAAACCAAAGCTGGCTAGGCTTCTTTCCTCATAGCCTATAATACGGCATATTAAGACCTAAAGCAATCTACTGGAATCTGCCGTTTAAATCTGTTATTCTTGAATATTTAGCCTCTATAATTACATCGGTAGACAAAAATCCTTGTAGTTCCTCTGAAGGCTCTGTCGGAGATATGTCTGCTATAAATATACTATGGAATTTAAATTTATCGTTCAATGACCCAGATCTATTGATATCTCTAGCCGAATCGTCCATCCTTCTAAATACATCTGTCATGAAGTTTCTAATTTCATTTATTTCAGATATGTCTGTTGAATATATGGTAAATAAAATTTGCTCACAACATATCAGCCAGTTGTCTTCATAAGACATTCCTATTTTATCGTAAATGATATGCTTTTTTCCGCTCAAAAATTGATTCATTTCTGCTGCTTGTTGAACAGGTATTATTGGAACAATTGTGCTTCCGACATTATCGCTATAATAGTCGTCCTCATCAAATATATTAGCGTCTACTAGTTCAGACCATAAAAACTTTCTAATTTCTAGCATTGCATCTAATTTATAATTTACTGTCATAATACTACTCCTCCAAATGATGATTCTACTGCAGCGTCCGCCATTGACCTAATTGTATTTGGAGAAAATGAATATTGAATTTTTTTAATAGAGGCTGGTATTTTAAGAGCCTTCATTGACTCTGAATTAAATAGATTTTTAAATCCAGATCTTTTAATAGAATTATTTACTAATTCACTACTAAAGAATCTAGAATATTGTAATTTAAATTGATTTTTAACACCAGGTCCTCCAGGCCTCTGAACGGTCACAGAAGCGTTTTTAGGCATGTATACTGTAATACCATTAGATTCAAATACTAGCCTCTGAGAATGGCGTGGAGCAATTTTAAGAGGCATTCCAGCTTCCATCACAGATGCTTTATTTGCAAATACATGTCTACGTCTACCTTGTGGTGCTGGAACCATGGATGTGGATGCTTTAAATTGATAATCTATTTTAAATGAAATTCCTTCAGAATCCATAAATGTTAATTTAAATAATCTAGCATTTTTATTACCAAATTTTTTCCATTCATAAACATGATGTAGGGATCTTGGTTTTGCTCTTGCTTGAGAGTCTATATATTCTCCAAAATCTTTATCTATTTGAGTAAATATAATTTTTTTAAATGCTGATTTAAATTTTTTGCTATTGCTTAATTTAGCCACTACATTTGCTTGATAATATAATGCTGCTGAGATTTGAGCAATATTGCTATCCTGTATATCCCCTTTAGGATTTTTATTATACATTAATCTCTCAAGTCCAGATGCTGCCTGCAGTAGCATTACGTTAGATTCCAATTTGTTGATTCTCCGATCTCTTTAAAGTGGAGTTAAATGCAACGACATATCCAAATGGATCGGTTACTGGTGTAGTTCCCATTACCTCGAATACGGTAGGCGTCTCTGTTGGATAATCTATTTCTACCCAAATAATATTTTCATCTGCATCTCTAATATTAGTAATTTTTTCTCTAGCAGTAAGCTTTTCAGATGTTCTTACTTGAATTATTTGTTCGTTAGTATATTTATTATTAAATATTTGCTTATCGCCAGATCTGGTAGTAGCAGAGTTTGTTATAACTCCTTTAGCATGACAATTTATGGTTTTATAATAATTCCACTCTTTGACTATTGCACCAGTATCTTCATTTTGTTTATCAAATTGTTTATATATATCCATTTTCATGGATAGCACAGCTTCCATGAGATCGTACATTAGATAAGCACCATATTTGATAAAACATAAGCAGATAATAATTTATCAGAATAAGCGCATCCAGTTCCACTGTATACAGCATCATTATACTCAAAGTCCCAATCAAATGTTGAAACACTCTTCAAATATCTATCTGCCCACATTCTGTCTTTTCCAAAATAGTGTCCAATTAATTGAATTGTTGCTTGTTCAACTTCATCTGGTACTGTGTCCCATCCATATTTTCCAACAACTCTATATCTGACACCTTTTCTAAAAGCTTGTCCAGTATACAAATCATTAATTGATGGAGGAATCATTCCGTTTGCCACATATACAGTATTATCAACAAGTTCTGTTCTATCTAATCTAATTCCAAATCCAGTTTCTGAAATTACTGGAGTATACCCCCAATTATTAACTGGTGGTGTGGATAAATTATCTACTAAAAGAATATCATCTGCATATATTTGATATATTTCATTTATTTTATATGGCAATGGCAATACGTCAGAATTATTACCATAAATTATCTCTTCATCATTATATAAATAAAATGATTGTCCAGTATAATCTTCTATAATTTTACGAGCATATTTTTCTGCCATTGACAACTCGTGATAAGTTTTATATTTTGGATCAGAAGGATCTGTTCCTAATTCTAAATCATCTATAACTTCAGCAAAACTACAGTATGGAGTAACTACATCTAGATATGTTGAATGCTCTCCATTTAATCCGCCAATATTATAAAGCCATACAATTTTAAATTTTCTATTTCTATTTGTGTAATATCTTGATAATGATATTTGATATGTTCCATTATCATTTTCTACTTTATCTGCATCCATAGTAGAAATTATGGCTTCTGGATCAATTGGCGGATCTATAGAAATATCATTTGTTATGTCATAAATTTCAGCTGTAACTTCGTCGTTATCAGCATTAACTATTTCGTTATTCCAAAATATTTTAGTTTTTACTGGAGTAACTGTATCTTTATATATCTCTGCCATTTTAAAGGCTTAAATTAGTTATAGAAGTCTTGTGCTTCCTTTGGTGTGGCTAATCTAAAACCTTCCTCCTTATCAAAAATTGCTTGAGCTTGATCTTCTGACATTGCTACAAATGGATGTTCCTGTGTAAAAGTATATCCCATAGTATCGTATCTAAAGTTTGCTCTTTCCATTCTAACCAAGACTGAATCTTTATCTTGATTTTTCTTTGGATCAAATTTAGGTAATACTTCAATTTCTTCTGATGCTTGTGCTACATCTTTAATTGTTTTTTCATATATTGCCCATGTGACACCCTCTTCAGCTAAAGCTGCGATAATATCATTTTTACTTTTTATTGATTCTATATCTACGCCAAAGTCTTCGGCTACTTTTTTAATTTCAGCTAATTTTAATGTCTCAAATGACATATATTCTCCTTAGTCTAAGTTATTTAATTATAGCATTACTAAATTTAAATGAAAAGCCCCCAAAATTAATTGGGGGCCTTCAATTGGTTAATTCTTAATTAAGAAGCAACCTTAACGTTCTTTACAACTACCCAAGCGTCTGCTTGCTCGATTTGAACACCAACACGAGTATACATTGTGTACTCAATGGAGTCCTTACGTGGCCAGAAGAATCGGTAAACAGTTACATCACGCTTGATACCAATAACTACGTTATTTGGGAATGTCAAGTGGACGTCTCCGTGTGAACCAGATGTTCCTGAGTATGTACCAGTTTGTGTTTCTGGTAGTAATGGAACTTCAACAATTGGAATACCAAATGCGTATGGAGCTACATATCCAGCTGGGCCAGATACAGGAGCTACCTCACCACGGATAATGCCAGAAGCAATATCTTGTGGGTTAACATTTTGAATATTCTGTGAAGTATTGTATAGATAATCTTGAATCAAGTTTGAACCTGACAAGAAGCGAAGATCTGTACGGCGTTGCTTATACTTACGTGGAAGCGCCTTTAGAGCATCATTGAATACTGCACGAGAGATTGTATCTCCGCCTGCATCTACAACGTGTCCGTTTGCCTTTGCGATCTTTACTACACCATCAAATGCCTTATATAGAGCATCAGATGACAAAGCTGTATTTCCGTTAAGAATTACATCTTCAATATCATTACCTGCTTGTGTTGCCATCAAGCGGGCAATGTGATCTTCTAGATCTGGACCTTCAATATTGTCTTCTAGAGACTCAGTTGAAAGTTCCCAATCTAGACGTAGTTTCTTTGTTGAAAGAGAAATCTTTGAGAATGTAACAGCTGCGTTTTCTGCAGTGTTGTCAGCCTCAGTTGCAAGTTTCATAAGCTTTTCGCCTACGCCCATGCGATCAATTTCAGTTGTATCAGCCTTCATGCGAACTGTACGGGCGACTTTACCAATTACGGTTGCGTCGAACATATAGTCGAGGAAACGTGCTGATTGTTCTGGATTTAGAAGACCACCGTTGCCATTTTCAGACCCAGTGTGGATTCCTTCTCCACCAGTTGTTGAAGCAAATGTACCAGTTACTGTTGTATCACTAGCAACTGCTTTTTCTAATAGTTCATTGCTCATTATTTTTATTTCACCTACCCTTTATTTAAATAGTTCGTTTACGGAACCGAGGAAAGAACCGTTCCATTTTGATTTTTGGATTTTTACTTCCTGAGACCCGCCAAGGTCAGAGGACTTCTTTATTGCAGTCTCTGATTCTACTGCATCGACACGCTTTTGTACGCCATCAATCGTGTTCTTGATATTCTCAACAGACTTGCTGAGTTCTGCGTGTTGCTCTGCCAACTCTGAGATTCGGCCTTCTACGCTCTTGCTAAAAGTTTCAACTGTATCTTTAAGAGTTGCTACTTGTGCTGCATTTGCTTCAGAAGCCTTGCTTAGAGTTTCTGAGAAAAAGCCCTTTAGATCACCCAACATTTTTGCAAAATCAGGTTCATCAACGACGACTTCTGAGACGTCTGCTGCTTTTTCAACGATTTCGGCAGAAGTATCTGCTACTACATCTTCTGTAACAGCTTTTTCAACTACTGCATCTACTGCAGGAGCTAAAACTTCTACTGGAGCAGTTTCTTCTACTGCTACTGTTTCTGTGTTTTCTGACACTTCATTACCTCCTTCTTCGTTTGCCTGTTTTGCAATTGTTTGTGTTTCAGGCAACGTTAATCTTGTCTTCTTGAATGAAGCAAGAATCTTTTCTATTTCTTTAGCTTTATTAACATCATTTGATTCTACCCAACCAATTAGTTCTGCTTCTTTGCCACTTACTGGGGATACAAATGTTGATTCTGTTGACATAAATACAGAATCACTATCTTCACAATAAAAAATATTTTCTACTTTTGTTTCTGCTGCAATACCTTTAAACATAAGTTGTCCATTCATTTTTTGAATTGACAATATGTTACAAAGTTCATTTGCTGGAGAGTCTACTACTGACAGCTCCATCAATGAATAATCTTTGATAAATCTTACTGTTTGTCCTGTTGACTTATTTACTTCATTATCTGATTCGATAATCTTTCCGCCTATTGAAAATCCAGAAAGTGTTCCATCAAGAACTTTTTCCCAAGTATCTTGTGCACCCTTTGAAATATATGCATCTACAAATACTCCATGGTAAAATTCTCCGCTTTTTGGATCATAAAATGTTTCTGGTTTAAAAGAAACCATTTTACCAACAGCATTTGGTCCATGCATCTCACGAATATTGCCACGAAAATTCTCAAACGCTTTAAGCGATGCTTCTGCTGTAACTACATCACCAGTTTGATCTAGATTATCTAGTGTTGCAAAACCTGATACAGTTCTCTTCTCACGATTGACTTTTGTGAATGGAACTGATAAATTGATATTTTCGCCATTGCTGGACCAATAAGATTTTTCAATATTCATATGCTTAATTTTATCTTTCTATATATAAAAAGGCAAATAACTAGTTGCCTAATAATTAAGCGGTGGTACGACCTTCACCTTTTGGATTTCTAGCCTCCCCTGAAATATCTGGGGAATTTGCAGATCTCTCTTGAGTCCTATTTCTAGAATTTCCAGCTTGGGCTCTAATTTCTGATTGTTGCTGTGGTTTTAAAACAACAACCTCATCTCCGCCGTCCATTGGAATCATACCTTTTCTAATTCTAACCTCATTAGGGGTAATAACCTGCATACGCAAATATCTTTCATCAATTTTAGACTGAGTATCCTCATCAGTTAGAGTTAATTCATTGAATTTAAGAATTACAGCATCTGTTTTTTCTGCAATAATTCTATTTAATTTTTTCTCTAAAATATCTTGTGCAGGACGACATACCTGCTCCTTAAACATTTTATCAGCATCTCTAGCAGAAGCTAAACTTACTCCTTCTGGAACTCCAATTTTATTAATTGGAACTCTATGGGCTAATAATATTTCATCTCTATTTGATTTACGATATACATTAAATGAAGATTCTTGAGCATTTGCTTCAATTGGTTCCATTTTAAATTCAACTTTAGAATCTGCTGTATCTGCTGGTAGTGGCACATATAATGATCTGTGATTTTTACCTTTTAGTCCTACCTGGAAAAATTCAAGAAGCTTACGTTCTGATTCTGGTGATAACTTGGCACCCTTTACAGTAATAATATAACGAGGTACTGCTTTGTTTTCAAAATAATCTAAATTGTATTTACCAGCAAACTCATTTCCTGCCATAGCATTTTGTGATGCAATAATATCTGGAATGCCATAATAGTTATTCATCGGTGTGTATTTCTTTAAATGAATAATTTCATTTGGACGATCTTCTTGCCCTGCGATTGGATTAGGTGTTTCCTGATCTCCAAAGTTTCTAAAGAATACTGCCTTACCGTAAAGCAATTGAATAAAGCCATCACGAAGTCTACGAACACGCATAGTTTTTGCAGGAATGTGTCCTATATATCCAATATTACCAGCGCTTGTTCTACCAATTTCAATATATCCATTTCCAGTGGCTTCAAGATCAGTATATGCTTTTATCAAAGTTTCTGTGAAAGTTTCTTCTTCGTTTGTTTCCTCTAGCCAATTATCTAGATCTTGTCTTAGTTTATTTAATTTACGACGAGCTCTTTCTAATTGTTTTGGATCTTCAATATTATCTAATGCATCATTTGCCTTTTTAGTTTCAACAAATGTATATCCTAATCCAACAATATTTGCAACCTTTGCATTAATTGCAGCATAGTTATATGGAGATATTTCATAAATTTTAGATAAATATTCTAAGTTATAAACTGGTTGTACTAGGTCGAACATGGCATAGCCAGTTACAGCCTGTTGCAATAAATTTTGTTGAGTTCCAGTTTTTTCTTGTCCGATAAAACGTTTTGAAAATTCTCTAGACATTTTACGTCTAAAAGCTGGACTAAGTCCGTGTACTTTTTTTAATGAGTCTTCATCAATATTAAATGGATCATTGTCTATTGTAACTTCTTTATTATTAAACTTAAACCAATCTGCTGAATTTGATATACTTACTTCTTGAGATAGATTATTTTCTTCATCAATAAATTCCATTACGGTTTTCCTCCATTTTTCAATGAATCCTTATAAACACCAATATCTAGTGGATCTGGTGTAAGTCCCCATTCAAGTCTTTGTTTTTGATATTCAAATTCTTCATCATCTATTTTACGTCTACCAGATAAAAATTTAGGTTTTCCTTCATATATTCCATATGATCTTACTTCTCTAGCAAGTGCATCGATTCTAGAACGGTTTCCCTTTTTAGATGAAATAGAAAGAAAATTTCCATCATCATCGCCTATCCATCTACCATCTGGCATTTCCCAGACATAAATTCCTAGAATAGTCTCTTCTATTAGTTCTTGATTTACTCTTTTAATATCCATCAGGTATTTATTCTACCATTATTCTTGGTTAAAGTCCATATCTTGTCAGCAGTATGTTCAGATTTATGAGTTTTGTATCACAAGCCAGTCATTATTATATAAATTTACTGAATTTTCTGACAGGTTGGTGGCAGAAGTTTCTGCTGTATAGGTAGACTTTCCTAAATATAGACTATAGTGGTTTTTAATTTTATTATAGTCTAAGGTTTCTGTATATAGGGATAGATTTTGGTATAGGGCTTTAGGTCCATCCCCTTGATTTATATTAAAAATTAATTCTCCAGTTACTGAGTCAGAAAATGAAATTACTACATGGTGTAGATTTCCTGGGGCAAATATATATGACATATTGGTTTCGCTTGTATAGTCTACTGTGTTCACATATAATGATTCTATATTGGTTTTGGATATTGTAAATCCATTATCCCATGAATAACTTGCTGCTTCCCCGTCTCCAAATAAAGCGACATTAATTATTGATCCTGGTATAGTTGATGGACCAGAAAGAAAGTTATCGTATGGCGTATAGAAAAATTCTATTGATTTTACTAGCTTATCTGTATTTATCTTAAATCCTGAATCTAGTGGAACCAAGATTCCATTTTTATTATTTCTAAAAGATATTGGGTGTTTTTCTGTCCCTAGGTATGCGTCGCAATCTTCAACTTTTGATAAATAGCTATTTCCATTTCTAGAATACATTATTTGCTGATTATAGAATGATATTGTTAGGCTATATAGTTTTGGACAATACTTCGACGTGTCGGTAGACGACATAGTAATTTTTAAATAAATAACTTTTGAATCGCTAAAGCTACTTGTTAAAAATTGAGGTATTGATTGTCCATTAACACATTGTTCATAAGTAATTCCATCTATACTTGTTTCTACAGAAATGCCATTGTGTCCAGCCCATTCTATTTTTGATGAGTCCATTGGTATTGCTGATGGTATAGAAATTATATCTTCTATTATAAATTCTTTATTTTCAACAGTATTTGTTTTTAATATTTCTATATAATTTTCTGATCTATTTAACACCACATCTTCATTTAAAAATCCTTCCCATGATTTATTGTATGGGTATGAATATGTAAAAGTTTTATTCATCTGACTATCTACAAATTCAAAAAGTTCTCCGTCGTCTGGTATTACAACTTGATATGGTATGGTATATCCAGTATACGAATAATGGTTTAAAATTTGATTTTCGTTTAAAGCATATCTATATATTGCTACATTATCTAAAATAAAATAATTATCGTCTCCATCTATTGGTCCAGATTGTATTTCAAGAGATGTATTTGAAAAAGAAAAACTTTCTAATGTTTTGAATACAGCCAAACTTCCATTTAAATAAATAGACATTCTGTCTACAGAATATGTGGCAACTATGTGCAATGCTTGATTAAAGTCTGGGATTGTATATGACAACGTTTCACTATTTAATTTAAATACTATATTTCCCTGATCCCAAAAAATTCCTATTTCATTATCTATATCTGCTAGGATTGCAATTTCTGATAGGTCAGATATTTGTGGATATACCCAACACTCTAAACTAAAATCATTGTCAGATGAATATTTGTTTGCAAATCCAGGAACCGTTAGTGATTCTTGAGAATAGCTATTTAATGTATTAAATATTAAATATACTGAATCTGACATCAGCCTAGCTACTGATGATCCGTCTGAAACTAGTGGTATTTTTACTACGCTTAAACTTGACGCTGTTCCATTATTATTGCATCCAGATTCATCTATTATAGTTGTGCCAGTATTTTCAGACAGCGGCCAGTATCCTATTGGTGAGTCTTTTACAATTACATTTTTATAAGACATTATTTTATTATACCTTAATTATTAAAATAAATCTACCAAAACTTTTCTTTAAACCAAAAAAGAGGTATCATGTATTTGGTTCCAGATAAAACTGGTTTTGGGTCATGTATATATGGTTGATAGGACGGGAATATAATTAAACTTCCAGCTTCTGGCTTTATTTTGATTTGCTGATTAGGGAACTCTATTTCTCCCCCCTCGTAATCATCATTTAAATAAAAAACCATAGATATAGATGGTTGTTTTTTATCAAATAAATCTTCGGTATCTACATGTGGACCCATATATGCATCGGTATTATATTTTTTAATTGTAAAATGATCTGGCAAATATCCTGGGACCTGTTTTGTTTTTTCACAATAATCTTTAATGCAAAAATCTACTAATTCTTTGATAGTTTTTGCAATAAAAAAAGAATCTGATTCCTTTTTACAATTATTTAATATACTACTAAAAGAAGATTCTCTAGATTCTCCATATAAAACATCTGCATTGCTGGCATACCATTTTTCCCATTTAGAAAAAAGATAAACATATTCTTCTTCTATATTATTTATTAAATTAATAAAATTATCTATATCATTTATTAAACTCTGATAGTAAATAATATTATCATTTAATGTTGTTATTTTCATTATTTTTTATTTTCTCTGAATATTGTATCTGTTTTCCATTTTCAAAATAAAGCATTGCTTCTGGCATCTCTCTTTTAATTCTATCTTCTTCCATCTGAAGCCATTCTCTTGGTCCGTATATTTTTTGATTCTCTAACCAAGATCTAGAACCCTCAGAAAGATATGTGATAAAATTTCTTACAAAAAACTTTTCTCCTCTTTTAATTGTTTTAACTCCATGAAAATATGGAGGGATAGAAGGAAAAACTAAAATGTCTCCTGCTTTTGGTTTGTGAGAAACAAATTCTCCATTTATAAAAAATTCAATATCTCCACCCTCATAATCATCATTAATGTAAGTTGTACATGTTAGAAAAAATTTTGACCCTGGCCACTCTGATTCAAAAATTTTAAAATCTGTATGGTACTGCATGGCTAAATTATTTTCTAAAACATCTAAGTCTTTTTTATATTTAGAGAATGAAGAAGACATTAATTGAGCTCCTTCTGGCATGACAACATTATTATTTTTTATATATGCATCTATTGCAATGTTATACGCTTTATAAACTTCATCAGATAATAGTTTTTCTCTATCGTACATTTGACCGTATTCTCTTGGCTCTGACTCCTCGTGTTTTTGTTGAGTATAAGTTCCAAAAACCGACCATTTATCCCATTTTCTTAAATAATATTTTCCGTCTGATGTTTTTTCTGATTCCTTCATAGTTTCATATAAATCATTTACGTTATTTAATAAATTTCTATATACCTCTACCTTTGGATATAATACTATTCTTTCCATATTATTGCTCATGTTTTCTCCTGTTAGTTTTCATACTTACTTTTATAAGTTGGAACTATTCCATTTTCTTTATCAGATTTCCATTTTTTATACATAACTTCTTGACCAGCTCTTGTTTCTTTTAATTCAACTTCCCATTTAGCTTTTTCTTCATCTGTGTAGACTGCGTCTGCGTCATCCCAAAATGATCCAATAGTATACCTTTCACCATTTTTAACTGTTGTTACTTCATGTTCATTTTTATATCCGCCTTTAAAAACCGCTAACATTCCTACTTTTGGTTTTATGTTAATTGGATAGTGTTCAAAGTTTAAATTACCACCATCAAAATTATCATTAAGATATAAAAAAATTGCATATTTACTTCTTTGAAAAGCCGTTGGGTTTCCATGTTCATCTGAATTGTCTGAATGGAATCCTGCAAATGCGCCCTCTGTCCATTTTTGTGCATGATAACTAATTTCGCTTAATTTATTATTAAAGCAGATTTCACCAGCATTTTTTATTTTTTCTTTAAGCTCATGAAAATATTTTGGATTAAATCCAAAAGGAATTAAATTATTATCATATTCCCAAAATCCCATAGCATAAGATTCATAAAATGAGATCTGGTTCCATTTAATATAATTATTTTGTACTGACATTTCCAAATAATCTATGATTCTTTTACACTCATCTTCAGTTAAAAAATCATCTATTGTAAATACATCATCTTTATATTTTGTTATATTATACATTTTTATCCTTTAATTTTGTAATAGTCCAAAACCAGGGCGATGTATATCTACATCCTTCCTTTACTACATTAACTCCATGTATATAATTTAAATCTCCAGGGAAAAAATATGCTGCTCTTGCTTTTGGTTTAAAAGATATATTTTGTTTAGGGAAATGAAGTTCTCCGCCTTCGTAGTCATCATTTAAATAAAAAATAGTTCCTAGATCATACCATGGAAAATCATTTTCTTTTCCAGCGTCTGGGCCCTCGTGTAACTCTTTATCTGCATGTGGGAATTGATATGTACCTTTAGGCCATCTAACAATTGCTGGGTGTGTAGGTGTAGCTTCTACATTATAAAAAGATTCAATTACTGGTTTCAATCTTTCTATAATTTCTCTTAACATTAAAACTACTTCTGGGTTTGCTTTTGTTAATGTATTAAGAGTTGCGACTCTATTTTCCCAAGGCCTATGGTCATATATAATAGTTCCATTTTCATTATAATGTGATTCTGTTACGTCCCATATTTTATTATTTTTTGCAAAATTTAATAAAAATTCTTGTTCTTCCTCAGTTAAAAAATTTTCTATTTCTTGAATCATATTAGAAGAAGAACCAAAGTATCCAGAAGGGGTTATTGATTTTCTAGCAGTTCTAATATCTTTGTTTTCATTTACGGCATCAAAATTTTGTATAATATCTTTTTCGTTTGCATTTTCAAACATAACAGTCTCCTTTATTCATATTTCTTTGGTTTCCAAATATCTTTTTTGTATATTCCTCCGCCTTTTACTCTAAATTTTCTTGCAGTAAAAACATGTTTTTTTATCATAGTTCTTTTTTCATGAAAAATAGGTTCCATTTTCCAGTCTTCTCTTTTAAAAGGAATTACTTGTGCATATGGAGTTCCTTTAGGAATTAATCCTACAAAATTATCTTTTAAGAAAAATGGAATAAGTCCTGAAATTGTGTACATATCACTATCTATAATACCATTAGTTGTTAAAAATGGTAAATCAAATCTATTTAATGGATTTATAACTAATAAGCTATATCCTTCTGGGGTCTCCATTGACCAATTTGGCCACCAATGAAAATGTGTTTTTCTATATCCATGTGGAACTACAAACTCTGGCATCTCTTCTCTTCTTGCACAAAACTCTTCAAATCCTTTGGGGGTTTCTACATGTATATCTCCATCTTTTTCATAAAATGCTAAATCACATGGAGTTTTTAAAAGATAACCAATAGAAAATGAATCTAAAAGTGCTGGGCATGATTTAAAACCGAGTCCTCTTTCACCAAGATGATCTACAATATATGAACCATCCATGTTTTTCCAATATTTACTAGCTTTAGAAAACCAGTTTGGAATTTCTGTTTTTGAAGGCACGGGTAAATATTCTTCAGTATTTTTATTATAAGGTCTAGATGAATGAAATATTATTTTATTCATTATTGTTAACATAAAGTCTAATTGCTTTAACTTCATGCTCTCCTATTTTTTGTCCTTTATAATTAACAGCATCTCTATAGAAATTGGTCCATATTCCATTTTTTGTTTTTTCTTTAACAACATCTAAGTGTTCTTTTTCATCTAAAGATATGTTATTTTTCATATTCTTAGGATCATCAATTTCTATTATTGAATTTTGTAAATTAGTTAAAGATATTGGTACTATTGATATAAACGGCTGATTAGCTTTAATTGTAATTTTTGTAAACGGTTTAGTTATTCTTAGAGCACAGGGAAATTCTCCTTTAAAAAAAGATGTACTCATTATTGTTGTAAATGCTTGTGCTCCATCTATAAACATATTTGGGACAGGCATTTGTAGTAAGCTTACGTCTTTATCTGTTTCAAATATTATACCTGTTTTGAAACTAATTGTAGCATTTGCTCTTTCTGTATAACAATACTCTTCTCCTTCTAATATTTTTACATGATTTCCAGAGGTGTCTGAAATTCCGTCCCAAATAAAAGATATATCTTTAGGAAAAGATAAACCCCATCCTAATCCATTTGCTAATGTTACTGGAAAACATCTGTATGCGTGTCCATCTACAGTATTGTCCATCCAGTCTCTTTTAATATTAATTTGTTTTATATCTGCAGAATTAATATTTTTATAAGCCTTAATCTTATACATTATAAATAATTTTCTGTATATCTTTTTTCTATTTCTCTGTACTCTGGGGTGTGTGGTGCCTCTAAATAATCTAGCATTGTAACTATAGAGTATTTAACCCCTTTTGTAACTGGCATAGCTGCGTGTGAGTAAATATAAGATGAAGGAAATAAGTAAAGATCCCCAGCTTTTGGTTTAATTTTTAAATTTAACTTATCAAAAAATAATTCTCCACCCTCGTAATCGTCATTAATATATCCAACAGAAGATAAAACACAAATATAAGAATATCCGTGATCTGAATGTACTTGAAAATGCTGGTCCTCTCCATACTTAACAAAATTAAAAGATTCCCAATAATTTAATGGTGCAAGTCCAAATATTTTTCTATAATCTTCTACTGGTTCTATTTGTGCGCTATAAGAGTCTTGCCAAACTTTTTCTAAAGCTATTTCTGTTTCTTTTTTATTTTCTGGCGTAACGCTTTCTCCGCCTAACATTAAATAACCTTGTGGGTTACTTTTAATTTTAAAATCAGCACAATCTCTATATCTTTTATCTTCTAAATTATACCCAGTTTTTGCAGTTTTCCATTTATAAGGATTATTTTCTTTTGAAAGTTCTGATTCTAATCTTTGAATTAAATTCATTGATTCTGGGAATACATTTCTATAAACTATAATTCCTGGGGCTAGGTATTCAGCATTATTTAACATTATTGTCCTTTATGGTGCTTATCGTTATAATCAAACATTGTAACTATTGAGTATTTAGTTCCTGACTTTATTGGCATTGATTTATGAGAATAAATAAATGAAGATGGAAATAAGTATAGATCTCCCTTTTGTGGTTTAATAAATATATTAATTTTTGGAAAAAATAATTCTCCACCTTCATAATCATCATTTAGATATCCTACTCCAGATACAGTACAAACATAGGCATCTCCATGATCTGAGTGCTCCTCAAAATGATGGCCCTCTTCATACTTAACAAAGTTAAAAGATTCCCAATAATCTAATTTTATTCTATACATTTTACAATAATCATCTAGACATTCTTTTTGTGCATTGTAGGAGTCTTGCCAAATTGATTGTACTTCTACTGAACTTTTATTCTTAGTTATTGATGTACTATTTGGTTTAGAAACTTTAAAATCTAAACAATTTCTATACTCTGGAATTTTTTGTTTCCATCCAACCATTGCTTCTTTCCAAGAATAAATTCCATTACTATTATCAATAGCATTTTCTATTCTTGTAATTAAATTAAGATTGTCTGGAAATACGTTGCGGTATAGCCATATGCCATATCCTACTTCTAATTTTTCCAAAATAAATATCTTTCTGCTAGTATTTAAAAAATAATTATAGCAAAACTTTATTTATATGTCTATATTATTTATTATGAGTTAATATGCCATTTGCATAAATTAAATCATATGGCTCAGCATTAAATGTAAGCACTGCACACTCTTCTACAATAGTTTCTATAGAATTTATTGTTTCTGAGTATATGTTGCCTTGATTATCATGCTTAGATAAAATATCACCGATTTGCAAATTATTTGCTAAAACGAATGTATTTTCTCCATTTCTTGTTATAAACATTGGATGTTCTTTTGTAAATCTAGAACTTGGATCATTATTAATGGTTATTGTTTCTTCAGCTAAAGAAGTATATTTATTAATAACCTCTGTTTTAACTAAACCATTAAAGGTTGCTGTAGGGCTTATCCAGAATAATGATGAATATGCTGGTTCATTTGGATCTAGTTCTTCTATATCCACTGCCCATATCCAATCTCCTTCTTGAACATCTTTTGCAGGTTTATATTCAATTGAGTCATTTTCACCAACAACTGTTACTGGTGTATCTTCGTGTAAGCAGGTGGCTCCTCCTCCAAAATACGGAGGTCCAAAAAATCTTGGTGGTGCAAAGAACCCTGGAGGTGCAAAAAATCTTGGTGGTGCAAAGAACCCTGGAGGACTAAAGAATCCTGGAGGACTGAAGAATCCTGGAGGACTGAAGAATCCTGGAGGACTGAAGAATCCTGGAGGACTGAAGAATCCTGGAGGGCTAAAGAACCCTGGAGGTGCAAAGAATGATGGTGGAGAAAAGAATGTAGTTACTGAATTTGTAGATGCTCCTGCTGATGTTCCATTAGCATTAACTGCATAAATTGTATAACTTTGTGTAGTTCCACCAGATTCTGAAACTTGATATGACGTTGCTGCTATATTTTGATAAGATGGTCCATCTGAAGACACTACTGTATATGATGTAATAGATTTACCACCACTAGATGGTTCTGACCAAGAAACATCGTCCCTGTCGGCAACTGTTGAAGAAACGGAAGGAGATACTGGTGCTGATGGTACTGTTGTAATTAATGTAGATGAGGATGCATCTGATGTTTGTGAATTTCCATAAGAATTTGTTGCATATACTGTAAATGTATAATTAGTATTTGATGCTAATCCAGTCATAACCAATGGAGATGAAGATCCAGTTATTGTTAATCCAGTAGGACTAGATGTTGCTGTGAAAGATGTCGCATCTGGAGATCCTGCTGGCAATTCAAATGCTATGCTTGCAGACCCATCATTAAATGGTCTATTTGTACCTACATCTGTAACTGATGTAATTATTGGTTTATATGGCTCTAAAAAGTCATTAGACTGTTGAGATTTTCTTCCAGCTCTTTTACTCATTTATTTATCTCCTATGCCTTTAGATCTCCGTAAGCTACCCAAGCGTTTTCTCCACGCTTAAATAGAGTACATGATGACCATTGTGTACGTAATTTTAATCCTGGTGTAGCATTTACTGTCACTCCAGTATCTCCTGCTATTGTAATTAATCCTGTATTTATTCCAAGAATATCAAGAGTAGTTCCGACTGGGAAGGCTACTGCTGAATTTGTTGGAATTGTAATTGTTACTGCTGAAGAAGAATCAACTTCAATTAATGAATCTCTTTCAGATAATGCTGAAAGTGTGTAATCAGCGGTCTTTGAAATAATCGGGGTTCTTGAAGGAACACCCTCTTTTGTTTGTGTTCCATCTGAGAACACTACACCGCTTGAAGGTGTTACAGTTGTTGCTTCGAATGCTGCAACTTTAAGATCATCTAAAGATCCTTCTGTAAAATCAACTGTTGTTGAAGGTTCTGTTGCTACACCTTTAAACAGCTTCCATTTATTTTCGGAAACATCTCGAACAATACCAGCATGCTTTGCTGAGCCGTCGTTGTATGCTACAACAAGACCAAGATCAACTGTATTTGCTGCATTTTGATGTGCAAGTTGAACCATATTATCTTCAATTGTAATAGATGTTGCACTTGCTGCAAAATTAGTACCATTTACAGTAAAGTCACCATCTACAACAAGATGGTTTGTTGTTGCTGTACCTGTGAATGTTGGAGAATTAAGGTTTGCCTTAAGATCTAATGCTGTTTGTGTAGCGGTAGAAACTGGTTTATCTAAATCAGAAGTATTGTCTACGTTTCCAAGTCCTACCATGGTTGCTGTAATGCCAGAAACTGTTCCAGTAAATGTTGGATTTGCAATTGGTGCTTTTAGATCTATTGAGTCTTGTAAATCTGAGTCTGCGTTATCTACATAAGATGTAGTTGCTAACAAAGATGTATCCGCAATGCCATGAACTGAAGTTGTAGCATTATTATGATTTGATACTGCTGTAGCTAAATTAGATGCAGTTGTAATTGCTTCTTGTGATACTGCATTATCTGCATATGTTTTTGTTGCTAAAGCAGATGTGTCTGAAATACCATGAATATTTGTTGTGTCTCCACTATGATCTGATACCGCTTGATCTGCGTAACCTTTTGTTGCTAAATCTGCTGTATTTGATATTCCATGAACATCTGTAGTATCTAAATTATGATTTGTTACTTGAGTTTCTGCATAACTTTCAGCTGAAGATAGGGTTGATGAAAGGTCAGATGTAGTAACCAAAACAGATGTATCTGCTATTCCATGAACGCTTGTTGTATCTAAATTATGATCAGAAATTGCTGTTGATAAATCATTTTGTATTACTAATAAAGAAGTGTCTGCTATTCCATGAACATTTACACTTATTCCATTGTGATATCCTATTTGAGTATCCGCATATGCTTCTGATGTGTCTCCCATAAATTCAACATCGTCTAGTGTTGCTATTTCTTTTGCATTAGCTTCACCATAATTTGCTACCCATTTATCGGTTGTTTCATTCCACTGAATAAATGCTGGGTCTAATGATCCACGTCTTACAGAAATCTGAGCACTTACTGTAGGAGTTCCTGTTGAAACATTTGAATTTAATACAAATTCATTATCTTCTACAAGCATTTCTGCTGTATTAAATGATGTTGTATCTCCGTTTACAGTTAGATTTCCAGGTATAACTAAATCTCCGCTACCTGTTAAAACTGCTACAGTTCCTGAAGCATCTGGCAATGTAATTGTTCTATCTGCTGTAGGATCTGTTACTGTTAGAGTTGTCTCATAATCATTTGCTGATGATCCTTCTAAAATAATGCTTGATTTAGGAACTAATAGATTTCCATCTACATCTAACTTTGCAGGTCCTCCTGCATTTCCTACATCTGATATTAATACATAATCTGATGTTACTGTATTTTGTAATCCGCCCACTTCAGAGTCTACATAAGACTTAAGTGCTACAACAGAATCATCAATTGCAATAGAAATTGTATCTGTATTATCGTTGTAAGATTTTGTTAAACCTGAACCCATTGAAAGGGCATCATTAATTGCATCTTGTGCAATCTCACTAATTGCAGGTGAGTCTGCTGCTACATATGCTAATGAGCTCCATCGTGTGGAACCATCGCCAATTTTAATTTTTCTGGTGTTTGTCTCTACACCCATTTCACCAGCAGCTAATACAAGACCGCCTGATGAGTTTAAAGCAGTATCAGCATTTGTCCATTCGGTTGCTGTGCCTCTGCGTAACTGAATTCTTACTGTTGACATTTTATTACCCCTTATTTGCTAAGTATAGCATTATTTTATTTAAACTAAAGAACCTGAGTCAAAACTTATACCATAAGTTGAGGTTGTTGGACTTCCTCCATCAGCAAATTTTGTTGCTGTGGTGTTTACTCCATTTGCCTGAACTGTATATATTGGTAAACCATTGTAATCTATAGCTAAACCTATATCTGTAAATCCAATTTGATTATCTAGGTCTTCTGTAAATGCAATAGGCTTCCACTCTCCATTTAACTGGATTTGTAGTTTATTTGTTGTTGTATCAAATCTAAGGGGGGTTGTTCCCAATACGACATTGGAGTCAAATGTGGCAGTTCCTGCGACATTTAATCCATTTTTAACTTTAAAATCTTTATCTGTTGTTGCCATTAAGTTCACTATCCCCTAATTTTTTTTGTGGGGAGATTCAGGCTCTCCCCTAGCCTATTATTTAATTATATTAACAATGTTCCAGCTACAATAACCTCTGAGTTATTATTTGCTGGTGTTACACGGATACGCACATCTGATCCGCTTACATCTGCTGTAATAGTTCCTAGAGATGTTCCGCTTGTTGATGACATTCCGTATTCTGTTAGATAAACACTATCAGATGTGTCTAAAGTAACTAGTAGTTCAGAAACTTCTGTGTGTGATCCATTTTTAATTTTAACCATAAACTTGGCACTGCGATAATCTGCTTTTGCCCAAGCATATGCTGTTGTAGCTGCTGCTGTTGCAATATTTCCAGTTGTCGCTGCAACTTCTTTTGAAACCTCATTAATTTCAACAGAAGTAAAGGAACGATCAGTTCCGTCTACTGCGCTTCTTGCACGAGCATCTGTGAAGTATAGATTTGTACCTTCTGCTACATCATCTGTATCTAGTCCAGTTACAGATATTGTATTTGAGGTAATATCAATATTAGCGCCAGCAGTTAAAGTATCTTGCTTAGCTGCAATTGAGTTTGCTACTGTTGTAAAGTAGTTTGCATCATCATTAATTGCTGCTGCGATTTCATTAAGTGTATCTAGAAGTCCTGGGGCTCCGTCTACAAGATTATCAATTGCTGTATCTACATAAGATTGAGTTGCAATTGTATTGTCTACGGAAATCTCACCAGATAAAGTATTATAACTAATACCAGTTCCAGCACTTATTGCTTGACGGGCAAGAGTATCTGAGTAGTACTTATTAGTTGTACCTTCTTCAATGTCATCTGTATCTAGTCCATTAATTGCGTTATCTGTATAAGTATTAGCATTTGCTTCTGCTGTAGAAGCGGCACCTGCTGCATCATATGCAGCTGAGGTTGCATCAAGAGCACGTTGATTTGTAAAGTAAAGGTTAGATGCACCTTCTTCAATATCATCTGTATCTAATGCATTTACTGCTGTTGAGACTGCATTGTCTGCATAAGTTTCTGTTGCATAGCCAGAAAGATCAGCAGACTTTAGGTATCCATAACCATCAATTGTTGTATCTAAACTAGATGTTGGTGTATAGCTATTTAATGCATTGTCTACATAATCTTCAGCATCTGAAAGAGCTTGTGAAGCTGCGCCATGTGCATCAAATACGTTTGCTTTTACGGATAACTCTCCGCCTGCGCTTACTTCTAATTGAGAAGAATTAACTGATTTTACAAGTGTTTCTCCGCCAATTAAATTTAAAATATACTGGTCTGAACCAGTTTCTGTTAATACATTTTGACCATTAACGGTAGCGGTTGATCCTTCAACTACTAAACCATTTTTGATTCTAAAGTTTTTATTTACTGTTGCCACTTTATCCCCTTTTTACTGCTTTTTTATACTTTAAGCGCTGTTCTATAGAATCTAGCAGTAACTGCTGTACTCGTAGGAGTAACGCATAAATTAATTATACCTGAATTTTCTTCTAATGTAACTGTTGCTAATACATTTGAAGTATTTGATGATATCTCATACTCTTGCAAATGGAAATCTATTCCATCTTGAACTAAATCTAAAGCTTCAGCAACAAAATCTGTTCCTCTTGAAATTTGAAGAACCCATCTTACTGTTCTATATAAAGTTTTTGAAAAACTATCTATAACAGTTTTATTTTCTATTCCACTTATTGAAACATCATTATTGCCTTCTAAGCCTAATAATGTTTGAATAGATTCAGTACTATTATCTAAGCCATCTAGTTGAGATATTATATCTGAAATTTTATAATCTATAGAATTAACATCTTGTGATCCATCTACTCCAACTTTTTGCTGTAGTGCTTCTATAGCATCATTAGCATTTCTATGTTGCTCTGAGTGAGATGGGCTTGATAGTGAGTCTGTAGAATTAGGATTAGTTAATGTATCTAAACTGTTTGGAAAATTAATTGCCAACGTTTCCACCGTCCATCAAACTTAAATTTGATGATTGTGCATTTGTTATAACATCGTTTGGTGCACCACCATCAATACCAATTATATCAGGCAAATCTTCTTCAGGTAAAGAATTTAAGTTTATTTCTTTAAATGTAATTTGGTTGCCTACATCTATTGTATGTACATCTCCATCGTATGTATGTGTGTGCATGTAAAATGGTGTTGGATCTGTTGATGCTGGGGTTATGTCAACCCAAACTAATCCATTATACAACTTTATATTTTTTGTTATAAGATTAAAGTAAACATCTCCTGCCGACCCAAAAACTGGGTCGGAGGATAATGTTAGAAGGTTAAGTGGTACCTTCATCTTTTTTGACATTTTTAGCCTACTACTACTACTCTATATTGATTTGTTGTAATTGTTGTTGCAGTTGTAATTGTTACTTTATTATCATAATGTTTAACATCTACAAAAACTTCTTCATCTGTAGCATTATCGAATACAGTAACGGTTACATCTTTTGTTCCAAAGTTATGTGTTACGTCTGCTGCAACTGATGAGTTATTGCCTACTGATGTTGCGTATTTGCGTATGCCATATCCTGAAGCAAATTCAATAGTATCTGCATTGACTTCTAAACCAGTTCCTACATTTACCTGTAGTCCTGAAGAACTTGTAGAAAGTCCACTGTCTGTTGCAAGTTTAATAGATCCATTTGAGTTTAATCCACCATCTGATGTTGGGCTAAATGATACTTCGAGACCATCTATTGCAATACCAGATCCAGCAACTACTGATCCAGTTCCAGAAAATTGTGACCATGATTGACCAGTAAAATCAGTTAAGTAATGATTAGATTGTACCCAAGATGTATTTCCATATTGAGTTCCTTCCATTACAAATACTGCTGCACCGATTAGTTCTGAGTATGTGTCTGCGTCGTCAGAACGTGTTAATGTCCATGATGTTCCAGATTGGTTATATACATAAATACCAGCATCATTTCCATTTTTAACAAGTATTCTATATCCAATATCTGCTACATCTAGTGCTGCATGTCCATCAATTATTAAAGGAGTTGTTACTGAGTCTCCAGAAAGTGTTGGTGTAGCATCATCATAAAGAAGATGTACTGATTGCTTCCAATCTAAACCAGATATTGCATTATCAACATATCTTCTATTTGCAGCATCTTGTGGATTTTGTGGATCTGCAAGTCCTGTGATTCTATAATCATCGGCATCTAAATTAGCACCTAGCGATGTTCCTGATCCTATTGTTTTATTTGTAAGAGTTTGTGAGTCAGATGTTCCTACGACATCTCCAGTAACCCCATGAACCACAGTTGTTAAATTATTATGAGTATCAACTGCGTCATCTGCATAGTCTTCTGCATTTTGTTGAGCTGTTGCTGCAGCACCAATGGTATCCCATAAGCCTGTATTAGCATCTATTGCTCTTTGATCTGTAAAATATTTATTAGTTCCCTCTGATAAATCTGAAGTTGTGTGAGATAAGAATTGATCTGCTACAACAAAATTAATTGCAGAGTTTGCGTCATCATATGTTACTGTTATGCCAGTTTGTGTTCCAGCCTCAGATGCTTCTCCTGCTGCATCTTTTGCTCTTCCTGCAGTAAAATATAAATTTGAAGAACCTTCTTCGATATCATCTGTATTAATATCATTAATAGCATCTACAATATCTTGTGCATTTGCACCAATTTGTAGCCACGTAGATCCTGTATCTAAATAGAATGTTCCTGTTTGTGTGTCTGCATATACTAATCCAGCTTTTGAAGATGCTGGTCTGCTGGCGGTGTTTCCGTAAAGAATTGTGCCGCTACCAACCCATTGTGAACCATCATATATGCGAAGTTCATTGTCTACTGTATTAAAATAAATCTGACCTGCCACTGGTGAGGATGGGTTAGAGGACAGATTTTGAATTCTAGCATTTTGTAACTCATTTTTATTGAGGTTAATACTAGTTGCAAATAATCTTGCCATTTTTTATTTCTCCTTTATGACAGGTATGCTGTCCCTGAAAATGGTTGAGCCATAGTCAGTGTTATTTTGTTTATATTATTGTAATCTATTCCAGTTTCTAAAATATCTCCAGAACTTGTTCTTACTGTTAGATTTGGATAAAATCCTAAGTTGTGCATAATTTCTAAAGAATATACGCCATTTAATGGCCCTGAAAGTTGAGCTATTTCCCAAGAAGTTGAATATGCATAATCTGCACCTTCTTGAATAAATTTAATTACTGTTGCGCCAGACCAACTTAAGTCTGTAAGTTTTGGTCCATAAAAGTCTGTTGTAGATGTATTGTAATAAAAATCTCCAGTTACTCCTAAATTTCCAGAAGGAGCACCAGTTCCATTTAATATTGTTCTTCCTGCTGGACCTTGAGGTCCAGGAGACGTAACAATAACTTTTCTTTTTTCTTCTTTTACTATTACTTTTTCTGTCATATAGTCACCGATCTACTGAGTGTTAAAAACCCCTCTAGGAGTTTTATTTTATTCCCATTAGAATCGACGACCATAATGTCATAAGAAGATTTTGGATAAAACAATTTATTAGTTTGAGTAGGTGTCATTTTAACAGTTAATGTTCCAGTTGCTCCATTAATTGTTATACCACCAGTTGGTGATGTTAAAGTAAATGCTAATTTAGATCCACCTTTAGTATCACGTACTTGCATTTTTGCAGTTGCATTTACTAAACTTATAGGTGTGACTTCATCCTCTTCAGTATATTGAACTTCAAAGGTGAAAGTAGCATTTTGATCTACTTCAAAATTTTTTTGTACTGCCATTTGCAAAATCTCCTAAAATAGGAAAACTCCTATGCTCATTTTAGCATAGGAGCTTTCTTAATACAGTCTACTGAATTACTTGGCTGATTTAAAACCAAATTCTTGATTGCTTGGAGAAAGAGCTTTCAAAATCACTGGGGCTACTGCTGCTACTCCGCCCATAAGTAGATCCTTTGGATTTGTATTTCCAGTCATATACAAAGCAATTGCTGCTGAAAGGAATGCACGAGCATATGTTCCAAGAGCTGCTAGGATTTGTTCTGTCATTGATATTACTCCATCATTATTTAGATCTTTTTTCATTAGATCCTCCTATTTCTGAGCCGTGTGCTCAGCAATTTTGGTGTTACCCAATACTATAATAATACCACTATGCAGAAATATCTACAAGTTCACAGTTTCCATCAGATGTGCATGCAAGTGTTTGTGTTCCAGATGTTCCATCTTCTGTTTCATAGAAAGAAAGGTCTGCCCATCTGATTTCTTTAGGCATCTTGCTTAAAAGATCTACATATTCTTCTTTAGAAACTTCTTGATATGGTGCTTGCTTGTATGTATGATCTGAATGTGGTAAAAATGAAATGCCAGATACCTCATCAAAATGCTTGTATACCCATGCGCCAACTTCCATCCATTCATCTTCTTTCACAGATACTGTAATAGATGGCTTGTGTTCACACCATGCACGTTGATAAATTAACCATGTGTTTAAATGATCAATTGCAGTAAGATCATTTCTAACAATAGCGCCTTCTGGAGCTTTTACTGGGAATGAGAATACATATGTGTCATTTGGTTTCATTACATCATCTTCTACTGGTATACCTACTTCTTTTAAAAATGTAGAAATTGGATCCTTTTTGTCTCCACGTACTGTACGAATATAATATTGAGAATGCCAAGGATGCATTCCAGATGAAACTCCAACTAGTTGAGATACTGTTCCAGAAGGCTTAACACATGTAATCGCTGCTGATTCCTGAATACCAATTTTTTTAGCCTCTTCTGCATTTACTTTTCTTGCAGACTCACGAAGTTGAATTAATGTTTTTTCTAACTTATCAATATCTTCTTTTCCTGAAAAGAATTTATGTCCAAATTGACCAGTTAAAGAAACACCCAATAGACGCTCCTCTTCTGTATTATCTTTCCAAATTTTACGAAGATATTTAAAATCTGTTAATGTTGATTGCCATGTTCCTAAAATAGTGGCAAGACGGACTTTATTTGCAACATCTTCAACTGTATCTTTTTCACGTAATACGACTTCTGAAAGATTACAAAACTGATAAGGACGGAGAATAATTTCCGAACAAGGGTTGGTTCCATAATGAATTTCAGGATCCCGTCTTCCATATTTAGCTGCTTGTTTTTGTGCCGCTGCAACATTGTAGATTCCACGTTCTCCTGATTTTGAATCATATAAGTTTTTCCATTCTGCAATAAACTGTTCCATTTCTGGTTTACGAGAATAAGCCACTGAGTTGTTAGATAGTGCACGTTGAGAATTATTCTCCCACCAATTTCCTGATTTAGCTGCTGCCATCTCTATATCATTGATATTAGATAAAGAAATCATTGCAGAGCGACGAACTCCACCAACTACAACGATTTCACCAATTTTACACATTAAATCATGTGCCTCAATTGGCTTTAATTGACGACCTGCTGCTGATTTAAATTTAGCAATTGTAAAATCAAAAAGATTTATTAATGGTTGTGGGCCAGATGAACGACCTCCCATTGTTTTAAGTCTTGCTCCTGCTGGACGAAGCTTTGAAACATCTACTGACGGGATTTGTCCTGACCATAGTAAAGCTAATAATTCTCTATATGCTTTTGCCCAACCTTGCTTAGAATCTTCTACTGTTATAACTGTTGTAGATTTTTCAAATGTTTCTGGAACTGCAGGAAGTTTATTTACATACTTGTATTCTACAGAAAATCCAACACCTGTTCCGCACATAAGAATATACATTGTTTCATCAAATGATCTTGGATTGTCTACTGGCACAAATGAACAATTATATCCAGCAACATGGTCTCTTTCCAAAGCAGCGCCTGCAGTCATTACTGCTCTCATTGAAGGCATAACGTTTCTATCAAGAACTGCTTGCTTTAATTCTTCTATAAGTTTAGATGAAGGTTCGTATGAATGTTCTTTAAATAAATGATCTAGCATAAAAGAAAAATAACGATCTACTGTTTCGCTCCAAGTTTCTCGACGATTTTCTTCTGGTATCCATCTTGCATATCTTGACAATGCAATAAAATTTTCATATGGATTCTGAATGCTGTATGACATTTATTATACGACCTTTTCTCCGCCTGACGGTTTATTAAATTTAAATGAGATATAAGTGTATCAAATGTTATTTATAGAGGGAAGACTTTAAGAAAACTTTTTAAAAATATGATCAAATGCATTATTGGTCAACTGATCCCAATTATATTCTTTATGTATTTTAGTTGACTGAGCAAAATAATAACCAGAATATGCATTAAAATTTATCGCAACGTCTCTCATAACTTCAAGTAGATGTTTATAGTTTGGCTCTAAAACTTTACCTTCATGCGGAAAAGGCCATGGGGAATCTATTAATTCAGATTTTAACTTTAATGGCCCAAGATAACTTTCATATTCTGCCCAACCACTTGTACAAATAGTTGGCATGCCAGTTGCTAAGGCTTGTAATGGAATAAAGCCAAAACCTTCTCCATAACTTGGATAAACTAAAACGTCATGAGAGTTATATAAATTAACCAAATCTTCATCATTTAAAACATCAGTAATTAAATTTATATTAGAATATAAATTTTGTGGCAATCCTATAATATTTTTATCTATATAGTTGTTATATATTCTTGTTGTATTTATTTGATCAGCTTTTATAGTTAAAGAATAATTTGGATTATTTCCAAATAAAGAAACAAAAGCATCTACAACCATTTGACCCGCTTTTCTTGGAGCAGGTTCTCCTATATGCAAAAATTTAATTATTCCATCGTCTGGTCTACGGTATGGCTTCCATATTGGATCTATTCCATGTTGATAAACTTTAACATTTTTAAATCCATTATCTTCAAAATTATTTGCACACCAAGTAGAAGTTGTCCATATTTCATCACATGCATTCATGTAGTAAATCCATTCTTTTGGAATAACGGTAGATTCCCATGGAGTATAACTAATTTGATATTGATTTTTATGTAACTTATAATGCGATGGCTGAGAAAAATTTAATTGAACTTTTGATTTTGGGTCTTGAAATGGAACAAAGTGTCCTAAATTAGTCAATGATTTTACTATATTTTTAGCAGCATATCCATAACCATTATTACTTTTTAAGTTAATAATAGGTGTTGAAAATGATATATTCATAAAATCTTTCTACTCAACTAGGTTGACACATCTACAAATACAATGTTATTATTATAGTCCGTTATCTCTAAAGGAGGAAATGCCAATGGAGAGAATCAAACAACGTTTGAGCGATGTAGTTCATAGTTGGACTGCAATTATAATGATAACATTATTTTTGTTTTCAGTCCAGCCTGGGCCTACAGCAACTCAAGCACTGCCTGCAAAGGTAGAAAAAACCGAAAAACAACTAAAAAGAGAAATAATAAATAAGTTCAGTAATGATACTTATGCCAGTTCAGAAATGCTTGCACCTGAAGATTTAAAAGATTTACTATGGGCTGTGGGATTTGAAGGAATTGGTTTAAAAACAGCTTGGGCTGTTGCAAGGGTAGAGTCTAATGGGAGACCAATGGCTTTAAACGACAACAAATCAACTGGTGATAAATCTTACGGAATTTTTCAAATTAATATGCTTGGGCAACTAGGTGTAAAAAGATTAGAAAAATTCGAATTAGTTTCAAATAAGGAATTATTTGATCCAGTAACAAATGCCGAGATAACGTACTATATGACTAAGGGCGGTAAAGATTGGTCTTCCTGGCCAAACTCTATAGTCAAAGCAAAGAAACTTATTACAGAGTTTCCTTCAGCTTAAGGAGCGATATTGAAAAAGATACAATATGTATCTAAATATATAGCTTTATCAGAAGAGGGTCTTGTACCTAGGATAGAATGTCCTATGGACCAAGGCCTTCTTCAATCTAATTTAGATATGGAAGATAATATATTTTTATATTGTTTATCTTGTTCTTATAAAAATTTTATAGGAGAAAAATTGTATAATAGTATAAAAGAAAAGGTTGATAAAAATGTCTGAAGAGGATAGGCAACAACAGAATTTGGAAGATAATCTTCCAATGGTTAGCTATATTATGCTTCATAGAATTTATGACGTATTAACATTAATAGCCAAAAATACATCAAAAGATGATGGCGACGAGGTATCTAAATTAATTGCATATCATGATCAAGGATATCTATTAGGTCCAGTCCCTTCATTTACTTCTGAAAAGGATGAGACGAATGGATAAATTTGCAGTAATTGAATTAATGGTAGAAAAAATCAATACAAGAAATAGAATGGTTGCTGTTGAATCTGGTTCTAGTTTAATAGAATTAGAAAAACAAATATTAGCCGCACAGCCATATTACAGACAAGTATGCTCTGATATTCTAGATGGATTACAATCTAAAGATTTACTTAAAAATATTTCTTGATAAATGCAAAACAATGTAGAAATTATAGAAAATTTTTTATCTGAAGATTCTTGTAATTTCATAGTAGATTCATTCAAAGATTCTTTAAATGAAACTGAAAATAAAGGAATTTTTGGAGGACCTAGTCAAGGTATAGAATCTGCTTGGAAAATTGGATACAATAATCCAATTCAAGAATACTCTGATAATATAAATAAAAATATATCTATAGATTTATTAACAAATTGTGTTGTGTCTATTAAATCATTTTTATCAAAAAAATATGACACTAGTATTGATCCAAGAACAATATTTTATAGTAAAATGATTTCAGGGTCAGAAATAACAGAACATTATGACAATTACGATCCAGATGGTTCTTTTTATTTTCCATATGGAACAGATAAAAATATAATAAAAGAATTAGGTTTAGAGCCAGATTATTCAGCAATATTATATTTAAACAATAAATATCAAGGTGGAGAGATAGAATTCCCTTTACAAAATTTAAAAATAAAACCAAATCCTGGAACCCTTATTTTTTTCCGTGGGGATATGAATTTTCCGCATTTAGTAAATAAGGTCGAATCTGGGGAGCGTGTAAATTTAGTTATGTTTTTGTGGAGATCTGAATATAGAAAAAAATATTTTGAAAAAATTAATAAAGATTGACTTTAAAATATATAAATTATAAAATAGTTTTGTAGGTCGAGCCTAGCTCCTTACAATGCATCATTAGATGCCAGAGCCCAATTGGATCCGCCTCCGATTGGGTTTTCTGTTGATTAGCGGTATAATAGTATAGTGATAAGACAATCTATAATTTTATTAAATAGCACACCGCTAGATTTAACAAGAAGTGGTGTTCTTGATAGACCTATGGTTTTATCTATTCAAAATATTATGACAACTGGGTACGCTTATCTTGGTAATGAATCTGTATCTTCTTCAAATTATGGACATAAGCTTTATCCTGGACAATCATTTACTATAGAGCTTGCACCTAGCGATAAAATATTTGCAGTAGGCGATGCAGGTGTATCTATAGCATTATTTAAATTGGATATCGGATGACTCAGCCAAGAATAAGAATTACTACTCCACCATTTGACCCATCTACTGCCTATATATCTACTGTAAAACATTTGGTTAAAAGCGATTATAATGGAACAATAAATAAAGGCCAAGCTGTTTATGTAACTGGTTCAACTGGTCAATCTGGTACTAATATGTTGATAAACAGAGCCAGTAATAATATAGAAATGACCTCGTCTAAAACTATGGGTCTACTTGAAGAAAGTTTAAATAAAAATGGAATAGGTTATGTAGTTACAGAAGGCTTATTGGCTGGACTAAATACCAATGGGGCTAATCCTGGAGATCCAGTTTGGTTAGGAGTAGATGGTAATTTAATATACGGTTTAGCAAATAAACCAGTGGCGCCTGCACATTTAGTGTTTATAGGAATTGTAACTAGAGCTCAACAAAATAATGGAGAAATATTTGTAAAAGTACAAAATGGTTTTGAAGTAGAAGAACTTCATAACGTAGTATTAAATGGTAAAACTTCTGGTGATATGCTTAAATGGAATGGTACCACTTGGGTTAATTTTCATGGAGCTAGTGGTTCTTTTACATCTAACGATGGTAAAACAATAACTGTATCTAGCGGAATTATTACTTCGATAGTCTAAGTGGTATAATTATATTATGGCGCCGAGAAGACATTTTAGTGATCAAATGTTTAATCCATATTTTCAATCAGATCATTATAAAAATGAAAGTCATGAAATTAAATTACAGAATAAAATCGAAAATTTTTTTAAAAAGATACTTATAATAAAAAGGAAAAAATGAACTTAAAGCCAATTGATCTAGGAAGTGGAATTTTATTATTTAAAAATGTATTAAAGGATAAGGTTGCAACCTATGAATTTATAAAAAATTCTAAAAACGGTGATGACCCATATTTTAATAAAGACACATGGAAAGACTGGAGGCCATGGGGCAATTATTCTAAAGCATATCCAATGCAAGACCATTCATATAAAAAAGATTCCAGTTTTGGAGCTGCGCTTCAGAGAGAATGTTTAGATGTATTTTTTGAAATTTTGAACATTTACAGAGATAATTATTTTGATGATGAGTATTTTGAAAAAAATAAAATACCTAAATTTATTCCAAAATCATTAGATGATTTAGAGGAAAATGGTAACAGAAACGGTGTATTGATGGCCGATTTAGTTGTTTTTGAAACAAATACAAATTCTTCAAAAAATTGGCAAATGGATATTCACCAAGATGTAATTAAAGGTGGAGCCTATGATCAAAATCATTCTTTTAATTTTAATATATACATTAACGATGATTACGAAGGTGGAGACATTATATTCTTTAAACATGAAAATGTAGAAAAGGTCCCATATGTAGATGCTATCTCTGGTGAGACTGGTGAGGCTTGGCTTGTAGAGGATTATTTTGAAT